CACAATCAATGAAATGTAATACATCTTCCAATGAACCAAATTTTACATTGTTTGCCATAAAACTTTCAAAGAACATTGTTGCCGTTGATATAACTGATCTTCCTTGAGCTGTAATTGATGCAGCTACATATAAATTATACAACACACAAGCTGCATTACCAAGACACCCATAAATACTGTTTGCATCTCGTTTGTCACGTTTATATTAACCTGAGGTCGCTACTCTCAAGTAAACTTTCGTCTCTTTAGTGTTTCTCTAAAGACTAGACTATATCTTCATCTCTAATTATGAGATGTTCCGCACTTCGATTTAAGGGATTTTCACCCACCGCTTGGCCCTACTCCTGTTGATCTATTTCAAGATCCATATGGGATAGTCGTTGAACTCCATTTAAAAATTATAATTATTTGAAATTTTTGTATACGTATCTCTATTACGAACATGAGAAATTGCGGTTATTGTATTTTTATCAGGTTTTCCTATAAATACAGCTGCTGCTTGATCTAATTCTTTCATCAACTTATAATTGCATTTATTATCCTGAATAAATTTGCACACTTCATGAACTTCATTTTCTGTTAATCTATTTTCTTGTCTTTTTTGCAAGTTATATCTACTGGTTATATATTTTCTACTAGAACCAGATACTATATTACTTACGTTTGAAATAGATACGTTCACTGTTTTTGCTATATCGTTTATAGAATAACCTTCCATCCACATTTGACATACTTTATGAACTTGCTCATCAGTAGTATTGCAATTATTATTTGATTCTCCTAATTGTGCAAATACTCCTGAAGCAATAGCATGCAAAATGTTTTCTCTACAAGTAACCCATTCCAAATTATATACCCAATTATGAGTTTTGATTGTATCTTTATGATTAACTTGAAGTTTCTCGCATCCAGGTACATAATTGAAAGTATATAATACAAGTCTATGTAGCTGAAAATACCGTTTAATTCCATTGGTTAAACTAAGTTGTATTCTAAGATATCCATCTTCGTTCATAACCGGAGACATTAATTTTCCAGATCCTCTGGATGTACTAAAAATTCTTCCGTAATCACTAATTATATAATACGGTTTAATACTATATTCAGGATCAAATACTGGTAACCACTTCTCATTTTCTATATATTGTACATTATTCATAATTATAAAAGGTTTTATTTTTGAATACATATGTACAACTCCTTTCATTAACGTACTACTAAAAAGTTTATATAATATTTTTTTAAATAAAGCTGCTGATTGGTAATTTCACGAGCAGGCACTTAGCACCATAATTATATGGCTTTTTCTCAGCATATGCCATCCTCAGGAGTTTTTTCTGTCTTTCGACAACCATCACGCTCACTGTTACCAGTCACGTTGTGGTCCCTGAGGCTTTACACCTTCCCAGCAATTCACGGAATACTTTTTGCTACATGTCACCATGTAACCTGCCTAACTATTTAAGCAACTGTTTTAGATTATATTTAGCAGCATTTATATAATCATGAGCTTCAAGATATTCGAACATTTTAGCTTTATCTATGTCTCTACCTTCCATAAAGGATCTAATTAATTCAATTAATGGATGGGGTTCTGCTCCATGTTTTTTAAACATAACTCCATATGCAGTACATATAGGCTCTCTTGAATTTATCCATTGTGCCATCTCTAATAATGTACTATCAGTATGAGTTTTCGTATAGTTATTATCAACTATACATTTATTCTCTTTATATCTTTTATTTATTGAATATTGAACTGCTTTTCTTATATCTTCTCTTACCATTTGAGGTTTTAATCTCTGTATAACTCTAACCATTTCATCTTCATACATTTTGTACTCAACCATTCTAATTCCTCCATTTTACGTGCAATTACGTTCTTTTATTAATAAGTTCTAGCCTGTATTATTTTTTAAAAGTATGGTTTTACTACGAATAACATGTAAGTAATATCTTAGAAAATTATAAGATCAATTATATAAAAGGAGGACAATAACATGTTATTCGATTCAATCGTACCTGGATCTAACTCCAATGATTTAATCAAAGAAGAGTTTAACGATCCTACATTACTTGAGCAGGTTATGATCGCAGATGAAATTGCACATCTACCTCAGGATAAGATTAAAGAGTTCTGTGAAGCTGGCGGTGTTGGTGAACAGCTCGTTCAGGAAGGTAAAATGTCTAAGAAAACTCTTGTTAGACTTAACAAACAGGATGACCTTACAAGACGTACAAAAATGGGTGCTCTGTTACTTGCAAAAGAAAACAAAGATCCGCTGTATGATAAGCTTGTTAAAAACAGAATGCAGAAACGTGATCTTGTTGCAAAGATCATGAAAAAATATGGTCATAAAGGACAGAAGGTTGCTAAACAGGCTCAGGCTGAATATCTTCATGGCAAGAAATCAGCTTTACCAAAGAACTTTATGAGATTCGGTGGAAATGAAAGATTAGGTTAAAAACAAAGCAGCTGTGCACGTTACCTGTAATGGGTAACGTGCGTATCTTTTTCTAATCATACCAAAACAGAATAATAAAAATATATTATTATATTGATCAAACTTAAAGGAGGTTCATGCCAAATGAATCAAAGAGTATCTTTTAATGAAAAGATGGCAGTGGAACGTCTAGTCCCACTGCCGCAATACAGTTGTTATACTGAACTAATAAACACAGGTGTTCAGTATATCAATACTTCAATATTTACTGATATGGATATATTGAATTTACATTTCTATCAGTTACTTGATCTGTTTAAAGATGGGATAGAAACAGATCAAATCCAAACATCTGTTATATTAGTTACATTCACAGATGGAGAAACAGTTAAACTGTCAGTATTTGACTATTGGTTTAACTTATTATTCTGGGGGTTACCTGTATCAAGTAATCACCCAATCGATTCTAGATATCTTTGGTATTATGAAGATATCACTCAGGATAGTATTGCTGATTATATCAACAGTACGTTCCTAAAACTCAATAGACAGAATTATACTAATATGCAGATCAATAATATGATTGATGATGTAATGTATAAGTTTCAGTTTATTGATAAATTCTCATTGTTCTTGTACAATACATCAAACAATGAGGATACTATTGAACTTATGCTGAACAATAAAGATTTTTATGATTGTATCCACTGCGATTTATCTAATATTCCTATCGAAGATGTAAAAGATACTGGAATGAAAATCACTAAACGAGGAGTTCAGCATATTCTCGATTCAGGAAAACACTGGGCTATTCCGTACTTCAAAGCTAAAGAAGGAATCAATATTAAACAGTATCGTGAATTCCAGTTTAATATTGGTACTGTACCGGATGGCAATGGCGGTGTATATCCATTAATGATTAATGGTAACTATGCTAACAGGGGTATATCAGATCCAGCACTGTATGCTATCGATGCAGATAAAGCCAGAATTGCTCAGGTATTATCTCATCAAAACGTTGGTACATCTGGAGCATTTGCTCGTATTCTTGGATTGAATAATATGGATGATCGATTACATCCAGATCCTCATCATGTATGTGATTCTAAACACTTTGTTCAAGTTACAATCAAAGATGCAAAGACTTTGTCTATGTATAAAGGACGTTGGTATAGATTTACTCCAGATGGGGTTGAATATCAAATGTCTTTAGAGCCTATTAAAGATAATATTGATCTTGTAGGAAAAACATTATTGTTCAGAAGTCCAATTACATGTGCATCCAGATCTAGAGGTCATGGTATTTGTTATAGATGCTATGGTGGTTTATCTCATACAAATAACGATATTAATATTGGAAAGATTGCTGCCGAATTATTATCATCATTATTAACACAACGATTATTATCAGCAAAACATCTTCTTGAAACAAATATCAAGAAGTTAATGTGGAATGAAAATTTCTATACATTTTTCGAGATAAATTATAGTATGATCAAACTTAAAGATGATACTTCTTATAAGAAGTTTAAGATAATACTTGATCCTATGGAAGATGATGAAGAATTAGAAGATGATATTGATCCGACATTAGCATTCAATACGTACGTTACAGGATGTACTATCATTGATCCTAAAGGTAATGAGTATTATATAAGTACATCTGATGAAGATAGTTTATATCTTAGCCCAGAATTGAATTCTATTATTAATAAGAAGACTCCTGATAGTGATGGATTATATATCTTGGATTTAGATTCTTTAAAAGATAAAAATCTTTTCTATATTGAAGTTGTAAATAATGAACTTGGTCGTACATTAGAGAAGATTAAAAATATTCTTAATAAGAATGCGGAGGTAAGACGCCTTGTTACTAAAGATGCTATCACTCAGGCTCTTGTTGATACTATCATCGAAGGTGGATTGAATATTGATGCTATTCATCTTGAGATTATCTTATCTCATCAGTGTAAATCATATGAGAGTAATTTGATTGAACCTGAATGGCAGTATCGAAATGCTACTTATAGAATGATAACTCTAAACGAGGCTTTGAAAGATAATAAGAGTATCACTATATCTCTTATGTATAAAGATATCAATAAGTTATTATTCTACCCATTATCATTTATGAAGAGCGATCCATCGGTAATGGATTTATTCTATATGACTAAACCGCAGATGTATATGAGCATGGAACCAGTAGAATCTAACCTTGTAGATGATAAGGAAGTAGAAGGTCCAATCAAGCCATTTGTATTTACAGAGCCGCCAGTAATGTCTGATGATGAAGATTAATAATAAAACACGGAGTATGGTTAACCATACTCCGTTTTCTTTTTTGTAAAAGTCATCTATTTCAATAGCATATTATTATAGTGAATATAGTATAATAATATCTACTATATTACATAATTCAAAGAAAAATATATCAAAGCACCTATGCGTAAATAGGAGAAAAGAGGATTATTATGATAACTACTAAAACTATTGATAATTTTATGAGTAATATTTGGAACATGAAGAATCACAATCCAAATACGATAGCGAGTAATTGCGAGATTTTATCAAGAAAAATTTTTACTAATACAAAAATTAAAATTGGTGGTGGTTTTGCTTATATTATGGAGTCTATAAATAATATAAGTAAGATCGATAATCAGGAAAAATTCTATGATACTATAGATGCAAAACAACGATATTGTATCTATAGGTATAGTGGTGAAGATGGTAGAATAATAGATAGATTCTTCAAATATATTACAGTTATGAAAATGGATCACGAATATGAAGAAATGAAACTTTTTGTTAAAACTATGGCTATATTTATACAAAAATTATATGAAGTATACAATAACGAATTCAATAAGAAAGAAGAGGAAAAAGAAATGGCAAATACAAATAATGAAAATTATGTAACTGAGACAGAATTAAAAAGTGTTGTGCAGGATGTAGCTACATCTGTAGAACTTGGTGCTATGATGGTGCAGTGTGAAGCTTTAACTTCTCTTGATGAAGATAATCAGAAAAAATTTGTTAAAGCTCTTTGTGAATTGTCAGCATCAAATGCTGATGCAGTAATGCCAGATTATTCTGACGATATGAGATCATCATATTATTTAGCAGTATCCTGCATTAACGATTTGATAGGAACAAGTAATGACTTATTTGGCAAGACATTAGTAGAAGCATTAGATGCTATGAATAAATCTGAGTATGTTGATGACACGGATAGAAAAGCAGTAAGTTTTGTGTACGATTATATCAAAGGAAAAGATGTTGATCATGCAAAAGCAATGTTGAAAGTTATTAAGTTATACCTTTCAACAGTATATGAATTCATCAAAAATTTTGCAGAGCAGCACTAAACTGCTCTGCAAGAAAGAGAGGTTGCGATTGTAAGACCGCCAATCTTGTTAGAAGGTAATGCTTAAAAAGCATTACTGTAATGTAATAATTTTTAACTAATAAGGAGAAAAATACAGATGAGAAAAGTAATGACAGAAAAACAGAGAAGAAAAAGATTTAACGATATTAAAATTGTAGTATATTATATGATTGCAAAATTTGCACAATTCATGACAGGAGCTGGAATAATAATGTGTCTTATATCTGCTGCAGCAGATATTGAATTCACGCCAGTATCTACAATTATATTATATTTATTAATATCTATAATAGTGATTGCAGTGTCAAATTTCATAGCGTCAAAATTATCATTCTATTTATATAGGAAACATGCTATTCCTAGAAGTAAGGTGATTGATAGCATATTTACAGAATAAGTAAAAGAGGAAGGTACTTAAACCTTCCTCTTTTATTTTTTGATATAAACCCTCCATTCTAGTACATATAAGTAATTGATTGGAGGTGAACTCAATATGGTTGTTCAGCAACAACAATCAGGTCCAGTATCTGTATACTACCAGATGGAGACCAGTAATAAATCATTCCTTGAAATGCATTATTTTTTGAAAGCTAAAGGAATAAAGAATAATAAATTCTTTCTTATTTTATACGATAGAGACTTAGCCGGAGTTAATCCTAGGGATCCTACTCTTAATGAAGTTATGAAAGCTAAAATATTAAGAGAGTGTATGGTTAATTTCTGGTATTTCATAAGAGAGGTAATTCTTATCCCAGACCAAGGTAATACTGTAGGTGGTGGTGTAAGATATAAACTTCATAGAGGTAATCTTGCATTAAACTTCGGTTTCATATTAAACTGGAATATGTTTTTAGAGTTACCTCGTCAGCATGGTAAAACTGTATCGGCATTATGCTGGTATTTATGGGTATACTTATTTGGTACTACCAACTCAGAAATGATGTTTATGAACAAGAAACATGATGACTCTAAATTGAACTTGGCTAGAATTAAAGAGATACGATCTGCGTTACCTAGATATCTAAGATTTGATGAAGTTCCAGGTAAAGATGGTAAACCTATGAAGTTATCAGAAAACGTAGAATCTATCAAGAACCCATTTAACTCAAATAAAATTTCTACTAAACCAGGTGCTAGGAACAAAGCTAATGCTAACAGTATCGGTCGTGGTTGTACTATGCCTATACACTGGTATGATGAGTATGCGTTTATTTTGCATAACTCTATCATCTATTCTGCAGCAACGCCTGCATTCTCAACAGCATCTAAGAACGCTAAACGAAATGGTGCTCCTTATGGTATTCTTATTACCACAACTCCTGGTGATATGACTACCGATGAAGGAATGGATGCATTTGAAACTAAAAATGCAGCTATACCATTTAATGAGCAATATTACGATTGGAGCTTAGAAAAACTCCAAGAATTGAAGAATACTAATACTGATAGTAGTTTCTTCTATATTAGATTTACTTATAAGCAGCTTGGATCTGGAGAAGAATACTTTAGACAGATCTGTATTGATATGAAGAAGAACTGGCCTGCAATTAGACGAGAAGTTTTACTTGAATGGTCTAATAGTTCAGATAACTCTCCATTTACAAAACAAGATTTGGATACTGTACAATCTCTTATTAAAGAACCTGTAACACAAGTCGCATTAGGAAATTACTATTTCCTTGATATCTATAAACCTATGATGGCTGAAAGTGTAAACTGGCCACCATTAGTAGGAGTCGACGTTTCTGGAGGTTATAGTAAGGATGCTTCTGCTATAACTGTAGTAGACTCCAGAACAACAGAAACAGTTGCATGTCTAAACTGTAACTATATATCGACTACAGATTTAGCTAAAGTTATATATGAATTGGTAACTAAGTATATACCGAATGCTATAGTTAATATAGAGCGTAATGGCGAAGCTATTCAGCAAATCGCAGCTTAACGAGTAATTGTTAAGTTTCAACAGAGTTAATTGCTACGAATTATAGGTCAAGAACCAGACACACCACAACGTGATCCGTAAGGATGAGCGTGATGGTTGCGAAAGCAGAAAAAAGTTGTCTGGATGAGAATAAGGTTAAATCCTAAGTTCTTATTAACAAGCCTACGTGTAGCAGCGAAATATCTCATATATTATATATAATAGAAAGGAGGTGAGATATACGTTCAACGATCATCCCTTGACGAGGGAGTAGAACCTCAAGCTAATGGAGGAAGAAAAATACTGGTCCTAAATTATTTTTTAGGAATGACACATGATCTACGCACGTTCTGTAATGGAAGTGACATGGAAATGACCATGCAATCTATGTTGCGAATAGATTGAAATGTACGGGTTTCGGAGCTAGTGTATTATCACAGCTCATTAAAACTAAAATTAAGCGTAATCTGTATTATGAAATAAAAGACCGTACGTTAGAAGAAAGAGCTCAAGGTATGTCTATACAGAAGATAACTAAAAAAGTTAAAGTGTACGGTTTTGATGAAACAAAAGCATCTCGAGAATTACTGATGGGAATTCTTAGAGATAGAATGGATAATCATAAAGCTAAATTCATATCGCCTATAATATATAATGAACTTTGTACGTTAGAGGTTAAGAAAAATGGTAGAATTGAGCACGCTTCTAATGCTCACGATGACCAGATATTCTCATACTTACTAGCATTATATATTTGGTATGAAGGTAAAGACCTTATGGAAAGATTTGGTCTTCAGAAAGGAACTATATCTACAGATGAAGACATTACTGTAGAAATGGGACTTGGAGAAGATACTACCAATATAGCTAGAGATATGGTAGTGGACGAATCTGAATTTGCTGCAGAGCAGAAACAATTCTTTGATTCTTGTGAATCCATATCGTATGAAGAGTGGAATCATCAACAAAATGAAGATAATCGAAGAGCTGATGAAATGCTTAGAAATAATCCTAGAACTAGGAAAGCTTGGTATGAGCATAATCATCTTCATGATGATGGCGAAAGTTCTGGTATATATACTATACCAAATAGTGTTTTTGATTCATATTATGTAGATGCTCCTAAAAAATCACAACTTCAAGAAGATTTTGATTCTATAACAAATATAAGGTAAACAAGATATATCCAAGAGTTACTATACTCTTGGATATACTTTTTAAGTTTAGGTAAAACAACTTATTAATTTATTAGTATAGGAGGAAGATAAAATGAATTTATCACAAAATTCAGATTTTTCTATCATATCTGCTAATGAAGCTGCTAGTATAGTATGCAGATTTACACCAGAAATGATAGAAGATCTAGTAGAAGATGCATTGAATAATAAATATAGAAACTATTCAATGTCAATGACTAATATTGTAGAAGTTATTGAGCAAAATTATAAAGTATCGTTATCAGGTATTCCTGAATTCAGTTCAGAGATCAATTCTCAAAGATGCGATATTTATCGTCAAGTAATCGATATGGTATGTAAGGCTCATAACCTTACATATATTGGTAATGAAAATGATGATATCTATTCAGCTGCTACGTGGATCTATGATTTCTTAGTAGCAAGATTCAATATCTACATTACTAATTTCTTTGTAAATTATATTAATAGAGAAAAGAATATGATTTATGAAACTTTAGAATTAGCATCAAAGAAAAAAGATGCATCGTCATACAGCAAGAAACTATATAAAAACGGTAATTCTAAATTAGCTATTATTCATGCTAATTTAGAATTTGTTCTGCAAAATATATGTGCATATGATGTACCATTTGATACATATATTGATCTTGCATATATTCCAAATAGACAGGTTGCTAAATATCTTCAGTCTATATTATTAGATAATGGAGATTTCTTTAAGCGACAAATAGTAAATTATTTTAATCAACACTATGCTGAACTGACAACGCAAGTTAAATTTGCATTGCAAGGTTTAGCTAGTGTTGAATTTACAGATCTTGTATAAGGAGGTTGTATTATGGTTATCGAATCAACTAACGGAATTCAAAGACTTACATCTATAAACTTAGTAGAAAATGTAGATGGTATTCATAAGACTGTAAAAAATATCGGATATGTCGCAGAGGAGCCTTTCGTGGTTTTGGCTGTATTATTAAATAAATATTTTATCCAGTCTTATTGTGGGCAAGAATTATATCCTGTAGGATATTGCAGTTTTAAATATTCATTATCTATTGAAGATGAGGGGGATAGACGTAGACCTAGAAATCTTTATAAAGGAGCAATCTATGATATTACTTCATTTGAATCTTTAAATGAGGATTTGTTAAAGCGTGCTTTTATAGATAGACTATATTACAATCCTCAGTATGAAGAATATTTGAAATTACTTTCAAATTCAAAAGATTCTATAGAAGATTTACAGCTTGCTATAGATCATCAGGATATTATATCATCTATGAAATATGGTGTAGATAAGACATACAAGTCGAATATTAAAGATATTGTCAATAAATATGGATTTGGTGATGATTGCAGAATCAGCTCATTAGTGAGATTTGTATATCAATATTTTGTAGAGATTTATTATAAATAAATATAAAAGGAGAATAATTATGAATGTAAATGAACAATATGACAAAATGATTAAAGCAGCAGATGAACTGGCTAAAGAGGGCAAACTACAAGGTGAAGTGAAAAAAGAAGATGCAGGTTTAGATCTTACAGATGATCAAATTGGGCAGCTTAATGATATTATTGAAGATAGCGCAAAAGACTTTCCGTCTACAAAGATGATGGAAGAAGCTAAAAAATTAGCAGCCGAGGACCACAAAGGACAAGAAGCAATAGCATCTGTTATTATTGATCCTGTGACAGGAAGACCAGTAATGGCAGAAGAATATGAGCAAGATGAAGACGAACTTCAAAGTTTTGAAGAGATGCTTGCTGATGATTCTATAGAAGTTGATGATATTGATATCGAAAAGGTTGAAATCAAAGATGAAACTATCAAAGATATTACCAATGCAATGTTTGCAAATACTACGTTATCTATTAAAGATTTCGAGATGATCAGAGCTGCGGTAGAAAGATTTAAAAAAGGAGAGAAATTCTCTTATTATACTGCTATGCCAGAAATCATTAAGAATCAGATCAATTCTACTATCGGCGCAGAGATGAGTTCTAAGATGGGTAACTTTGTAAAAGAAGGAAGAAATTATATGGCATCTACTTTATTACAGGAAATTGTTTCTTCCGAAGTTATGAATGTTGCTACATATGATTATCAGAAGAATATAAGAAAAGCAATGGATAAAGGTGTTAAAGAAATGAAAGAAGATAAATATTGGAGTGATATTAAATCTTATTTCATGGATAAACTTCCTAAAATTGCAGAAGAATTTGCAGCTAAAGGGGAAAAAGATAAAGCAGAGAAATGCACTGCTATTAGAGATGCATTTATTGAATCTTATACATTTAAAGAGATGCGTGAACTTTACGCTAAGCATAAGATTAAAGTTAAAAAAATTATGCTTGAGAAGTTTAAAAGAACTTGCATGGAGTTTAATGTAAAATACCAGAAAAGTCAGAATATTATTCAGGATGTGCAGCTTATCGAAAGAGCTCTTGATAGACATGCTGCTAAGAAGTTTGATATGGTAGTAATCAACGAATTCATCTGTGTATTTATCTTATATACTCAGATGAAGAATATGGATCCAAATAATATTGTAGATCATACTTTCATGTATTACTTTATCCAGAATATTCTTACATTAGACTACTATGATAAGAATAATGAAAAAGATGCCGAGTTTCATGATCAACTCATTAATAATATCAACATGTTCTTGGAAGATATTAACAATAGACGTGCTGGTAAATAAACTCAAAGGAGTGATTATTAATGGCAGATCATCATATCGACTCAATACCTGGTTTTGATTATTCGAAAGCAGCAGAGATGATATTAAAACGCCATGGACTATATATCCATGGCGCTCCACCTATAAATCATAAACCTGGAAATGATTTTATAAGTGACGTATATTATCCTCATCCTACATATCCAGATGATAGGTTCAGAAATCCATCTGAAGAGAATTTAGATATCAAATTTCCTCCAGATCCACCTGAACCAGAATATCCTACTATTGATGAGGATGGAAAAGATTTTCAGTTTATACCTGAAGAATTAGAGCAACTCAAACACATCAAAAACCCTATGATTAGCTATACTCCAGATGACAGAGAGCATTTTATAGATAAAAGTGTTAGTTCATATACAGGATTAGTATTACAAGCTGTCGAAAAACGAGCTTTTGATATTTCGTATGTGAAACCTTATTTCAAAGATAAGAAGATATATACTAAATTAATTGTAAAAGAAGTTGTATCTGGACATATGATGTCTATAGCAACTTATGATGGTTGGAAATATCATATCTATAGAGGAAGGTTAGTAACTGTGGTTAAAACAGAAGCTCCTAAATCCGAAAATGGAAAGAAACTTAGACCAGTTACAAGTCCATTTGGAACTGTAATGGAAGGGGTTGAATGTGAAAGATCTGATACTTCTAAATTATTAGAACGAAACATCCATCTGGTTCTTGATGTCAGCGATAATATGGAAGCTGAAATTGTAAGTGTACCTATAAATCAGGTTATAGATATACAGAAATATGACGCTATTTATAACTTCTCGATATATGAAAGCGGATTGAAAGTATTCTGGGATGACTGGTTTACTGTAAAGGATCATGAGAAGAATGATGGAACTTGGTTTATATATGCACCTCATGGAGATTTACCTCCACAAACATTATATCATGAAGTTATAGAACATCAGAAAGTTCAAAGACAAAGAAAAATCAACAGAGGATAGCCGTTTGGCTATCCTCTTTATTTTTTGATATTAGATGGTATCGAAAAACATCATATTAAATTAATAGGAAAGGAGGAGACTTGTTTGCCTGTTATTAAGATAAAAGAACTTCCAAAAAAGCAATATTCTGAAATGGCTCCTACTGATATAATGGTTATCGAAGATTCATCTGATACCAAACAAATAACTGTAGAACAATTACAATTATTTTTTAGTTCAGACGAAAAACTTCAAGCTATTATAGATCAAATGGAGAAAGAGTTTGCTGAGATACGAAAATATATAGAAGATCACCTTAAAGATGTGATCAATAAAGATGAAGAGTTGGACGCAAGATTAAATAACTTGTTTGAAGATCATGAACGAACAAAACAACAGGTTGGACGAATACAAGAAGATCTTGTTGACGCTCAAAATGACATTATAGAAATATTTAAACGTCTCGATGGTTTAGATTCTGATGTATCAGAACTTCAAAATATAGTAGCTGATCATGAAAAGCGAATTACGGAAGAAGAGAAAATTTCAAAAGATCATGAAAAGCGAATTACTGTATTAGAAAAAGATAATGAAACCAATAAGGGCGATATTTCAGATTTACAAACAAATCTTGAGAATTTCAAGAATTATGTAAAAAATGAAATAGACAGATTGGATCAAAAGATAGATGATATAAACAAAGAGAATCATGAATATACCGATAAAATGTATGATCAAATTATGTTATATATTGATTATTATCATCATATTCATGAATTTCCACCAAACTTTGATGAACCGTATAAAGGCGATCCTATGGTTGCTAGATACATTCATCCGGTTGGAACTATATATGAATCTCATGATAGAGAATTTAATCCAAATAAATGGTTTCCAGGTACTTGGAAATTTGCTGGTACTGGAGCTAGTATGGATAAAGACGGCAAACGTGTCGTTGATTACTATACATGGATAAGAATAGAATAAGGAGGTGACATACATGTCAGAAGAATTAGAAAGGATTGATAATCCCGGAGAAGACCCTTCTACTGGTGAACCTCAAGATAATACGCCTTTATATTATAGAACTAAGGCTAAAACTGTTATAATGGATGACGGTACAAGTGTTGAAGATGCTATCAATAGTAAAGCTGATGAAAATCATACCCATACCGCAAGAGAAATTATAACTGATAAAGACCATCAGTTTGTTACTGAAGAAGAGAAAAACAACTGGTCCTTAGGTTCACGGTATAATAAAAATATACCTACTTATGTAGAGCATGGTGGTATACCTATTGGCACTACATTTAATAATAAAACTCTTCAAGAAATGTTTGATATGATATTATATCCATACGTTTCTCCAACTGTATCTGCTCAAGTTTTAACTCCTGGAAATGGAGGAACTTATGAGATAGGTACATTGGTATCTGTGACTAAGATAAGAGTTAATGCTACAATTAAATCAAATAATCTTACAAAGATTGATATTGTAGAAGGTTCTAATATTATTGCTACTAAAACAGATGGAGTTTCTAAAGGTGGAACTTTTGATTTTGTTTTGAATATAGCAGTTAGAACCAATAAATATTTTACTGCTAAAGTATATGATGACACAGGAGCAGTTGTATCAAAAAACACAGGTACATTTACTTTTGTTCATCCTATATATCATGGAAGTTTATCTACAGATAAAACTCCAACTCAAGAAGAAATTAAAGCTTTGACAAAACATATTGAAAGTAAAGGAACTAAGACCTATTCGTTTACTGCAAATAACCAACGTTTTGTTTTTGCTTATCCAAAATCATACGGTACTTTAAGTGCTATTTATGACCAGAACAACTTCAATGTAACTAGCACCTTTACAATATATACCGTACCAATTCAATGTCTAGATGGCTCTACTGTTGATTACTACGTTTACGTTAGTGATAAATCTACAGTAACCAATTTTAATAATAAATTTCAATGGTAGGAGGCGAAAAAATGGCATTCGAAGATAAAAAAGGCATTGTTGTTGCATCACCTTTTAAACTTCAAGCTGAAGCTTTATTAGACGTACGACAACAAGTAGATACAATTGCCGAAAGAGATAGACTTGTTACTCTTAAAGCCGCTACCGCAGGTTTAAGAGTATTTGTAAAAGAAAACAGTACCAGTTATGTATATACTGGTTCTAAATGGGATCCTCTCGCAACAGGAGCTCCTTATAAGCATCCTACTGGAGATGGTAACCATCATGTTCCTGCTACAGGAACAACTAATGCAGGTAAATATTTAAAAGCAGGTGCAACAGCTGGATCTGAAGCATGGTCTAAGATAGCAGCTTCAGATATCACTGGATTACCTACTAGATTACCTAACCCGCAAACATTAACAATTAGAAGCAATGACACAAACACAAGTGTAGATTATACTGGAGCAGAAGCTAAAACATTAACAATGTCTCCTGAATGGGTATATGGTGCTTCTGACGCACCTTTATCTAAAATAGCAGAATATTCTGAAAAAGGAACCAGATATGTAAAGGTGCTTGATATTGAATCTAATAAAGATAATTTATATGGCAGAGTGCAACAACAATTCCTTATAATGGGATTAAATTTCTCTTTTATATTGAATCTCTGTGCACATCAATCTAATTCTAAAATATTCAATATATATTCTGCATCATATATAACTACATCTGCCGATGGAGTTGATGACAGTCGCTTTTTACTTGGAGTAAAGAATATAAATAGCGAAAGCAACAAAATAGAATTATGGTATAAACAGGATCAGTGGACAAGTGCATTAGCAGTATTGCCCAAAGGAAGATCCGGAGAGACTACTAGAGTATTTAATCTATATTCTGTCAATAATACAGATCATCCAGTGACAACAGCACCTGTATTTGACATTTCAATACCTATAAAAAATAATTATAAGATATATACAACTACAGGTCAAGCTACTGATGGCTCTATGACTCAAAAGGCTATAACTGATGCACTTAACAGCAAGGCATCTTCTAGCCATACTCATACAGCTGGACAGATTACTGGTTTACCTACATCATTAAAGAATCCATATGCTCTTACTATTAAGACTAATGGATCTGCAGTTGCAACATATGACGGTTCTGCTGTTAAAGAGGTTAATATTACCGCTGCTGGTATAGGTGCCGCTACAACCTCGCATGGGCATAATTTAGGTAACGGAACAACTCCTGGATTTACCAAATTATATAAATGGGAGGATAATCCTAGTACTGAAGATTTTACAGGCGCTATCACACCACAGTTTTTGGCGCAATATACCACCAATAAGATAGTTCCTCGAATTAGCGAAAATGTAAATAATATATCTAAAATTGTAAATGGAACTACTCCTGTAGGAAAATCTAAACAATTAGTGGATTCAGTAAATAATCAAGGTATAGGTCTTACCTATGATGAGATTTCAGAAACTGGACCTTTTGATAGATGTAAATTTGCCATGTTTTATAATAACAGCATAATAGGAGGAATGACTCCTAATAGAGTGACAGACTTTATAGGAGCAGCAAAATCTAATCATACTCACACCCCTGCTAGTATAGGAGCAGCTCCTTCAAGCCATACGCACAACTATGCAGGTTCATCCTCTGCCGGAGGTCCTGCTAATAGTGCTAAGAAAGTAGATTTCCCTGTTGGAACAGTATTATGGACTACAAGTTCAAGTGCAACATTCTTCTCATCTACATGCGGAGGAACTTGGGAAGTTCTTGGTAATATTGATACAATTATAAATTCATCTACAACTCTTACATTATATATGCATAAAAAGAAAGCATTATAGTAAAAAAATATTCCCAGTAGGATTATCCTACTGGGGGTTTTATTTCTTTTTTATCTACCTAACATTCGAAATTATTTCGAATGTTAGGGAGGTATATTATGGGAAGTAGTGATAAAATAAAAGTTAAAGACTTAGCTTGGATACAGAGATTGGAAATAGAACTTGATGTTCCAGACTCCCAAGCTATACAAAAAATAGAGCAAATTATTGATACTAAAATACTAGATGGGTGTTTTGCTTTACATTTTGTTGCAACTCAAGGTTTAAGTTATGAGTGTTTCGGATATAAAAAATATACTAATTGGATTTTTTGCATGGTTACATGTTATGGAAGTTCTTATATAAGCATATTGCAAAAAACAGGACTTGGAGCTAAATGGACTGAAAGAAAAATATAATAAGTTATTTTATCGTAACTTCTTACGATTACACAAGTTTCTTACCTAACATTCATGAATTTCATGAATGTTAGGGAGGTATATAAGAATGGCAAGTTCAGATAGAATAGATTTTAATCTTACTGGGCATGATTATGCACCTAATAAATTTACTAGAAAAAATATAATAAGAAGAATTACAGATGACGGGTCTTCTGGAGATTTAGTTGTGTACGATGCTCTTATTATTCAGAAACTTAACCCTGGAAAAGAAGTTCAGTATTATCATATAGATTTTGATTACCTAATTCAAGCAAATCCTGATATAGCAAGTAAAGCTGTAGATTTTTCAATAGATGTCGGTTCATCATGCTGCCAATCTACATGGTCATCTTACAGTATACCATGGGTAAATTATATTAATAATGAATATTTGACCTTATATATGAAAAAAGATACGAAGCAAATAATATTAAGTACTTTGGGAGACTGGGGAAAATTTTATGCAAATATATACATTAATGTATATGTACCTCGATAATTAAAATTATTCTTTATATACAAATACCAACGTAATTTTACGTTGGTATTTTCTTTTTGCCTTGAACACTTTTATAAAGGAGAAAGGAGGATAATTATGCCAATACCTGGATTTTTAAAAGTTAAAGAAGAATCTGTGTATTATAGTGGAGAAGGAGAATTCTTACTATTTGTACCAGAAGTCTATTTCGATAGAAAAGTTGCAGTTATTGAAGGTAACTTTGTTGAATTAATTGGTATCTGTAATTATAGTGTAAATAATAAGTCAGATAAAATAGAAACAGGAAAGAAAATTAAAAACTTTTATTTTCCTTCTAGATTTATTACTAAACCTGGAAGAATAGAGAAAGTTAAAAACTTTGCTATATCTGATGATTATACTTCAGATTATAGGATCTTTCATTATGAAAATAATGGAGAAGACCAAATTATAGTATCTACCAAAGTTCCCCAGGATATAACTAATGTAGAAGATTTCTTTAGATTATTTGTAGATACTGGTAATATACCAAAGACAATTCCTTATACAGAATTGTATAAGTATTTCTTAGATTCAATTGAAATCAATGGATCGTCATATAAATTACCAGCATCATTATTTGGATTGCTGGTTTCTGAATTATGTAGGGATCCAAAAGATATCAATAAACCATTTAGATTAGGAAAATCTCTAGATAGCGATTTATGTTCGTATAATCCTATATCTGTAAAGACTGTTCCTAAATTAGTAAGTCCATTCACATCACTTACAAGTGAGAACTTTGATAAGGCTGTAGTAGGAGCTGTAATGAATAAAAACAATGATTCTACGCCTCTAGAAAGGGTTCTTACGGGCTAATTTTTATAGTCCATATATATCGCCTATTATAAACATATCAGTAATTACATTAGTATAAAATGTATAATAGAATATAAAGGAGGAAAAGATATGCAGTATCCAGGAACAATAGATAACTGGATTGATCAATCTGGTATCAAATCACAACCTACTGCCGAAAAGACACCGAACCCGTTACTGTTAACGGCGGCTGCATTCGATAGAGGACCTGAAAAAATTACTCGTGTAGTCGGACAAAACTTCTACAAGTTATTCGGCTATTTTATCGATTTTGAAAAATATGGACAGGCTGCAATCCAGGCTGCCAATATCATCAACAATGGTGGCGAATTAATGATCAAACGTGTAGTTGCTAAAGATGCAACTCTTGCAAATATCGTTATCGTCGCTAAGGTTTCTACTGACAGAGTTCAGAAAACTGACAAAGACGGTAAACCATTATATATCGATTCTGTTACTCATGAAGAGACAACAGATCCTGGCGAGAGCAATGAAAAAGTAATGATCAACATTGCTAAAACAAAATTCGAACTTGTTACTGTTACAGGAAAGAAAACTCAGGCTGAAATTGCCGAAGAGGCAAGAAAATCTTTTGTTGAAAATGAAGATGAGAATATCTTCACTTATCCACTTGCTATTATCGTAGATAATGGTCGTGGTGTTTCTACAAAACGTTTTGGAATTGATCCTCAGTACGGTATCAGTAAAAATCAGAACTTCATGATCTATAGATTCAAATATCTCGGATCTGAAGATTTAGATGCTGAATCCGTTTACTTTGCATTAACTCCAGGTGTTATTTATCTGGAAAAATCTATGGATATAGGTATGGCATCAACAGAAATGCTTCAATGTAGAGCAGAAGCTTTGGAAGAATGCGTAGACGCATTCTATGCTAGAGTTTCCGAAATCTCAGGTATTTCTGTAGACGAATTATATAAAATCGATGTTCTGTTCGGAAAAGATAGCAAAGGGGCTCCTGTACAGGGTTATGCTCTTGATGAAACAAGCCAGAACCTTGGTATCACAATGGGATTTGGCCTTGAATCTGGAACTAATGGTGCTTTCGGTGATAAGCCGATCGACACTGATGAATATGAACAAGAACTTGTTGAGTTCTACAATGGTACATTTGACAGTGATATCTTTAATCTGGATATGTATAAACCAGATGCATGTATCGATGCAAACTACCCATATGCAGTTAAGAAAGCTATTTATGACCTTGCTAAATTCCGTAAAGATTTCTATTTCTTCGGAGACCTTGGTTTGGATGTAAATACTTTCGAAAATGCTCAGATGAAAATGCTTGATATGCCAAGAGATAAGTTTACGGGATGGTATGGACAATCTTATCAGATTCTCAACCCATTTACAAAACGTCGTATCAATGTAACAATTAGTTACGGCATCTCAAGATGTATTATTGATCATCTCAATACAAAGAGAAATACACCTTACTGTGGTATTCTGTATGGCTGGACATTCCCTGAAGCAATCGAAGGTACAGTAAACTTCACTCCAAAGATCACTCCGGTTACAAACCAGAAAATTGCTTTGGATGATATTAGACTGAACTATGCTTCTGTTCTTAACAATGTCCTTACAATGGAAACAGAGTTTACAAGTCAGGCAGAGCTTACACAATTATCATTTGCTAATAACGTTATTGCTATTCAGGCTATCGTTAAAGACGTACGTGATAACTGTCCGAAGTTCAGATACAGCTTCATTTCTACAGATGATCTGCAATCTTACAAGAAAGCGGTAAATCGTATCATCAATAAATATACAGGATGGTTCGAGTCTCTCGAATTCGTATATGTACAGGATGATATTATGAAGGCTAATAAGATCTTCGAAGCATCCCTTAAAGTTAAACATAAAGACTTCGTTCAGAGTGAGATTCTTAATATCTACACTCTTGGAACAGAGCAGGCTACTGTGGCTAATAGTGATACTAGCTACAAACCAATGTATTAAAGGGGAGGTGAATAAGATATGAAAATGTATACAAAGAAAGCATTATCTGTTGCTGAATATGCAATGATGAGAGGTGTTACTGACTTCTCTAATGCAGCTCAGTTTAACTTATATGAATCTGGTTATTCACATCTGTGCGTAATCAGTAAACCGGCTTATCTTGAAGAGATCGCTAAAGTCGATGATGATGTAGCTAAAATGCTTGATGCATTCTGCTATATTCTTGAATTTGAATTCAAAGGTCTTAGCGGTATCGAAGATATTACAGTAGATCCACTGGAAGTTACTGATGGTATATCTACAATGAACGTAGTAGGTAAAGTAAACAAACAGTCTGCTACTGAAGTATCTATGTCATTTACAGAAAAATCTGGATCTCTTATTACTAACTTCTTGAGATATTATCTTGAAGGTATTAAGGATCCTCGTACTCAGGCAAAAACATACCATGGTCTTATCAAATATGGTAAGATGGCAGGTGGATTCGAGAATGAAGTATTTAACTTGCTGTACCTTGTTACAGACAATACTATGCTTCAGTTGGAGAAATCTTATCTGTTATGTAATGCTTGGCCTACAAAGGCGCCTACATCTATCTATGAGACAGAAAAAGGTTCTATCGAAAAGAAAGATGTTGAACTTACATGGCAGTGCTTCGTAATTGATGGTCCAGAAGTTGATATGAGAGCTCTTCAGGTTCTTGCATTTATCAACGAGTCCAATGCAGTTAAGAATGCTGTTGCTACTACAGCTGGAGTTAACTCTACAGGTGTTGATCTTGGTAACATTGGTCAGATTGACAAAGCCAAAGTTGTTCATCTTGAATACGACGGCGGTCAACCTGTTGGTGGAGACCAGGCTAGCATTGAAGGATTTAGCTATACAGCAGCAAATAACAAATCTGATCTTGCTAATTACGTTGAAAAAGTTGGAGATGAAAATATCTAACAACAATAAAAATCCCAGTACCAATTAAGGTACTGGGATTCATTTTTACTGATTATCTTCTACAGGTTTATTCTTATTGAACTCAAATTCTGCTTTAGCTTTAATCATATCTATCTCATTCTGTTTGATATATGATCCTAACTTATAATGAACGTATTCTTTCTTGAAGAATGCTTTCTTAGATTCATTATCTTCATCATTAGTATCTGGATATTCTATTGTCGCTAATGTATCAGCCTGTTGAGATATAAGGTCAATGATCTGATTAAGATTATTGATATTCAGCATAAGTGGCGCTGGTAATACACATTTTATCGTAATAGCATTATTATTCTTTTCATACTCAGTATTGTATATGTCTGTCATAATATTTCCAATATGAGTTTCAAATTTAGATTGCCTTTTAAATACAAATCTCAAGAATTTACTATTACTCATAGTAAGCTGAGTGGCAAAGTCTAAAGATAATCTAGCTGTTACTAATTCTATTGGAATACCTGTAGCGTTAATAGCAGTCTCTTCTAACTTGTCCATAAACTCAGTCTGAGGATCTATCTCTTGACCCTGCATAACTTCCATTTGAATCGGAGGGTCTCCACTAGGACCTACTGGAATTATATAGTCATTAAATTTGCCAGTGATCCCAAGAATACTATTCATATTCTCTATTTGCATAATATTCATATTTTGTTTCTTAATCTGGTTAATTACATTCAATAGTGTTTGAGCAATATTCTGTTCAACATTTTGTTTTACATAATATACTCTTTTATCCTGCCCTCTAGTAAGCATTCCTATAGTGTTTGCAATGTATAAGCAACACCACATTTTAGCAGGAATTAATCCAGGAACGATATCAGAAATACCTCTATGGGTATCTGGATCTTCTTTAAACATGATATGTTCTACATCATTAGGAGCAAGATAAGTAACTCTAACTCTATCTATACCGCCACTGTTAAACATATCATTATATTTGAGAACAGAGTAAATCTCTTTCTTCAAATAAGGATTGTTATTGATAAACTTATCATCTAAGTTTGCAACAATCGCAGATGATAAATATCTAAGCAGATCATCGGTAGCTTTTTGTTGGTTCTGCTCATCTGCTAATTTAACACCTGCACTATATCCTACTGAACTTACTGATTTTCTTTGGAATAAGTTATCTTGATATATAGACACTCCATCTTTATCCATAAACTCAAGATAATAATATCCCAAGCAAATATCGTCCATATAAAGCATGATAATATTTTCATGCTTAAGTTCTTTTAATAATAAACCTGGAACTTTTAATTGATCTGGTTCTACCCTACCATCTCCAATAATTCCTTCTTGAGAAGTGGTGTCTTTTTTAATATTTTTAGGAACATCAAAAATCTCATTATCGATTACTCTATCTGTAGAAGAAGCTTCTGACATAAAAGATACCTGCTCCATCATATTTGTCATTTCTTCTATATGAGATTTATCTTCTATAGCACTGATCAATAAAGAGTCTTTTACTATCTCAAGTTTAATATTTTGAATACCATTTTCTTTTATTATCGGAGCAGCATTTTGATAGGATTCGAAAAGTTCTCTATTATTGTTCATAGAGACAGGAAATCCTCCTTCATGAATTAAAGAAGATTCTCTAACACCAATACCAGATAATGCTGGCATCACCCCAGTAAATCTGGTATTCTTTCGTCTATTTAATAACACAGATAATGCTTTCTTATATGGAACTTTATATACAAACTGTTCTCCATATTTAGAAGTATTATCGTACCACCTTTCTACTCTATCATATAATTGATAAGTCTTTTTAATACTCTCAATTTCCTCTATAAATGCAGAGTTATCTTCTGATCCTATATTAGGACTTTGGAATGTAAGGTATTCTTTATCAAAATTATCTGCAGTAAGTACAGAATCTTTGATAGCATCTAATGCTTCTACCATTTTAGGCATATATTTACAAACTACATCTATTTCTCTGTCTAATTCAACTACCCATTTATTATCGAGATAAGAATTAAGTAACTGGTCAGTTACTGCACTATCTTCGAAATAACTTAAAATACCTTCAGTGTATTTCTTATCACTCAAATTAGTTTTGAGATTAGCTACTGAATACAACTGAGATATATTAGAAACATCTTTGGTATTATTTCTCGATAAGATTTTACTTATATTATCTTCAATATCAGTACCAATTCTATCAAGTTCATCTCTACTCGTAATGTCAGTGCTATAGGTATCTCTATATACACCAGCCATTTGCTTTCGTAGAGACCATAACTTTGACATTATATTCTTTGATATCTGATTTTTATTCTCATCTTTCTTAGCCAAAGTAATAACCTCCTTTGCTTAATACGAATTATTCTTATGTTTTGGGTATAAATAAGACAAAAAATAAAGATGAGCATGGTTAAATGCTCATCTTTCTATATCTGATGTATTCTTTTACGATATATTTTTTCTTATCTATAACAAATTCATATAAATAAGATTCAGTATCAATATCATAGATATTCAATGACACTTTATCAGATGCATTAATACAATGCACTTTATTGAAACTTGTAATCAAATAAGTATTATCAATAGTATAAGTTTTCAGCCCATCTGATACTTTAAGTTTACTTACGTTTCTGATAAAATTTTCATCTTTCTCAAAATTACTTCCTGAATAAATAGGAACTCTTCCATATAAGTAATTATTTACTTTACCAAATAATTCAAATAGTTTTCTTGTATAAGTGTCTTCTTCCCATATATTTATATATAGATTATCATCTAAGCGAGAATATTCGGTAAAGAATATCTCTGGATGATCTTGAGCATACTTATCTTTAGCTATTTTATTTAACCATCCATTTGTTGTAGTTGTAAATGGTCTTGGTATAATCGAATTGGTTTCTATTATACTTAAAGTACAAAATTCTAAATCGGTACCGAGCATATAATTATTACCTACATGCACTATAGGTCTCTTCATACTCTTTGCTATTTTCATAACAGCATCGATATCATACATTAGTCCATCCTCCCTAAAATATATCCAATAATACCTCCTAATATCATATTTATATATATTGGCATAATACCGCTGAATATAAGCAAATATAATATAAATACGGCAAGTATTATTATCTTCGTTAATATCGGTTTATTTTTCATATCCTATCTCCTTATCAATAGTGCAGATCGTCTTGTTGACATTCGTTGCAATAAGAACATAATCCACTTACACCATCAGAACATGTTTCTGTTCCTTCTTCTCCATAGAATTTACCATAACAAGACATATGCTCTCTGCCTTCTTTTGCATTTTCTTCATCGTACATTATTCAGTCCTCCTAATTAAAAGTATGAGACTAATCGTATGATTAGTCTCCTCATATTTATAATATACTATCAAGTACACTTTTCACCATTTTATCTTTATCTCCGCTATGTCGTACAAATGGACGTACCATTTCGTCTTCTTCCAATACTACAAACGGTCTTGTCATTTCTCCGTCTTTAATATTAGGCATAAAGATAAATGGTTTGATATTTCCAGATTCAGTAAATACATTAACAGGTCTAAACGGATTATGAACTTCAAAGTATTCATCAATATCTTTGAGCATTTCATTCACGTCAGCTAATCCTAACCATCTCTTACCAAATTCAAGATTATTTCCAGTTACAAGATCTTCAATAAATTGCCCCCCTCTATCATAATCTTCATCATGATACGGATTCTCTAAATTATGAACAGGTTCATCTATAAGAATCTTTCCGATAATAGTATCAGGTGCTAAGTTATTTTCTCTATCAATACTCGGATATAGAGATTTAAAGTCAAAGTCATCACTATTATCTACAATATTATATGTCTGATCTCCATCTTTTAATTTAGCGTAATCACTATTATGAGTTGGATCTCCTACTAATGCGCCTGCATAGTGAGATGATTCTCCGCTATTACAGTTATTTCCTAAAATATATCCTTTACTATAAAAGAACTTTCTAGTTCTATTAGTAAGATATACTGTTTGTCTGTGACCTTTACAGTATCGTGTATCATTATCTACACTAACCGCATAGATATAATCTACATCTTCAACAGTTACTTCGATACATTTCTGAGCAATTGTATCCATGATATTATAAAAAACAAATGTCTTGTAGTCTTTATAAGGCAACTCTGTAAGATTTGTGGTAATATGACTATAGTCTAACTTTCTTACTGCTCCTTTAGTGATAATATCCGCAGCCGTATCAAGCTTGAAGTTTGGGAATGCTGCTTGACCTTTTCGTCTAGAAGCAAACTGAACTAACTGATCAAGATATACTGTATCTGCAGCAATATCATAATAATCTCCTCTTAATTCATATTCATTCCTATGCTGTTCATCTATATAATAGGTAGCATACTTTTCAACATAATCCATTGCAGATAATACCATTGCCGGATCTATACCTAAAGTATAACATCTTTCTATTATATAAGGAATATCGAATGCCATATTCCATGCTAACATGAAATCTGGAGAATTTGAATTTATAACTTGGAATAATGTATATAATAATTTAACTTCATCATCAAAAAACATGAACTGAAAGTTTAAATTATCAACTCCAAATTTCTTTGCTTTCTCTGGACCTCCAACATTATCAATTATGAACTGTTGAAGTTCTTGAAATAGCTGTTGGGCAGATTGTTGATTACTAAAATTTGATGTTTCAAATTCTTCTATCAAAGGATTATCTCCTTCGATATCTCTTAATAAGAACACATTAACTGTATTAGTTTTATCATCTATATATGATACTGCATTAACAGGACATTCTCCCATTTGAGGGAAATCTCCTCTCATTCTTTTAGTATCAACCTCGATATCGAAATATCCTTTAGTTACTGGATGAACTTCATTTACATAATCTTGAGCAAATCTAGCTCTATAATGATCTTCAATATTTACATCACTACTAAAAATACTAGGTATTGTATTTAAAGCTCTATTAGCTCTTCTATTTCCAGTTTTAATATTCTCATAGAAGAAATCTAAATTTCCAGTTACTTCTGCTATTGTTTTCTGTAATTCAGAAAACTTACATTCCATAGGATGAACTTTATCTTTACTAATATAAAACATATTATGTTCTATATTCACATCATCGTTAGCTTGATAAAATCTATAATTCGGTTCATAGATAATCTCATGATGTTTTGTTCCTGTTATATTATCTTTATACACAACTGTAATAAAATCTTTATTATATTTACCTGTATCTTCATCTCTTCTTGGATAATGATACGAAGTATTTAAAATTGTTAAATCAGATCCATTCGGATGTCTTGTTAAAAGCGCCATAATAACCTCTCCTATCTTGCCCAGTTCTGGTGCAATTATGTATTATTTATATGTAATTCTGCTTGTAAAATTACAATTATATGGTTTACACATCAAATTAATGATTTATAAGAATTGGAGGTATTAGTAATGAAACCATTTACTAGAGAAATAGAAACAAAAATAGAACAACCTACTGATGGTTCTATTATTATAGATTTTACTAAATCTATAGATGTCCCTATTATGGCATCAGATGTAGAAGAAACTACTTCTACTGGAAAGAAAAAAAGAGGAAGACCTAGAAAGAATGATGCTGGATCAGGGATGTCATTGTTTTCTAGTCCTTCTCATATGACACAGGTTGCAGAAAATTTTGATGTGGGTGATGATAAAAGTAAACGTGAATTATCTTTCATGGAAACAAACGAGCCATATGAAAAGAAATATCAGGAAACTAACAATATCCTTAGATCTGCAATTGTTCAGCTTGATTCTACAATGACAGAACTTCAAGGAGATATTGAAGATATTCGTCATTCAAAAACAATGAGAAATAAATATCAATACTTATCTTTATTACAAGGTAGTATGGGTACTATGATTGCAAATAAAATATCTGCTGCTAGAGAATTAAACAATACAATTTCTAAGTGTAATGATTTCGAAATGAAACGATACAAAGAAATCAAAGCGGCAAATGCAGCTAACGATGGCGATGATGATCAAAGAGTTATGGAAATGTATAAAGCATTTGTAAATACTCCTGTTTCGACAAACCCGTTCCCTAATGTAAGTCAGATGGCGATAGCAGGCTCTCCTGTACAGACAATGGCAATAGGGTCTCAGGAAGAAAACTTTGCTAATTATTTAAACAATTTAACACCTCAACAGAATATGATGCATCTTGAAGAAAATCCTAATATACAGCAGGTCGTTGTATATAATCAGGAGAACGGTGCAAGATATTTCGATGTAATTGACATGTCTACAGGGCAGTCTGTTCCTAATGCAGAGAAACATGATGCTATGTTCTTAGAAGATATTACAATAGATTTGAAAAATAAAGTGGCAAGAAATATCAATATTGGAGAAACCTATCCACTGGTACTGATAGGACAACCTCTGATGAATGAATATTAATCCAACATAATGGTAAATATACTACGGTACAATTGGCTGAAAAGTGCACCTCCTTGAAAATTTCAATGTGCGAATTCGGGGCTTTCTTCATTATATTCGTCTTGCCATGATGGATATGAAAAATGATTTTTCATTGTAAAAACAACAACAGTAGGTCATTAATTGTACTAAGAGCATTTAGATAAATGCTATTTCGAAAAAATAAACTGGAGTAAGGCTATAGCCTTACTCCTAGTTTTTGTTGTTATAATTGAAATATAACATTTCCTCTTAAAGTTTCATTAGATACTGGTGTTAAACTTATTATATCTACATTAGTCATATCTGATTCAGATGAATGTGATATAATAAAAGTTTGAGAGATATCAAGTGTTCTGCATATAGCATCAAGTATGACAGGAAACATTGCTCTGTTTGCTTGATCTAATCCACCATCAACTTCATCTAATCTTACAATATTATATATCTGACTAGAATGAAACGCTAATGCAAAGCTCATAATAACAGCTATCATAGATTTTTCTGAGGTAGAACAGTTACTCACATCATCTACAGATAAATTATTCACTTTACATCTTACAGGTATCTTAAATCCATTTTCATCTATAATATACGGAAGTAATTCTAATTCTCCATTAAACAGCATTCCTAATAACTGATTAGTCAAGTTAAGAATTTTATCCATATATAGTTTAATGAATATAGTTTGAATACCTCCCTTTGTTGGAGATGAATATTTCTTAAGTAATTCTATAGTAGAATACTTCTTTGTATATATTTCTAACTCCGATTTATATTCTGCTAATTTATTCAGAGAATAATTAATCTCATCTTTCATATTCTTCAATGGTTCTAATTCTCTAATTATAGAATTTAGCATAGAGTTAGATTTATTTATAGTATCTATCTCTCTTGATATTTTTTCAATATTATCAGAGATTACTCTAAGTTTAGATTCTAATTCCATCTTTTTATTTGTAGCATTGTTGATATTAGAATATATATCAATAGCTCTATTTGTAGCAGATATTTCAGTTTCTATAGAAGCTAGAGCTTTCTGTTTTTCTAATTTTTCAGACTGTTTATTTTCTATAGTAGATACTATATTATTTAGCTTAGTTGTAGTGTCTTCTATCTCTTTCTGCAATTCTAAGATAATATCTTCCTGGGACTTAGCTACTTTATAATCAGCTTCAAAATCCAATAATACCTTTTTATCATTGATATACAATTCAAAGATATTAGCACTATCGATATACTGTGTCATATTATAAATATCATTAAATTGATCCCCTATCTTTACTTTATTGATAAAAGTAGATGTATCAAGAAACTGATTTGCTATTGGAAATTTCTGTATTATTGCTCTATTAGTATTGATAGAACGTATAACGATCTTGATATCATTGTATACCTTCATAATCTCATTAGATTTCTCTAATCTAATCTTTAATTGAGACTCCATCGATATTAAATTGTCAAGTTTATTATTCAAGATATTTAAGTTTTTCTCAGGTTCTTTAGATTGAGCTATCAATGCATCTTTAATAAAACTACAATCATTTATCTTACATGAAGATGGTCTGTTATTAAGAATATCTAACCTATCACACAAACCAATATTATACTGAATTAATTCTTTCGTATCTTTAATATGATTTTGTACTTCTATATATTCCGATTGTGTTGTAGCTAATGCAACCGCAGCATCTTCTCCATTTAATATCATATCACAAGCAATAGATATAGAACTATCATCTGCATATGATTTAATATTTAAGATAGAAGTTCTAATCTGCTCAAATATAGATATAGCGGTAATATACTCATCTTTAGTAATAGATCCTGGTTCTATTCCGCATTTCTTAAATATATTCTCATATTCAAATATGCGTTTCCTGTACTCTGTGATATATTTCTTTAACTGATCTATATTGCTATTAGAAGTCATTGAATTATATTTTTGAGTCTTGATAAATATAATTTTAGATTCCTCTTCTCTTAAAAGAATAGTATCTTGAATAGATTCATCTATAGATAATATATCAGTCTCCAATCTCATTTTCTGACCAGATAACTCCATATACAACTTATTGGCATCTTCTAATGATTTTATCTTGCAACCGTTTAAAGAATGATTATAAAATTCCAATGTATCTTTTACCTGAGAATATTCTGCAAATAATTTTTTATAAGACTCCTGATTCTTTCCTTCAGGGTCTAATATCTTTATTGTAGTTTCTGCAGATGATATCTGAGAAGTTAATGTAGTTTTCTGATTTTCTAATGATACATATCTAGCATCTGCAGCACTCTTATCCATTAAAAGTTTCTGTTCATCTCCAATACTATCTATCTTAGCAGTAATACTATTAATGATAGATTTAAATGAACTAGATCTTTTAACTAGAGTCTTATATATATCATTATACTCAGCAACTGAGTCTAATAAGAATCCTACATATTTCTTTCTCTCTGCAGGAGTTTTTTCTACAATACCTCTATTTTCTACAGAAATATGAGATAATGCCATAAAGTTAGGATCTAAGTTAAACTTGTTAAAAAGTATATCTTTAAATGATCCAACTGTACCATTAGCATTTAACTCTACTGCTCCTGATAATTCCATCTGGGTAAAGAATGCTTTGGTTGTAGCTCTCGCTCCATTACCATAAACTGGATACTGTATAAGTATTCTATATACGGTCCCATCTTGTTCATACGTTAATTCTTTTTCTCCAAGTTCTTTATCTATATATACTTGAGGACTATCTGGTAAAGGATGTAATACACTCATCAATGTAGATTTACCACTACCATTTGCTCCAATAATATATATGATATTATGCTGACATTTTGTAAAATCTATAAAAATATCTTTGATTCCAGATTTATTATATATTCCTTGCAATCCTTTGAATCTAGCTGATAATAATTTCATAATCTAAAACCTCCAAATTTATTAATTTTAGGTTCTGGAATAAATAAAAATAAATCAGAGACTGTAATTAAACAGTCTCTGATGTTTTTAAACTTTGAATATATCCATTCATAAAGTATGAATAGTTTATATCTATCATAGGGTATGGATATCCATGTAACCACATAGGAAAGAACTCTGATTTACAACTTCTACACTTAAGATACTTAATCCCTAATCCAGTCAATTCTCTTTTTCTGTCTATAGATAAAGTTAACTGAACAGGTTTATCATTAACCGTATAAGCTTCTACAGATCTATTCTCTCCGCATAATGGACATGTATCCGCCCTATCATAACTAAATGGTCGTATCTTCATCACCCTCTTCGATATCTGTAGTATCATCTTCATCAGTATCCTGATAGAATAATCCTGGATATGCCTTTTCATCAGCAGCTAATAATAAACTGTTGTCAAGAAGATCATACAGAGAAGTTCCTTTCAACAGATCTCTAATAGACTGTATAGTCTGAATGCTGATTTTATCTGGAGTATTATGAATAACAGCTAACATTGCTGTCATCTCAACATCTCCTATTTTACCATCTCCATATATTCTATCAAGAAGTTTTACTATCATGATGGGAGAAGCATAATACATAAGTTTAGCAAATCTTCCCATGTATCTTACTTCGCTCATATTATCATCTAATCCTTTAAGATGATAATTCATTACTCCAGAAATAGCACTACGCAATGAAGATGCGATTGCATAGATAGCTGTTCTAGAATAACCATCTTTGTCTTCTTCCGACATCAGTGCGTCTATATTGATCAGTATCAACTTACTCAATCTTCCATCAAGTGTAAGATATTCAATATATTTGATATTTGGATTGTGATCTGGCGAAGATGCCAAAATCAATACGATATCAGGACCTTCTGACATTTTGATAGTTTTAACTCTAACTATAGTTAGAGGATCGAAGTCATACAGTAAAGATAGCAGGTGAGGAACTCTACCTTTATCTTTCTTCATATATTCAACTTCTTCTTCTGGTCCTCTTTTTAAAATCTCTACAAATCCATTATAAATTTCATTAAACATTGTAACTTTCCTCCATTAATGTATATAATAATATTCTTCCTTTTTCATGTTTCTCTTTTATAGCAGTACTAGCTATCTTTCTCATTATATTTAATGTATCATCAATAGTCATTGCCGCTTCTTCTTTATCTAGATCTACAAAGTCACCAGTATCACCTGTAGTATCTTTAGTAAAAATCGAGTAATACTCATTTCCATATGATGTAGTGTACTGAATTTTCATTGTATACTCAGATGCAATTTCTTCTGGAGTTCCTACATTAATTAGATAATCTAATTTTATCATAATACAATCATTATATCTATCCATGTATTTGAAGATATAGTTTATGATTTCATCATTGGTACGATTAGTGGCATCTCCTTTTTTAAATGAAAGTATAGGATCTTCATCTAAACTGTATTCAACTGCAATTTCATCGATATTGTTATCTATCGATATATCAGATATCATATGGGATAGATTAAGAATACTTCCATTTCTAGTATATTCATTTATAACTGTACTAAATACTGGTACTGGTATATTATTCATCTTTACATAATAAGCATGGATAATATAGTCACTGCTTCCATAACTGTTTAACATTTTGATAATAATAGATTGATCTTTAGATAGGACTATTTTGATATAGCTCCGACCGGAATCTATTTGAGTTGTATCAAGTGTCTGTAGTAGTTCTAATAGAGTTCTTTCTATTATTGTCACTGCCTGTTCTTTGCTACGAAGCTGTAAGGTTAATTTTTTCATAATTATTTTCTCCTCATACCCAGTAAGATTCGAATCTTACTGGGTATGCTTTTTGTATTTTTATTGATAAAAAGGATTAAAATCCTCAACTATAACTGGTAAAGGTGGTAATACTGGAGCTATATGATAGCATGGACCTTTCTTTTCACAGTTATATTCTGCATGACATTTCACGCATCTTAATCTCTGTTCTACAAAGGATTGCCCTCCGATAGGTAGTCCTTTTGAGTCTATTGCTGCCACATATGTTTCCTCTTCAACTAATTCAAGTTTCCCCCTACATACTGGACATTGGTTTGCTTTTAAAAACTGTATAGGTTTTATTTTTTTCATCTCTATCTCACCTTCCATTCACTTTTATTCATCATGTATGTCATATCTTCAAGATAGCCTTCTGCTACTATTTTAGAATCTGCATATTTAGAATTAGACGGTGTAGATGAGATTTCTGTAAAATCTTGCCATCTTCCTCTTGATCTAACTTTCCCTGGAATGTATGTTTTTCCTAATGAAAGTTCTGCTTCCGATCTTAATTTATATTGCGATTGTGAAAATAAAAAGTATCTATATCTCTTCTTGCCACTTGTAGTTCCAAGCATTTATATTACACCTCTTTCTTTAAAACTTTTCGATTATTGAGATGTCTTTTCATTTTAAAGAAAAATCACTTTTCATATACAAATGGTTTAGTAGATACATTACCAATCTTTGTATAATAAATTTCGCAATCGCAAGATAATAACTGACCTCCGCAAATTGGACAAGTTTCTGAATCACAATCAATATGATGATAACCGCCATATGGAGCTCCGCAGTCATGACAAGTTTCGCCTGGAGATATATTGTGGAGATCTTTTGGATCTCCACATTTTATTCTTTTTCTAACTTCTTTACCATCAGTTACAAAGTTATAATCACACGAAACATGATCTAACATTTCTTTTCCACATGCATTACATTTAGCCATAGTTACACCTCGCTAAACTTTACTGGAGAAATGTCAAGCATTCTTTCATCTACTTGGATAATGAAAGGTACAATTCTTTTCTCCACAATATCAATAGTTTCATCAACAGTCCCTTCTGCTGTATCATCAGGAATAATCCCAATCTCTTTCTGGAATGTAAATACTTCTTTTAACCCTTTCATCTTACGATATTCAAGAAGCATATTTCTTACATCTTCTCTCCAGTTATTAGGTTCACTAAAATCAGAGAAATAATTATCAAATATTGGAGCCATGGGACATAACATTCCAGACATACCCGGATCATTAGGTGATGATGAATCCAAATCGATTCTTCCAAGATGAGATGGATGTACCTGCTTATAACCTTGTGGGATAGCCGAATCTTTTGAATCCCCTAATCCAGATACCCCTTTAAATGTCCATTTAATAGCACTGAAAGCATCCATATCATTTACATTATTCTTACTTGCCATGATTCTATCTCTAGAAATAGCTTTAAGAAGATAATCTGGGAAAGTAAAGATTCTTTTCTCAATTTGAGATACCTGAATCTTATCACCTTCCTCAGAGAATGAAAACATTCCGTTTGATAATTTCAATGCATATAGAGCTGCAATATATTCTGCAAGTCTTACTCTCTTAGTACCAACATCAAGATTATTTTTCTTTCTCAATTCAGAAAATTCTCTGATAATCCAGATCAATACATGATAAATATCTTTCTTATATTGATCTGGAAGTCTCAATGCTTCTCTTGTAGGAATATCATAGATAGATTCCAATGACTCTAATACAGACATTCCTTTTTCTGGAGTTTTATTGCTATAAGACTCACCTAATGATCTTAACCAAAACTCTGTTGTCCAAACCATTTCTGCAGTGAACTCTTTGTTTGTGATACCAAGATATACAGTATACATTAAACTCTGAGCTACTACGTCATTATCAAATAAGAATTTTGGTATAGAAATATATACATTGTGCTGCTTAAGCGTATACCAATTATCATTCTTAGGGTCTTCGTTATGGATATATAATTCTGGAACACCGAGAGCATTCATAGAACCAAGTAACCCATATCTTGCAAGAATATATTTCATTACGGGTACACTTTTGTTAAATATAGCAGATTGATAAAAGTTTCCTTTAACTGCAACTGGAGTATTGATAAATTTAAAGTCTGCGTTATATTTATAAATACGTGTTGCCATGAATAATGATTTGAAAGTCACATTCTGGCACTTAGCGTTACTATTTGCGTTGTTGTAGGTGGAACCATCAACAATCTGATACTTAGGACAATAATAATTCCCAAATATCTTGAAATAATATTTATCCACAAATCGCGGAACCATGATTAATACACGAAGAGTTTTCTCTCCTAAAGATTCTTTTTTTGGATATTTTACTTTGATAAAATAGTCAACTACCAAAAGTCTTATATCAGAATCTTTCAATGCAATATAATCATATCTATTGAAATCTTTATCTTTTGAATCTGATTTTACTTTCTCCTGTTCTCTAAGCATCTTCATCATAGTAGGATAATCATCTACTACAAAGAAGTTCTGCACTTTAAGAGTAAAATATTTACTTCTTTCACAAGATAAAATAACTTTCTTTAGTTCATTGATGATTTCATCATCTGATCTGTCAAACAATTTATCGTTGAATGGAGTTCTGTTTTTATCGTTAAACTCTCTGATAAATTGAAATTGTCCTATGTTGTTGCTCATATTTAAACCTCTCCCTTATTCATCGAAATTCTGCTTTGATGTCAATTCTACCGTAATGCTATTCCCCATAGGATTAGGAACAGTATCGCCTGAATCTGTTGTCTGATCTTCTAATGTCAATGATGCTTTAATATCTAAAGCATTTGCAATTCTAACGATCATCGGTAATGATATATTAGGCTTATTGAAAATCCTTTTATCATTATTATAGTTTGAACCAAATCTAGGTTCATATTTATCCAGATCAATATGCTTCGCAATTACAGCTTGCTTAAGGGCTTTCATTGCTGGGCTATCATCTGGATCTTCTGGTGGAACATAGATATTATCTGGAGATGTAAGGATATCTTTCTCCAGTTCTCTTACCATATTCTGCTTTTCAGCAAACTCTTTATAATTAGCAGCATCTCTATAGTCGATCATATTAGATCTGTTATACTGAGCTGCATTGTTCTCGTCTGGTCTTCTTACATAATTAAACGGGGCATTTCTTCTAATTACAATACCAGCATCCATACTTGTTGAGGGGATGACAGGATATATCATATCCTGTCCAATATCCACTGCCGTATACCCATTAAGATAAGCATCCTGATGTTTAACATAGTGCTCAATATCCGCAACTTCATATAGTCTTCCATTTATAAGTATCTCACGTTTGTCAACCATTTTGTGTAACCTCCTAAAAAATTAAAGCAGAAGAGGATTTACCCCTTCTGCTTTTTACTATTGTTGATTATTTTTCGCTACCTGCGTCATCTTTAATCAACGTTTTCATTTCTCCCTTTGGAAGAAGTGAGAATTCTTTCTTACCTTCAACAACTTCAACTGATGCTTCAAAGAATCCATCAAGTTCAATTGTCCAAGAGCCGCCTTCTTCAACAGCCTGCTGATCAAGAGCGTCATAAAGAACGTTAAACATGTATACTGTAAGCTGACTTACAAATGACAGAGATGTCATTGAAATCTTATACAGATCATATGCTCTGTTGCTGATAATCTTCTGAATCTGTTCCTGATCGATTGTATAAATTACAGTATCTTCTGCAATGTCATCACAATCCCAGCTCCAGAAGTATGTCCAGTTACCTGCAGATGCTTCGCTTGCATCTTCAGACGGAATGTACTGTACACATGCATAAACTACTTTGTTTCCTTTGAGATCCTGAATAAGGATCGCTACCGGATTTGTTTTGTTTTTCAGAATATTCAGTGCATCAGTGATTCCTGCGAATGCTGATTTAAACCAGAATAATGTATCGTCTGGAGTTAACTCCCATCCGATTGATGCACATAATGTGCTGTAGTTCTGTGGTACTGTGCTCTGTTCTAATTTTGTTACGTTTGCCATGATCATGGTCCTCCTTGAAATAAAATATTTTATTTTGTAATATACCATACTGTATATCAAGTATATAATATACTATTATGATATGGTTTACACTTTTTTAAATTTCTACATCGTCCATCTCTGGTATATATAAACCAGGATGTTCTAGAAATTCTTTTACATCTACTACTTTAACTCCATACTTTAAAGCTTTAGTTACTTTAGTAGAAGTATGACCCTTGAACGGTACTAATAGTATTGTTGTCTTCTTTGTAATTCCTGCATCTCCATCGCAGTCAATGAATGGAAATTTGTTAAGAACTTCAGCTAACTGCTTATCTCTGAATCCTGTGAATCTAATCTGGTATTTTTCTTCAGAATTACCTATAGGAGTTTCTCTATATAATCTATTAGATATTATATAATCTATATCTTTTATAAAGAAGTCGAACTCTTCACATATAGTTTTTGCAGTGATAGGCCCTACTCCTTTTATATTTGATATAAAATCTTCTAAAGAGTTATATACAACTCCAGAAGTAGACATAATCGTAAACATATCAGGATTAGCATTTTCCTGAATATATGACATATATAATCTCTCTAGACTAATATTACTGAATATCAACTTCCATTTCTTAGAAGCAATATTAGTAAACCCAAGAGCTCCAATTACCATATAATCAGGTAACGGATTTGTTCTTAATTTGTGAAGCTCTTCGTAGAACTTAACTTTATTTGTAGGTCCAAGTACCGCTAAATCATCTGTAGAACAATTCATGAAATCTTTCAAAGTATATAACCCTAATGTTTCTATTGCTGCTTGAGAGAAATTCTTAACTCCTAACTTACTAAGCATATTAGTAAGTCTCTGATTTTGTCTCTCTTCACAATTCATATTGGGACAATACATTGTTTTACCCCTAGCTGATTCTACAAGTTCTGTTCCGCAACAAGGACAATGAGTTGGAAACATTTCTTCTGGATTTGGTTCTCGTAAATGATTTTGAGTATTTGCATCTATATCAAGTTTATTGACATACGGCATCACATCATTTACATAAGTCACTTCAATCTTATCACCAATGAATAGATTTAGATCTCTAAATCTTTCATATGATGATCCTGTAGACTTAGTATGAATAGATCCAAGAAATTCTATTGGAGTGTAATGAATCATTGGAGTTATTGCTCCGTTCTGTCCTACAGTATAAGTGAATCCGGTAAAGGTAGTTATTCTTTTTAATGGATTAAACTTAACTGCCATGGCATATTGGTTGATAGAGTTCTTTCTTCCTAAAGTATTTACAAGATATGGATCTGTAAATTCAAGCACCACGCCATCATACATGAATCTAGACCATGCTCTAAAATACTCTGCCTCTTCCACGTACTTTTTAATTCTGAATAATAAATTGGTATAGGTATCCTCAATAACAACCCATCTCAAATACTCTCTGTTTGCATAATATTTATTTAGAAATTGTATTTCTGTAACCCTATCAGGTTTAACAACATCTGGACCAAAATCACATTGCAATGGAACTAGAGTTATAAAATCTCTTAAAGCTCTAGCATCAGATGATCCTAATAATCCAATGATAGCTGTTCTTCCATTGATATAATTCGTACCATATAACTCATTAAGTTTCTTTAAATCATCATATAATACAATAGCTTCAAATTTCATACCGATAGGTTCAGATAATTCTCTAGCATTAGGGAACTTATAACCTTCGAAGATAGGCGTTAAATCACTAGCTTCGTTTAAATCAGTATCTCCTCTTGTTCTTGCAGATATAATCTCTGTATTTACATCTGCCTCTATAGATACTCCATCATACTTAAGAGTACCAATCATTTGAATAGGAGTATTGTAATCAATCAAACCTCTGTTCAATAATGGAACAAAGAAGTCTCTTTCTAATACAGTAACATTTGAATCTTCAAACACTCCCAAATCAATAGCCTGTTTATCTAAAACAAACTTACATTTCTCAAGAGTACCTACTAGATTAGGATAATTATGAGAAACGGTTCTAACCCTTTTACTTATATAAGAATCTTTTACACCTAATCGTATAAAAGGTTTCTCCATATTAGCTCTTGGGTCAAATGCTCTGTTCATATTGAGGATAGATGGATAGAAACTTTCTTCCAATTTAATCATATCCTCAGTAGTCATTCTTGTGAACGGTTTAATAGGTTCATTAGAATCAAGTTTTGGAGAATACTTATCATTCACATTGATAGTATCGATAGGTATCGCTCCTACAGGACAACGATTATAATCTATACGCTGCAACTGGGCAATCAATAGATCATATATGCCATCATCTATCGGCAATACATCAGAATCGCTATAGTTATACGTAATATTACCAATATAAATAAGATTGGTTAAATCATCTAATAATGAACTTGTATTCTTGATAGAATCGTCTGGATAATTCAATATTTCCATAGCTCTTTCACTTATGAATTCTATATTATCATAAGCTGCTGAAAAATTACCAGACTTTAATTGTTGCAGTATCTCTTTTAAAGATATCATTTTAAACCTCCTTCGAATTTTTACAGGTAGGATATTTTGTTATCCTACCTGTATTATTATCAAAGATATAATATATCATATCCGTACTCTTTAGCACATTCATGCTCAATTTTACATCCACGTGCATTTTGGTATCCTTCTACAAATACAACCAAATCACACTTGCTCATTAATTTCAATGATTCAGAAAGACAGTATAATGGATTTGCATCTTTATGAAGATCTTTTTGGTATGACTCTGCTATAATAACTTCTTCATCATTAAAAATCTCAGATACTTTATCTACAGCTTTCATTCTTTCATCTAAAATTTGCTGTTCTGTTTTTCCTCTCATAGGTTGACTAATAAATATTTTCATAACGCTACCTCCTATTTATCATCTCTGTAGGTGAATGGTCTATACTTGAAAGGTTTCTTTCTAGCAGCAGCCTCACAAGCAGCCATCCAGTTAAGATAATCTTCCATATTTTGGATAATCTGTTTATCTACTTGTATAAATGGTTTTATACTTGTATCTCTTGTAATAGTGAATGGTTTTCTAGTAAACGGTTTAGTTGTTTTCTTTCTAACCTTTTCAAATTCAAGTTTATACCCAATAGATTTAAGATAGGTATTTAATATCTCCGCACTACGGTTACTTGAATTTTCATCAAGTTTAATATCCACCAAATACGGATCATCGATAAACATGTTCTCTACAAGTCGTCTTGCATGTGGTGATACTGAATGAATCATCAGCATTGTGATTACATTTTCAAATCCAATATGACCAAGGTCTCCACATTCCATATCTCCAAAGTTTACAGGAGTAGCTTGATGTGTAGACTTATAATACTTATTAGCTTTATTTCTACTATTCTCATTTCTAAGGTTAGTAGAAGATAATGAAGTAACTGAATGTTTCTCTTCAGCATACTGCTGTAATCTGTACATTGCAATATGACCAACAACTCCAGGTCTTCTTGCTGGTACAAATCTAATCTGTCCAGTAGATGATTCTAATGGCATCATTATTCTTCTCTGAGTTACATAATCAAATGCTTTGTATAACTCTGCAAGCATATCAAGACTCATTGATTCTGTCATAGGTTGAATAGATAATACAATATTTCCACTATCTACAATAGACTGTAAGAAAATATCTCTTTCTTCACTAGATAACGCATTGATATATTGTACCATATCTTGAGCTTCCTTAGGTGCACAGAATCCCAAGAATTTAATAATTTCCTGAAACGCTTCATTTGTATCAAAGTATCCTAATTTAATTAAGTCAGTAATACATTTACCGACATGAGTGAGTGACATTTCATGCCACTGTCCAATATTCTCACGGTTAATACAAGTTGAACTATTGATAAGGATCTCAATAGGTTCATCTGTAAGAGTCAATCTTGGCATCTGATCATCTGGAAGTACTTTAGCGATAACACCTTTTCCTCCATATCTATTTGCCAATTTATCTCCTGTAGATGGAATATTCAATTCTTTTACAATAAAGTCGATAACAATACCGCTATAGACTTTCTGATTTCTAAACTGAACTCCATCCAATTCTCTTTTAAAGTTGTAATACATCTTACCTAAATGATAGTCTAAATCAGTGTCGATAAGATTATATTGTTTCTTAAGTCTGTCAATAGTGCTAACAAACTCAGTTATAAACCTAATATGGTCATTATAACAATATAGAACCTGAGAATTAGAGTACTTCTCTTTTAAAATCTCAGGATTATTACAATGAATATCCATATCAATAACTATTCCATTTTCACCTGGAGTGTATTTATCATCAGACATAAGAATATTCTGAAGCATACTTACTGACTGAGTGAATAAAGAATCTTCAATCTTCTCTCGTCTTACTGCACATAAAATACCATTCTTAATAGATTCACCGATCATAGGAAAACTCTTATAATGATCATCATCTCCCATAAGATTAAGAAGGATATCATTATCATTGATATTTACTGTTACTCTCTTATATAATCTTGACGTTAACTTCTGTCTTGCTGATTCTGATAACCAGATACTGTCTTCCATAGTTACATCAGTAGTCACATAAGTTCCAAGTAAGTTTACACTATCCATTGGATTCATACTCTGGTCAAATGCTGTCGATTTTCTCAATAATTCATCTTTTGGAACTTCGTACGAAATATCCAAATTATCAAGAACTGTATTGTCATAAGCATATCCATACGTCTCGGTTGAATGAGTGTATTCTTTTCTCTCAATAAAGTTGAGTTTATTGTTATGGATATTTCTTAAGATTAAGAAATAATGATGCTGAGGAGCATCAGCAAACTTAGATACCTTTGCCACAACTTCATAATCAGTATCGGCTTTAATAATAGATGAAGATCTATCTCCATATTCTTGTTCATAACCAGTCATTACAAATGGGACTTCTGGATGAACAAGAGGTAATGATTGTTCCACATGAATAGAAAACATAAGTTTTCTTGATCCAGAATTACAGTCGACAAACGGTTGACATAACCCTTTTCCTAAAATTTCTTCTTTGCTGTTTAATCTCTCCGCATTCTGTTTAATGTCTTGACTGAAATTACTTTCCATTGACGTTTTTCTCCTCTCTGTGTTTATTATGTTTCTGTACATTACTGTCATATGTATGGCATAGATACTTATTAGGAATAGGAGAGATGGTACACGGACGACCCGTGTACCAACAAATATACTCCTCTTCTATATATGTAGCCATATCGCAGTATATATTTTTATCAGGCATATACACTATACCTCCTTCAAATATATAATATATCACTAAGCAGCCATTTGAATCTGTGACAAGATCTGTGATGTAAGATCAAATGTATTTTCTTGAGACTCATCAACCCCAGGATCATAGATAAGTTCCTGAAGTGCCTGTAAGCAATATGATATGAATACTTTTCTAAACTCTTCGTTTTCTCTAAGTTTAGTTTTAAGATTCTTCTGAGAGAATTTCAAATCATTTCTATCTCCCAGATACAATCCAATACCTGCACCATTAACCAACTTCTTAGTCTTCAAGAAGTAGTATAATGATAACTCAGCATCAAAGCCTCCACTGTAATTAAATACTAATGTTGTCTTTTGACCTACAGCTGAAGTTCTTGATTTCAACAATGTAAAGTCTACAAGAGAACCATCAATACCTAACCCCTCGTCAGATTTCATCTTCGAATGGTCATCAAGTCTAACCAGTAGGTTTGTTACATAAATAGCAGCTCTACCTCCACCTAATCTTTCTCCAGGTTTAAGATATGATAACTGCCCTTGACTCTTAGAAAATGGAGAGATATCTACATTTTCTGTAATATGGTTTACTACAAATAAGATGATATTTGCAGATTTAAGCATTGGAATAATACGTTTAAATACCGTAGTATTAACCTTAGCTGCGGCTGTAACTGACATCTGTCCAGATAATTCTTCTTCCTCTGTATATTTATCTGGTGTAAGCATAGCCAAACTATCAAGAATATATACAGACGGTTCCATCTTATAAATTTTTTCACCGTTAGCAGTATATGCACCTGTATCATATGTAATTTGATCTGCAACTTCCATTTTTAAATCGTGAACGTATCTGATACGTTCATAGAAGTTCTCTGCAGTAACACCTGTATTTCTAGGAATCCATCTTTCTTTGAAATCTTCTCCATACATATTCAACAATGCCTGTGCTCTGGTATCAACAATACCACCTTCAACACTATCCATCCAAATACATGAAGATTTAAATGGTCTAATGATATTTCCAGCAGTCTGTACACACCAAGTAGTTTTACCACTACTAGATCTACCGATAACTGTAACCATTGAACCGTCTACAATACCAATGGAATTATATGTAAATTTCATATCATCTTTCTTGACATGAACAACTGTTCCATTCATAAAATCAAATGTAAGAAATCCTGTCGGATATGCAAAATCTGGCTCACTTTCTTTACTCATTCTTGGGTCTTTAATTGCTTTCATTTTGGTTCTAAATAGACTTTCCACTAAACCCATAACAAAAACCTCCTTAATAAATTTTACTATATAGTTTTTACTATAATAAAAAATAACCTGATTGTACCTAAAACCATATAATTAGGAAAAAATAAACCAGGTGCAGTTTATGCACCTGGTTATATTTATTTTGTCGTTATATAAACTCCTTCAGTTTTCAACTGATCAATTGCACACAATACTCTCGGGTAATCTTCTTCTGAACAGCTCTCAAGATTCAATCTTAATGGACTGTCAGGGTACCATATTTGTCTGGTCTCTTCAAATCTCACTAATCCTGTCTTGATGTCGGCTATTGGAAGCTCATTCATAATATCAAGCATTGCTAATGTAATCAAACCATAAATTTCACTTGAGTTTGAATTCATATTTTGCGGAGATACTACGTCAAGTAATACTCCAGTAAACAGTGGAAGTACATGCTCAAATAACGCCAAATATATATCGACAATTTTTTGTTCCGATAAAGAAGTTAATGGCTGACTCATAAGAACTTTATTAAGTCTCTTTACATTTAAAACTTCTTTTTCAGACGAATATCTAGCTAATGCTAGAAGAGATGCCATATCCTCGGGAAGAGGAATAGTACATAATCTTGGTATCTTATCCCTATTGACTGTTTTAGATAATGCCATCAGTAACCCACTGATATATTTATCTCTATCGTTTTCATCAATCATAAGATAGTCAAATGACATCTTATTCAATCGACGTTTTGTTTGAGATGTGATATTTTCTGGCGGAATATTATACATTACCTGAGTCAATGCGATAATAAATTTAGGTTGCATAAATAAATCAATAAAGTCACTCTTCTTATTATTATCTTTAGACTCAAAGATATCTGTAAGAATAGTATCATAATAATCACGGACCAGGATATAAATATCCTGATCGCTAAGATTATCTAATGATTTGATCTTATCTGCAAGCATATCATTTGTTAGTAGCACATTGGCTGAAAAGTCTATTGTTACTGATCCAGTATCTTCTGCTGGTTTGATATACATTTGATCACCTCATTTTATTCGTATTCACTATTAGCTCCATCTGGAACTGATACCATTTTTGTTTTGGTATTTTTAAAGCCTGCTTCTTTTGGGCTTTGCATATTCTTAAAGAAATCAGCTTTACTTACAGTTGATTTTTGTTTGTCTTTCAAATCAAATTTCTTATCAGAAGCATCGATTTGTTTCTCATGAATTGTACTGAAGAACGGGTCATTGTTCTTGTTGACACGATTAACGGTAGCTTCGTAATTCTTATAGATAGCCTCAACTTCATCTGTAGGCATCTGCATACCTGACGCAATGAACGAGATAAACTCTGGCATACTGTTTACTTCATTTTGAATATGCTCAAATTTTTCATATGGCTGACCAAATCTATCGATCACAATATCAGCATAATCAATAAAGTCAGCACTTTCTTCTTTGATATTCATGATAACTCCAAGCCTAGCCATACCTTTAGTATCAATATCTAAAGCTTTGGAGTTATCAAGAGTATCAATAACAGCCTGTCTGAATTGTTCTCTATTTTTGATTTTCTCTGTGAATACACAAGTCTCAATGATCATGTATCCTTCTTCTGTAGAGATCTTCAATAAGTCTGTAGGGTCGATATTGTGTTCTGAATCTCTCAGCTGAAGACCCATAAGAACTGAGATCTTTTTACAAAATTCTTCATTAGCTTTTTTCTCAGCTTTGATTTTGTTATTGTTACATTCAGTTAAAAACTTAGAGTTCTTAATACAACTTACAGTGTAATTGTTCTGCATTTCTTTGAAGAATTCAACAGTATTAGCCATACCACGAACATCATCTTCAAATCCTGCAATACCAAATACGTGAACAGGAACTCCAAGAGATTCCTTTATATATTTAGCAAGTAACGGAGCAGAACCTGATCCTGTACCACCTTCAGTAGAAGCTACAATAATACAAAGTTCACATTCAGTTTCTTCTCCAATTCCTAAAAATTCTTCAAGACCAAGAGTATCTTTCATAAGACTATCTCTACAAAGGTCAAAAGATAAATTTCTTTCTTTTCCACAGCCACCATAAGCATTTACATACTGTCTTACGATAGCACCTTCTTTGTTCTGATATTCTGCAGGAATATCTTTAAGCGTACTGTTTACGAGCATAGTGTGCTTTACATTGATAATACCATTCTCTACAGCCGTAATAGATGCTTTATTTCCTGCTGCTCCAACTCCAATTAATCTACAATACATTGTTATGTATCCTCCTTAAAAATTTTTATTATTGAAATTGTTGAAATAAGCTTAAAAGCTTATTCTATACAATATCCAACCGCATTACATACTCTCTGATAATACTGCTGAGTAAAGCTATCATCTCCACCACAATATTCTTTTAATACTCTCATTGTATTACCATTATATTTCTTATATAAATAATCTAAATAGCTAGCCATCATTCTTATATTACTTGCCGGATCATACGGAGTTACCGAATGATCATATGATGTATTTAGAAATTTAGTAGAAACATATTCTCCTGTTTCCGGCATAAACTGTCCTAATCCTGCAGCACCAGAAGATGAGTTTGTAACTCCAGCATGACCTTCTGATTCTACCATAATAATACCAAATAATAAATTTGGATCTAATCCGTATTCGGTCATGAGATTGTGACCTAACTCTAACAATTCAAAATTCAAATCATTCCTTTTACCCTCGGTATCATACAAAGCGTAATCGTAATTTGTTGTTATTTCTGCCTTATATGATACTTCATTAAAAACTTCTTGCCTTATTTTTATTTGTTCCTCTAAATTAGTCAGCTCTGTTTGTTTGGTTTTTATTTCTTCATTAAGTTGATTTATTTGATCTTCCACTACATCTAGTGTCATATTAGCACCAACTAACTCTCTATATCTCCCTTCATATTCACTAAGAGATAATTCTAGTCTCTCAATATGTTCGGCATTGTTCATCATTACTGATATGAATAATGTAGTTAGCAATCCAATAAGCGCAATCATAAGCATTAATGCTACAACTGTTAAAATTCTAAGTCTCTTATTTTCTTTTTCATATTTTTTTCTTTTAGTTTCCATTGATAAAACTCCTCCTGTGATAAAAAATTGCTGGTGAGATATTCTCTCACCAGCTTTCAATTTCAAAAACTACTTGTCAGTTGACTTGTCTTTACCAAACTCTGTGGCATTCTTCGGAATAGAAATTTTTCCATTCTCGTCAACATAATCTTTACTGATAGGTGTAGTACCTAAACCAAGGTCTCCCTGTTCAGTAATACAATAAGAACCATTCTGGTTATTACGTTCCATATGTAAGTCCTCCTTTCCTTTCCATATAAATAATATATCATTATTTATTGTCTTTGCACTTGTCGGTGTTTATTTTTAAGAGTATATGCAGTGTAACCATCTTCATTTACAAGATTGGTTTCCAGTAACGCACTCATCATATATACATCTACAAGATTTCTGGATAAAGAATCATTCGGATCATTTGGTATATCATCCTGAGTAACAAAACCTTTTGTACTTATAGCAGCATTCATAGCGGCTTTAGCTTTCATTGAATCAGCTTTAGGTCTTGCAAATTCATACATAGTGTCATATAATCCAAGAGTAGCAAGGCCTTCGAATTCTCTGTCAGATATAGCAGTACCTTTATCTTGTCCGATAAGTCTGCCACCTTTCATATCTCGGTTCTCAGTTTCCAAGCTCCATTTACTTTTCTTGGTAACAATTTGTTGAACTTTTTTGTGATGTTGATATCCAACCATACACTTAGCAGTTTTAACAGGATTTCCATTTTTATCTCTATAAAGATATGGTAAATATATCTCTTCGAGTAATGGAACTCCTGTATAGTCACATGCTTTTACGCAATCCGCCATAGAAGGTTCTGTAACAGTTTGTCGCATCTGGAATTTAAATGGGTATTTCTTTGAAATAAACTCCATAAACTTAGTATCTGTCATTGTAGAAAATAGCTCTTTATAATATCTTGAATTTGTACCTGATTTATCAAGTATATCAAAAAATCCAATTATATAAGATTCTATCTTCTTTCTCTGAGCCTGTGAAATTGTTTTAGCCACAGGAAACCCTCCTATCTAATGAATCTTGCTTGTCCAACTCCACCAATATTAACACCAGGGCGTTTATATTTCTCTTCAGGAACAGGAGCAAGCGTATCTCCTTTAAACATATCCTCTGTTACTTTATAATCTGGAGCAAGAGAATCAATGAAATCTTTGTTCACAATTCTAAAGTTAAGGATATCTTTTGTAGGTATAATTAATCTCTTAGCTGCAAATTTATCAGAGCAATCAATTACAAGCTTAGAAGAATAAGATTCAGGTTGTGTATTCATAACAACCGGTCTAATATCTACTAACTTACAAGCTTTAAGTAATTTATTGCCATTATAGTTAAATTTGAGCAATAAGTAATCATTTACATTGAACACTCCGCTTTTAGTAGATCCATTATCAAATAATAATCGAATATCTACTGAAAACAAAAGCTGTGAATTATTTTGCAATAGCATACTATTACCTCCTTATAAATAAGTATTTATAAGAATGTTTAAGCTTATGCTCCTGTGCTGCCTAATCCACCTTCTCTAGCTTCTGTAACATCGTCATCCACTGTAATTCCGTAAGGAACAAAGATTCCCTGACAGAATTTTGATCCTGTTTCAAAAACGCAAGTCATATTTTCTCTGGAATCATTTGTAAGTTTGATCATAATATGACCCTCATTTTTAGGATTATTGTAATAATCAGAATCAATAATACCTACAGTATTATCTAACTGAAGTCTGTAATTAAATCCAAGAGATGATCTTGGGTATTCTTTTAATACCCAACCTTCAGCAATTTCGCATTTAATACCTGTAGGAATAAGTACAGATACCCCAGGACGTAATTCAGTATTTCCAAATGGGAAGAAGAAATCGTATCCTGCAGATCCTTTTGTTGATCTCTTAGGAAGTTTAATTCCTGAATAAACAACACTTGCATCATTCACAAGTTGCTCTTCACTATATGCAAATGAATCTTCTGCTTCAACTCCCTGCTGTGCTTTCATGATAGCAATCCACATAGGTTTAAAAGCAGCTAAGAAAGTCTCAAAACTCACTTTTTCAAATCTCGCAATTCTGGGAATACGATATCTTTCTTGAATCTGATCGTCTTCTGTGCGATCTTTATCACAACCGCATTCTCCACAATTACAATTTTCTCCACATCCACATTCATCTGTTTCTTCTGTAGCCTCGACAGTATCCTGTACGTTTTCTTTTGCTACTTCTACAGCATCTTCTTCATATAAAACTACTTTGTCTTCATTTGTCATAATTAAAATTCTCCTTTATTTTATATTTTATTATCTTGTTTCTGGTATAGCAAAAAATAAATAGGAAGTACCAAATGGTACTTCCTATAATCTATGTAAATGGACCTTCAGGGACTTGAACCCAGGACTTACAGTTTATGAGACTGTCGTTCTAACCAACTGAACTAAAGGTCCTAATTAAAAAAAAAGAATTGAAAGGAGTAGAGTCAGTATGAGCCGACTGACTCTATTTCCATGCCAAAAATAGTTTATTCACACGAGAGGATCTGCTTGTATCCTCAACTGGGCTAGCTGGATTCGAACCAGCGAAGTGCAGGAGTCAAAGTCCTGTGCCTTACCGCTTGGCGATAGCCCAATAATAAAAAATAAAATCAATTGTAATTATAGCGAAGGGAGGCGTCCCTTCCTCCCTTTCCGGTTCGCTATAATCAGAGGCCACGCGGGGCGTGACAAACGTCAATGGGTTGAGAGATTTATTTTTCTCTCTACTTATTTGTTAGTACAGTAATATTTTTTAACGATGCTTATATCGTCATCAATAATACTAAAATTTCTTGTACTTAAACTATTCATTAATCTAATAATAATTTCTCTATAATTATCATTAGAATTATTAATAGAATCACATAATACTCTTTCAATTTTTCCTCTCCTAACAGTATATGGAGTGGAATCATATATAAATCTCAATATAGACAATGCTAAGAGAACATTAAATGAATTTTCCGGAGTTATATTCTTATATAACTCATGATCAACTTTACATATTTTAACCAAGTTATAAAATACTGTTATTAGTATTCTAATATCCTTTTCCACTCTAAGTTCTGCTAGGTATTTAGTATCTATTGTTATCAATACATCTAACAAGTTTAATCGCTGACGTTCTGTTTTTAAATCGTATGATTTGGTCAGTAGCTCTTCATAATCTGAAAGATGAATATTAAATTTTGATATCATTAAATCTTTTCTGATCGATTTCATATACCTGTTTAAAGCCAATACAAAATCCGTAGATTCCACAGCTTGCTTTAACATAGCTTCGCAGCCCTGGAGACTTATCATATTTACACCATAAACATCTTCGATACGTTGAGTTTCACATTGAACATAATCAGGATCTAATGCTGAATGAATACTATCATATATACGAAACATATCGTAACTTCTTGTAGCATTCTTCTCTAAAGTATCATGAGCCAGCATATCAATAGCAGCTTCTTTATTTAATACTACAGCTACGTCTAATCCGTTAATAATCATAACACCAGGCTTAAGATAATTAAATAAATCCATAGTACCAACACTGAAATATCTTAATATAGTAAGCTCTTGTTCTGTTAATGGAAACCATTTGTATTTCATCGATTTGCATAAGAAATCACAATATAAACATATGCTCATATCACTTCTAAGAATATCTTGATATTCTTTATACATATCCATACTGATCTGGTTCAGATAATAAGGCATTCTCTCTAAAATAGATACAAATATTATTCTATTAGAAGACCTATATGGACAAAGTTTATATGCAATATCATATACAGATCTTCTAAACTTTTCTAATTCTCTTATATCAGATCTATGAGCATATACATTTACAAGAGATACATAATCATCGGCATCTAGTAACTCTTCTAAATCATATACTGATTTTATTGCTGTTATTTCTGGATTAGATATATTGCTTATAATCTCTATAAGCCCTGCATTAGATCCAATAGTATTAACAGTCCCTAATGGACTGGTTGGTACTCTATCATGCCCATACATCTCAAGAATTTCTTTATCAGAATATCTTAAGATGTATTTGTCTATAAATGTACAAACTTCAATATCAGTAGCAATTTGTAAAAATTTATGGATTGCGCATTTTAAAGATTTTCGTGTGCCTCTTCTAGCTGCTGCTTCTTTTCTTTTCCTGATATCAGATTCTGATTTTTCGCATAAAGCCATCCAGTCATCAGTACGACTATACACATTGCCTAAAGTTCCAATAATCAGTTCGCTAACTGCATCCATCATATCATCGTACAGATAATCTCTTTCAGAAGATTCATTAAAGAATCTATCCTCTGCCATTTCATAACGTCCTACATTTCTACCTTTTCTCATTTTAAAGTACCTCCTAAAAAGTTTTATTATTTATAGTATTCTCTATCACTGTTATAATATACAAATATATTTATTCAGTTTTACATCATAATAATATTATAAAAGGAGGAATAATATACATGATAGTACAAGAAGTATATATAGGAAGAGTTCCTGAAATTGAAGATATCTTTAATGAATTCAAAGAATTAAGACATACATACGCAGCTTGGAAAACTGGTAATACGTCTAAAAGAACAGCTAAAATAGAAAAGATGATAGAAGATTTTTGGGGTTTCAAAGCATTTAGTTTAGATATAGATCCATCTTCTTCACCAAATGCATTTACCTATCCAGTTGCTACCAGTATAGATATAGATCCATCTAAATATATTAAAACTACATCTAAAGGATATTTCTACACTAAAGAGGCTAATGTTGCAGCTTTATCAGTTATAACTAAAGGATTATTCTGTAATAAATCTTTTAGCGATGAAGAGGCTTTTGCAGTATTTCTTCATGAAATAGGACACAGTTTTGTACATAGATCTCCTATGATCATATCTCAACAGGAAGTTTATAAGACATCCATGATTATACAAATTGTACAAAATATTATATTAGGAATATTAATGGCGAATCCTCTTATAATATCAGATGCAATTTCAGCTGGATTATCTAGTAGTAATTTTTATAAATTATTCATGACTAGGATCAATAAAGCTATCAAAAAAATCCCAGTATTAAGAGAAGTCAATATGTCTCTCAGTTATTTAACTTCAGTATTTATGAATACTGTAGGTAATATATTTTATACAGTTACTACCTTGACAGGATTAAATTATTTGCTTACCAAGTACAGTAAATATATATACGATAGTGTAGGAAAACAACAAATAGAAATATCTGGACGGGCAAATGCATATCAACGATCTTTAGAAAGATTATCAGACGACTTTGCATCTATGTATGGATTTGGACCTCAATTATCTACTGCATTAGTTAAAATGGAAAACCCTGACAATCAAGGATTATTTATGAAAGTGACTCATTCATTCCCTATAATTGAGGCAATATTTAATAAAACAGATGCATTAGCTATAGAATTAAATGGATGCGTCGAAGCTCATCCGTCTACATCTGATAGAATTTTATCTATATTAGATGGAATGGAAAGCGATCTTAGAAAAGATAAAACAATGCCTGATAAAGTAAAGAAAGAAATAAAAGCAAATATTCAAGCGCAAAGAAAAGTAATTAGCGATATTAAAAACAATGAAGGTCCAATTGCTAAGAATAGAAATGATTATCTTCAAGCATTAACTATTCTTGGTATAAAGAACGGTAATACTGAAGATTTTATGGAAAAGAGATATACCGATAGAGATGCTTTGGAGAAATTCTATAAAGAACGTAAAATCAGAAAAGAAGCTGTTGTTAGAGAACAAGCAGAAATGGAACTTGATATGTTAGAGCTAGAAGAATTTTTATAAAAAGAATGGAGATAGGAATGTATTCCTATCTCCAGTTTCTTTACATTTTTATATAAGATTTATCCAAGATGCGTTCGAATAATATCTTTCCTTCTTCTTTAAGTTTCATATAGATATCAAACGTATTAATATTTATATGATCTAATACGTATTGTTGTACAATTGGATCTCTAAGATTAACACAGAACTGAGTATGGTATTTTGACATTGCTTCATCTACTGTATAATTAGGCCCGTTCCAAGTAGCAAATGTATCGAAGTAACAAATACCATCAGTTATATCTTTGGTATGAATAACTGCTTGGTTTGCAGATCCTCTCCATTCAAGATTAGGATCTAATCTATCTATCTTAAACTCTCCATCTACAATGACATCGAGATATTGATATATCTCTTTCTCTTCAACATATTCAAAATCATATCCTGTGTATAACCATATAGTTTTATCAGGATATTTTTCCTTAATTTCTTTACAGAGTTCTGTTACATCTTTTTCGTTTGCACAATGCATTGGATCTCCACCACTGAAAGTAATGCCATCAATATAATCTTTATCCAATTCTGCAAATATTTCTTGTTTTGCAGCTTCATCAAACAGTATTCCTCCACCAGGATTCCATGTAATTTTATTATGACATCCTTCACATGCATGGCTGCATCCAGCAACCCATAAAACGACTCTTAATCCTTCTCCGTTAAGCATATCGTCTTTTGTTATATTATGATATCTCATTATATTTTCAACCCCCTGCTTATTTTTTCAAATCTATATTTTTGTTTTATATTTGGGTACTTTATACTATCAACTTCAGATTCAAATTCATCTACAGGTCTCACATATGTATTGCCATCCCCATATAACGCTTTATAAATAACTACCGGCTTATCTGTAACTGTATCTATAGCTTTTCCTAGCACGATATACAAATACATATTAATATCAGAAGTGTCAGTAAGCAATTCACGTTTAAAATGTTTTACTATATCTCCAGACTTAAATCTATTCATAACTACATACTCCTCCTATCTTTAATTTCTGCCATTTTAGCATCATTCAATCTACTATCTCCTTTTACTCTTGAGAAAGACAGATACCCGTTCATTCTATCGATCTTAGTAAGATTTTTACTACCGCATACAGGACACACATCCATATTCAATTCTTCGTGACCACAATCATCACAATATGAAAGCGCTAAATTTACTCCTTCATATAGTCCCATTTTCATAGCTCTTCTAACAAGAGTCTTAATAGCTTTAATATTATATCCAATTGGATATTTTACATATTGAATCTTTCCTCCATTAGATAATTCCCAGAATCTATATTCTTTATCTTGCTTCTCTATAGGAGACATCTCTTCAGATACATGACAATGGAATGAATTTGAAACATAATCTCTGTCAGATACATTTTCAACAATTCCGTATTTTCTTCTGAACTGATCTACCTGTTTACCGCATAATGACTCGGCTGGAGTCCCATAAATAGCGAATAAATGATGGTCTTCTTTAGAGTATTGATTTTTCTTTTCATTTATATATCTCATTACTTCTAATGCAAATTCACCATCTTCTCTAATAGACTTGCCGTTATATAATCTCTGCAATTCATTCAACGCAGTAATACCAAACGATGCAGTTGCAGATTCTAATAATGGAGCAATACAATCATCCATTCCAAGATGTCCACCATAGAATCCACCTTCACAATATGCTAATGGATTGCAAGATGCTTTCATTTTTCCTAAATATTCATAAGTTCTATTATGAATATCTCTAATCATTTCAAGATAGTAATCAAGAACTTCATAGAAATCTTTTTCTTCTTCTCTAGCTTTAGCTAAGATCATAGGAAGATGCAGTGATATAGCTCCAATATTAAATCTTCCTTCAAATACAGGAACATCTGTATCATCTAATTTAATCTGCCCACCTTTTTCCCAGTAAGGTGAAAGAAATGCTCTACACGTAATAATCGATTGTCGCCAATCGTACTGACTAACTTTTCCCTCCGAAGTGCCCTAATCTTCATCAACAGGCGGTATCTTTGGAAGTGGTGCTTATCTCCACCTCTACTTGGCTACACTCATCACCAATAGTCGATTAACCTTATTAAAGGCACAGCTTCATCTATAGTGCAAACGAATCTCTTCTCCTATAGACCTATCTGTTAGCAATTCTGTTTAAGAATCACACCCACTAAGCTAGTGGTTTAATACCGTTTTACATGGGCTGATTTGCACTTACCCATAGGACTAATAACCTTCTTATATTGCTTATACATGTCTGCAATATATCCTTCTCCGCTCATAGATAACCAATCAGGATACATTGTTTTTGATGAGCAATATATTCCAGCTTCAAAAACATCTTCTGCTTCTTTACCTTCTCCATGAATATTTTCATCATATAAGAATACTAATTTTGGGAATAAAGTAGCTTTCTCAAAACCTTTCTTTCCCTGCCCTTTAGCATGTCTATGTAAAATAATCTTAGAGATTTTCTTACCCCAAAATGATGTATTTAAGCCAAACGTAATTGTAATAAATGGATAGTCTCCTCTGCTAGAAGCTACGGTATTGAACTTATATTCCCATCCCTGGTATCCTTGTTCAATTTCTTTTTCTGTAGCTTCAATAGCGAATTTTTCTACATTCTCTTTCGGAACACCCATAGCTTTATATTGTTCTTTATATCTTTCATATGATTTAATAGCATATGGTTCCATAATAAAATCTACTTGGGGAATAGTAAATCCTCCATACTGTTGCGATGCCGACATAAGAATCACATCACCTGCAACATCAAATGCAGTATCAAGTGTTTTTGGCTCATTGTACCACATATTGGACATCTCAAAACCACCTTTTAACACTTCACCTAAACGGAAAAGACAGCAATTTCCTGTAGGTATACCGCCTTCTAAAATAAAACTATGATCGTCCTGAACATCCAGACACCATACTTGAGCTTTTGGGTTTAGAATGGCTGGTTCAATTCCAACCAACTTCCACGTTCTGGTTGCTTGATTTGCGCAAATTCTATACTGTATAGTAATATCCGATCTTTCTCCATAATTAGTAATTTGACCGGTGCAATCATATTCGCTAGATATATAATATCCGGCCATATTCAAAAGATCTTCCATATATTTACACATTTCACCTGTTTGCTGTATTCCTCTATATTCATTAGTCTTAGATGTTTTATATCTAAAACCGTCTGCGCATAGAAATCCATTCACATAATATAGTATATTATCGGCATTTAGCAAAAAGAATGGTATTTCTTTAGCGTGAACATCTTGCATTATAATACGTCCATCACCGTTCAACGAATCTGGATAAGTTACAGAATACCCCAAAGACTCAAATCTAGATGCGTATCTTATTTTATCCCCACATAACCTAACGATCATGGTAGGAATATTATTATTCATAACCACAGACCCATCACCCATAGCAAATCCTAAACACCATAAATTCTTCTCAAGATTTGTTAAATCGTCCCAAGAAAAATCTGTAATATCAGGAGCTGCAATAAGAGAATCTCCGATTTGTATATTAGTCGTCTCTGTTCCATCTTTTAATATCCATCTGTGATCTCTAGTAGCATATACCTCTCTTACACTTCCGCTGGCACGTTTAAATATCAATTTATATATCTTCTGCCATCCATAAGAATGCACTGTGGCAGGTTTCCAATTTCCTTTATGAGTTAATACTCTTATCATATCCCCTTCTTTAAAATCATAGAACGATCTTACTCCCCTATCTGTAATAAATCTAGTAGATCTATCAAAACAATTCATTGTATCTCTTCTAGCTGACATATCATGAATATAAATATATCCATCCTTAATAGCCTGGATTTCATCTTCGTTTAAGAAGAACTTCTTATATAATTCTTTATTCAATGCATTCAATGTAAGAGTTCTTTTTGTGGATACTAATTTAGAATCAGTATTGGAATTCTCTTTATCTCCTAAGAACATAATTCTATTAGATTCTTCTACAACTTCACCCATCATTGTAGCATATTCATTCTTGAAATTTCTGTAATCTCTGTAGCTCTTAGCCACTTCCGGTTTAACTCTATCCAATGCAGTTTCTACTAACTGATGCATAGTAACAACTGGAATCTTTTTCTTATTCATCCAACCAAGCTGCTGTTCTACATATTCTATAATCTTATGCTGCTCTTTATTATTAAACTCATAGTTCACTCTATGAGCTGATTTCTGTACAGCACTAATAATTTTTTTATTATCATAATCCTGAAGATTACCATCCTTTTTAATAACAACCATTTTCATCATTATTAATTCCTCCTTAGATTTAGCGTGTTTAATAAAAAGTTCAGAAAAAATAAATTTCGAATAAAGCTGTAATTGCACTTGTTTAGGTGCAATTACAACATATTTTTATGTATAATTTATACTATTTTCTGACCCTATTATTTAAACGTACAGATCATCATAAGATCTATGATCGGCTGCTGAGCTTTCTGATCGATACCTACAGCATTCGCTTGGAAGTCAATTTTCAATCCTCTCTCAGATGCAAGTTCTTCGCATAATAAAGTGAACGTAAAATCTTTAAAAAGATCTGCAATTTCATTATTAGGTGCTATAATACCTGCAGATGATTTGATAGAGGATTTAGCAGCAATAGGAGGTTTCTTTTTAGAGATATTATCTTTAATCTCTAAAGCCAATTCATCAAGCATTTCTCCGGCTTTCTTTTTCAACTCAAGTAATTTTACAGGATCCACTGAATCCATATACATTTTTTTTAATTCCTCTCCAGTAGGAACCTGTTTCTTTCCAAATTCTACAATATCAGACATTTTAATGCCCTCCTTCTATATAATAATTAATATAGAGTTTTGATACTAATAATAAAAAATAAAAAGGAGAGATGATTTAAACCATCTCCCTTTTTATATTTATTCTACATCAAGCGTATCTTTTTCAGTAGAATGAGTATCATTATTTTCAAATCGTCGAAATTCAGGAGCAGTCTGATTTATCGGAAATCCCATTCTATTTGTCATACCATCAATTTGATATAAACTGTGATAATAATCATTAAGAGGAACAAATGGAGGCGGCATTATACCATATGGTCCAATTTCAACTTTACCTACATCTTTAGATAATTTATTAAAATCACTATGCACTTTTTCATAAATATAAGGAAGCCTTTTTATATATGGTATTATGTTTAAAAATGAGATGTATTCTTCATCGTCAACATCCATGCCGATATTTATCATTTTAATAGTTTCCATAATATTCAACATTCTGTTCACGACATCTTTAACATATTCTTTATTAATTACATCAGGATTAAATATTGCTCCACAGATATCGCATTCTACATAACCATCCATATCTTTCATCTTATGGATAGCAAATTTTATATCATCTCTGTCAATATGACTACATCTACAAATAAATTTTTCATCATTAAAAATGTGAAGATCTTTTTTAAATGTAGATGGTACAGGATTTCCCATCATAGGATACCCTTTATTTAATTTTTTTGTAGTAGTTGTATTTGTTTTCATAAAACTTTCTCCTTTTCGTATTAAAATAATTTTACTATATCACTATTATAATATACAAATATAAAATAATAAAATTACACCCTAGCCTTAATATTAAGGCTAGGGTTAATGTTTACTGTTCCACTGGAGGCAGTTTATGTATTTTCATAGATTTAACTACAGTACTTGCAACTCTTATCTTATTATAATCATAATCTTCAGAATTATCTATAGTCAATATATAATAATACATAGTATTTAACTTCTCCACGTTATTCTCATCTACTGTAGTGTATTCTCTCTTAACTAACTGAATCTCAGCTAGTCTTCCGGTGTACTCTCTTTCTACTACTCTGAACTTATCTTCAGACTTATCAACCTGTTCTTTTACATAAACAACAGCATCAACCAGATCATTTACTTTAAATGGATATGGTTCTGGATTAGGTATAGTAATAGCAGTATTAAGATACACTTTAGGCGAGAACCAATCAGCTATAGGTATAATAAGTTCTCTAGTAATCTCGCCATCTTCATTAAAAAATAAAATAGCAATACATCTAGTCTTTGTAATTTTCACATAAGATTCATCTAATGTGATTGTGCTTATATAACCATTCCATTTCAATGATGTATCAAACGTCATTTTAAATCCGCTATATTCTCCTTCGAGTTGCTCAATCTTTTTAATATCCATAGTTTTACCTTTGATATGTCGTTGACCAACTCTGTAATTTTCATTAGGATTCTCTGTAGTATAGAACCTAACTTCTATTTCTGATATCTGATTAACTGTAAGTATTGGTTCAGATAAATAATACAACGTATCATAAACATCGTTCTTCGGTATCTCTATATCTTCTTTATTTTCCGCAAAATTAAAATCTATATATGGAGCATCTAAATCTACCTCGGCATCAATTATAGGATTATAATTATCTACAGGTCTATCATCTTTATCTGTAATATGCATATAAACACCTCCTTGAATATTATTATAAAGTTCTAGACAAAAAATAAATAGAAAGAGAGATTAATCTCTCTTTCTATTTAACTTTTCATTTCCCTGATATATTAATCGAAGTGAATCTTTAAAATTTAATGAAATATTATCTCTGTAGAATCTTTTATCCCTACCTGATATATTATTGTGGATAAATCTTTTACTGCTCACGATATATTTTACCCAATTGAATCTTTTTTGTTTTGTGATATAATATGAATCAAGAATCTTTTACATAATAATGATATATTCCCAGAAATGAATTTTTTCATAACTTGAAATATTTGAGAAGTTGAATCTTTTTATCCGCTTGATATATTTGCTTATATAATGAATCTTCATTTCCTTAAGATATATAAGTACACAAGAATCGCCCAATACTGGTGATATATAGGATACTTTGATTCTTTTCTTTCTAATGATATATTACAGCTTATAAATCTTTATGCCTCCTGATATATTGTGGTATATGAATCTTTTATACGTAATGATATATTTGACTTTACTGAATCTTTTGCTTCATCTGATATATTACAAATTTTGAATCCCTTAATGGCTCTGACATATTACGCCGGATGAATCTTTTTTGTAATACGATATATTATTGCGGATAAATCTTTTATACAATCTGACATATTCTATGGGATGAATCTTTTAATTAACATGATATATTATCATTTCTAAATCACTTTAATAATATATAATTATATTATTTATTAGATTCATTTATCACCAAAACATAATATGTCAAGATAGATTTATAATAAGATGACTTTGTATCAGGCCTGCTCTTTCTCTTTCTATAAGCAGGAGAATTCTCATCAAGAAAATATTCTATAATTTCTTTTTGACGAATCACATACTTATTCTTACTATTAGGTTTAGCGACAATTGATTTATTAATAAATTCATATGAAGTGACATCTTTATTCTTAGATGTAGAGAAATAATCAGCAATTATCAACTGCATCATCTCTCGTATAAGAAGTAAGTTATCACTATCTTCTTGAATTGATTCAATAATAGATTTAATTTCATCCACTTTTACATTCTTATCAGAAGCCCATTTGCATAATTTGTAGTCCACTTGTTTTGTTGTGATCCAATTCATTGCATTTTCTACACATCTCTCTGCTAATAGAGAATCATTATCAGCAATTCTGAAAGAATCTTGATCATTTGAATCCGACGCATATGCAAAATAAGTATCTCTCTTTTCATAAGTATCATAATAAGCTGCAGCTATATTCCCTAAGAATGATTTAATTCTTCCATGAAGTTGCTGTATCATATCAGCAACATCTTCATCATCAGGATTTTTAAATTTAGGAGTGTAAGTTCTTAACCATGTTCTACAAATAGATCTAACAGCTCCAAATACTGAACCTTCTCTTTTAAGGTCATACTTCTGAGTAAGTACATTATTTAACACATATTCCATAATATGTCTGTACTTCTCTGGCGGAATTTTAAACTTCTGTGAATGAATAGAAGGATAAAATTTTCCAGAAAATGCTAAATAGATAGTAGATATCTCTGCATCAGTTTGTTTATTCTTGAGCAGGAAGTACCGTATTACCATCATCATAGTCATTGTAAATTCGTCCTTAGCTGCTCTTGGGTTAAAGTTCATATTCCAGTAATAAGTTTCGCTTAAACACTGTGTAATCTCATTTTTATCTATTTTCATAGCTTTGAAGAAACTATCTATATCTTCAGATCCAAATGGTATTCTTCTTACTGGAACAATATCATATAAATCTTTAGATCTATCTTTAATAAACTCTTGCACATTTTTCTTATATGCCGGTGTATTTTTTTGTAAGCTTTTTTCTACAATAGGATATATTTTATTTACTGCTACTCTAGTAACTTTCATGATTATTTCACCATCCTTATTTATATTACTTCAATGTTTCAGATACCTAAATAAACAAAAAATAAATAGAAAGAGAATTTAATCTCTTTCTATTTAATCTTTTTCGTACTATGATATATTATGAGTGGTGAATCTTTTATATGATTTGATATATTAATTGTGTCGAATCTTTTAGATGATGTGACATATTGATACGCCTGAATCTTTTTCTTTGGTTGATATATTGCCGGATGTAAAATCTTTTATTCTTGGCGATATATTATGAATGGTGAATCTTTTTAATTCCTAATATATTAGCTAAACTAAATCTTTTATACTTATTGATATATTGATGGGTCTGAATCGTTAATGGACTATGATATATTACTTGGTATGGATCTTTCTGGTTCCCTGATATGTTTGTCAACGTGAATCTTTTCATTCATATGGTATATTTCTATATTAGAATTTTTACACCTAATGGTATATTAGCAAGATAAATCTTTCTCTACACTTGATATATTATTTTATTACATGAATCTTTTGCAATGCACGATATAATAAAAGAAGTGAATCTTTTTATTCATATGATATATTTCTACATTAAAATCTTTTATCCTTATTGATATATTGACGAAGTTGAATCTTTTATACGATTTGATATATTAATTGTGTCGAATCTTTTTTTCTTCGTGATATATTACGTTTAATAAATCTCTCGATGCTTATGTTATATTGTGTCAATTGAATAAAAGAGTACCTCTAATTAGAGGTACTCATGATAGTCAACTTCAGGAGATACATAGTCCTTATGACCCATATGACTGATTACATATGGAGATGGACTATCTTCATGAAACTCTGCATACCACATAGCTTCATGAACATGTGATATGAATAGTTTAACTGCATATCTTCTAGCTCTAGCTACAAGATGTCCCTGCGTCAACTTTCCAGACTGTAATGTCTTTTTCGTAGCAGAATCCTGTATATCCTTTGTTTCAAGAATTTTAGCAGCCTGATCTGCATATTCAAGAGCTTCATTTTTTACCATTTCATCATCAAGTCTCTTTCTGAAAATCTCTCCATATAAAGATCCTCTAGAGCTGTTCTTTATAAAACAATCTCCAATATTAAACATCAATTTCTTGAGGTCTTTATTATATGGTGGTTTAGAAAGATAAGACTTTAACTCTGCCGTTGTAGGTTTTTTAGGTTTCTTCTTCTTAGACATCCAGGTATTGATAGTACCTTGTTCGATAAGTTCCACCTTTCTACCAGTTATTTCATGAACAGTATCATATAGATATTGATCCACATTCTTTTCATTCTCTATCCACTTAGCCCAGTCCTCTAGATATATAACTTGAGTCTGAGTCAATAAGTCAGAAAGGTCAACTGCCATATTTGTAATATCTTGAATAATTTTTCCAAGATCTACTAGGTCAAAAACTCCAAGAGTCTTAATATAAGACTTGACTTTAGTTTTTACTTTCTTCATCTTAGCAGCTGGAATAAAACTTTCCAAAGTGCTATCAATAGTACCATAGAAAGCTTCTCGTTTCGCTAAAGCTTTCTTCATAACTTCAGCAGCACCTTTTTCCCCTAACCATGGATTGTTATTGTCATTCAATCCAGTATATGAAGTGAAATCTGTGCCATATCTTATAGTGCCAGGTACGCTATAGGTTGATTGATTTGCTTTGTAAAATTTACCTTTAAATCTACAATATGAACCAAGTTCATAATTAGTTTTTCGCTTCCATTCTGTAATACCTGCAATATCAACATATTCAGGAATACTATCAAGATCAACCTCTTCCCATACATTAACAACTAACGCACTATACAAATATGCAGATATTACAGGACCGATACCTTTAATAGATTTCATCCATCTACAAATAGGAATCTCTTCAGTAATGACATCCATCATTGCTTTGTTTCTGGCTTCCTGTTTTGTTACATTGAGAAGGAGAGTTTTAATAAACTCTGGATGATCTTCTCTTGACTGATCATAACCCTGCAATAATGACCGTGCTTGATTTTGCACAGCTTTTCTATATTCTTGGGACTGATAGTATTGATCAACCAAAAATCCAACGATCTTTCGGTCATTAGCTGCATCTCTAAGTTCTAATATTTCCTCATCAGATAATTTAGCTGAGATTTTTAATTCCTCAGCTTCTAACATTGCCTCAAATAACATTTTCTTGTTTTCCATTTTTATTTCCTCCTGAGTATTTTACTTATTATTTTTGATTCTTTTCGATATGATGATATATAGCCACATGAGAATCTTTTAATTGATATGATATATATTTATACCTGAATCTTTATCCTTGTGAGATATATTGCGTTTGATGAATCTTTTATTTGACATGGCATATTGATGAAACTGAATCTTTTCTTTTTTTGACATATCAATTGAGCTGAATCTTTTGTTATCAATGATATATTTCATAACCTGAATTTTTATCCTTGTGAGATATATCTAGTTGAATGAATCTTTCCATCAATGTGATATATTACTTCAAATGAATCATTTGTCTAACTTGATATATTGGATTATTTTGAATATTATTTGCAATCAAATCATATTTATCACTACCTCCATTCTTTTTAATATTTGACTGCGAGTATGTAGATAAGTCATCATGACTTATTCACTATAATAATATATAAATAAAAATATCTAAATTTACAAAAAAAGAAATGGGATATGGTTTGAAACCATATCCCTATATTTTATTTATATACTGATATTATAGTATCCGGATAAATGTCCAATTGATCACTTGTGTAACCTGCAGCTTTGGGATGTCCTCCACCTCCAAGAACTATACAAATTTCACTTACATCGATATTATCTTTCACTGTATACATAGAATGTCTCCACTTCTTTCCTGTAAAGAAAAATGGCATTACGATATCATATTTATTTATCAAATCACCAAATGCTAATGATGTGCAATGATAAGTATTCAAAGCAAAGCATGAGTAATCTTTAACAATACCATCTTTCTCAAATCGTATAGTTATGTCAAATCCATTATCTTCGCAATGTTCTTTATTTTCACTATCAATATACGATTTCACAGCTTTACCTTTCTCTATAGTAGTTCTAATAATATCTCCATTATAATCTTTATGTAAATATGTATAATACTCAACAGGATCTTTACAATCCCATCCATAATGAAACAGATTTGTCATATCTTTAAAAAACGGATCCCAAATATCATATCGATGTACGTATTGAATTACGGAAGGTGCATATCTAACAAGTGATCTAGCATCATCATAAGATACAGAAATATTTGAATTGTTCCGTGCAATTGTATCATACAACAAAGTTTGATCACTAACCAAATCATTATTATAATATAACCATACTAAAGCACATCCAGCAATACCAATAATTCTATACCCACCAATATCAATTAATTCGTGATATTTTGGGTTAGATTCAATAAAATCTATAGATGATTTGTGATGATCAAACCATTTTACTACTTTCTTTGGATGATTATATAATTCTAACACAAATCTTGCATTCTCTTCTTTAGAGATACTATAATCTACAAAGAATATGGCATCAAAATCATGTACAATATTACCAAGAATTTCTTGCAAATCTTGATCATAGTTCACTGCTTTAAATCTCACATTACTACCATTAGTTCCATAAAAGCTTGCTGCTGCAGCTGCACAAACACCATCGTCATCATTATGATGTACTATTAATACTCTATTCATTACACACGTCCTCCATTTTTATCATAGTTTTATAGTCTACGTCTTTGATTATAGATTCTGGTTTATTTTTATCATCATAAACAAGAGAACCAAATAAATGCCCATCAGCGAGAACTGATACTGGTATTATATCGTCATTAAACATTATAGAATTTGGAGTTGATTTTCCAATTTTTCTACATATATAATCAACTAATTCATCAATATCATCACCATCATTGCTGAATTTAAACATAGGTTCTACATCAGTATATGAACAAGAATAATCCTCGGTATCAGCTAAATATCTTCTACAAATCTCTTTACAATCAGGATTACTTTCTCTAGATAAAGATCGTATAAGCCTTATTTTATCTGATACAGTTATAATAATAGGAATAACCTGACCAGGAAATGCTTTAAAATAAGCACCAAATTGGTCAGGAGAAGTAACACATATCAAATTTCTTTCTTGAATCATATCTTTATTTAAACAAAAATCTGGAGTAAAATAATACCAATATTCCCCAGAATTTACTTTATATCTACGTGCTTCTACAACCATATTAGAGTTCATCATTTTAATAGCTAATGATATGTCTATATAATGATATTCTTGCCCCGGTATTTCTTTTTCTCGCATTGGACGAGTCGTACAAGTTACTACTCTCCCAAGATTTAATTCTGGTTTCTTTAACAATTTTTCTAAAATAGTATTTTTACCAGATCCACTATTTCCTAAAATACAATATAACATGAAATGTTTTCTCCTTTCTCTTATTTAAAAATATTAATCAGATATTGTGTATTTTCTTCTATACCAGATATATTATTATTGTATACATTTTCTAATATCCTTGTATATAAGCTTTGTGATACTCTAGATAATTTTGTAAGTTCTGCGATGATACTGTTAAATGCACATATGTATCTAAAAAAGAATAAACCTAAATCACTATCAGTATCAAACAAAGGTTTTTCTTTTTTCTTAAACTGCAAATTAAAACTATCTGTTATATCGTCAATATAATCAGAATAAATATCTTTATTATTAAGATTTATGATCTCAAATTTATATATTACAGCAATTCTGTTTTTAAAATATTTCTCCCAATTGATAACAAAATCGATGAAGTTTTTAGATATTAAATCTTTCATAGATTCTAATTCTTCAATATACAGAATATCGAAAGATGTAATATTAGGAATAAGCGGTAACCTAAAATAATTTGCACATTCGATACTATCAGCATTAGTCGTAGTATCTCTATCCGAAGCAATGAATAAATAGTTATCAGAACTTAATTTATCTTTAAAATTATAAGATAATTTTAATAAAGAATCTAATTCATCTAAAATAGTTTTTTCAACGTTTAACATATTTTTATCCTCCTTTTAATAAAAAGTCTGGTAGCTTGTAATAAGCTACCAGATATACTTTTATAAACTATTCAACGGTAATTTTTATAATATTATCACCTTTCATCGGTATCTTTTTAGATCCTGGAGATATAGATGAAGTCCGTTGAATTTCATTTACAGGGATATCGATTCTATTATTTCGTGTAAGAATATGCAAAATATTCGAATCGTTTACACTGAATAATGAATGAATAGTATCCATCTTTCCTAATTTGATAACCGTATTACCTGCTTTGTATCTTTCGGACATTGGTAATCCTGTAATATCAAATTTGTTAATTTTTCCTGATTCTGTAATAACTACAATATCAGTCGCATTTTCATCAATGATACTAATACCATCAATAGGATCTTTAGTATTCATTGCATATACCCCTAACGTATTTCTCTTATAGTTAGGAATATCTGTAAGCTTACATCTCAAAGCTTTCTTCTTAGAATAGATCACCAGATCCCTTGTATTTGGTGCAATCATAACATCCTTAACTTGATCTCCTGAATTAAGTTTAGTCATGATGAGACCACTAGGGGTAGCAATAAGAATATCTTTTAAATCGAGCTTTTTTATATAATTCTGTTCTGTACAGAATACAGCATAATGTTTCTGTTTAAGATTAGATAACTTAGATACAAGATCACCATCGAACATCTCTACAATATTTGATGAGATTCCTTTGATCATAATTCGCACATCTAATCCAATAGAGTTTCTTTCAGTAATAGGTATTTTACTTACAGGAACTCTAAATCCTCTTCCCTGAGAAGTGACTAAAATAAGATCACTCGTATTTTCAATTCTAATAACTCTCACAGGATTATCTCCTCTATAAGAACCAATAGATTCATTTACAGGAAGTTTCTTAATATAGTTATTTTCAGTAATAACTACATTGAAAGTTCCTTTCGGGATATTGGAAATCTTAGATTGACTAAGAACTTTAGATTTTCTAGGAAAACCATATTTGTTCTTAAAGTAAATCAAGTCATCTTTAATCTCTTGCAAGATCAATCTTTCATCAAGAATGATTTTCATACACTGTTGTTCAACCTCTCTAATTTTAGCAGCCTGTTCTTCATATGAAGATAAGTGAGCTGGCGTAAGATTCTTGAGAGGGTAGTTGATTACAAACTTGGCCTGCAAGTCAGTGATATTCAAAAACTTCATAATCCAATCAAGAAGTTCAGGATCATTTTTAGATTTAGATTTTCTTATTCTCTTATAGATATCATCGATCTTACCTGTCTTAATAAGCATAATACAAATCTCTGTCTCGTGAAGTTTAGTTCTTGCGTCTTGTAATTTGATACAATATTTTCTAAACTTAGTAATCTTTCTCTGCTCGATGAATGCTTGGAGATAAGATTTATAAGACATTCTCATCATTTCAATATCATCAAGAACTTCGAAGTTTACTGACTGCGTTGTCTCTAGTGAAGTTGCTTTATATAGATAATCCTTAACATAATTAGGATCTGCTCCTTTTTTAAGATGAATCTCATATCTAAGGTCTTTACCATGAGAGTTCTCATATAGATCTGTAATCTGAGGAAGTTTACCTTTCTCTACAAGATCATTGATCTGATAATGCACACCGTTCTCTTTTCCGTCATCAATAATAACCCTATCAGGTTTACTCTTAACTACAAGAGCATAGTGTTCATTTGATTTACCTTTGTCTTTAACTTCAATATCAATAATACCTCTTACTTTAAAAGTACCAACTCCAGAGTTAGATATCTGTTTCCAATTAGCTTCAATGATTTCACACGGCATACATTGATCTGGAATCAACACTACTGGAGCATCTGGATTATCAATAAGATTTAATGTAGCATCAATAACTTCATTGATATTATGAGCTGGAACTGAAGTAGATTTACCAGTACCAATACCTAGACAGCCATTGATGAGTAACAATGGAACTGCTACTGGAAGATATACTGGTTCCTTATCTTTGTTTGTATAGGTTGGCGTCCAGTCTACTATATTCTGATTCTCTTTCATATCAGCAAATATAGCTTCTCTTGCAAAGTCTGATAGCATTACTTCAGTATAACGTGAAGCGGCTGCACCATCACCCTGCATTGAACCCATACTTGATTCAGATGCAATGAGAGGAACATAAGTAGACCACCAATTACATAAAATCTCAATAGCATTATCAATACTACTATCACCATGCGGATGATATTCTCCCATTACTTTACCAGTAACCTGGGCTGTTTTGACAAGTGATTTAAATGATGCTAAATCAAATGCCATAGCATATAAAATTCTTCTATGAACTAATTTAAGTCCATCTTTATAATCAGGAAACGCACGTCTCCTGTTTGTTTCTATACTGTATCGAACCATATCCATTTTATATTGTTCGACCGAGTTTCGTTCAATAATTTCTTCACTCATTAGTATAATCCTCCTTGTATAGCTTATTTGTTAGTTTTATCAGTTTTTGGGATTTATTACGAATGGTTTGATCTTTGGTTGCTCAAATAATTTCATATAATCAGGAATAACAGTTTCTTCAACATCACTATCATCTATAGTGTAATTTTCATAAAAATCATATATTTGAAATTTTTCTGGCTTTATAGGAAGATTTTCAACAGTCCCATTTATCACATCAACATTACTTTTCATCTTCCTCATACCTTTTACCATTCCACTTTTATATACAGCACCATCTTCTCTAGGAACTAATTCATATCCAGAATTAAAAGTTAAATCATATGCTTCTTCTGGAGATATCCTGGTAGGTTTTCCTGTATCATCGACTATCCTAACATTACCATCGTCGTATACTTTCATAATATGAAAACAATCTTTCTTATAGTGCTTCAAAGATCGTATATCTTTAGTATGAATATTTATTTCATATGAAGTAAATCCTGGTATGGTATACCAATTAGCTACATACATTATTGTTTCCCTTTCTTCACATAATTCAGATAGCAATTATATGCTTTATTTGAATTAAGAAATTCTATAATATTTTCAACATTGCCATACTTGTAAAAAATCTGCTCCATTATTTTCTTATCTCTCATATGATTTACCAAAAATGCTTTATCCACTTCATCTAAAATTTCTTGATTAGTTATTGTTCCCATATAAGATCTAATATTTACAGCATTAATTGGTCTAGCTTGGCTTACGGCTAAAAATTTCTCAACCCCATTTATCCAAATAGGAACAAGAATATCATAAGATTCTTGAATATATTGTTTTGTAGATAAACTTGTATGATTGGACTTAATGGGGATAATAGTATAAGTATTTCTACTATCCTTGTTATAATCATCATTTGACCATATCATACACGGTCTTGATTTGCCAATTAACCCAGTTTTAGAAAACAGATGCTCTACGCTCTGAGTTACCCTGTAATCGTCAAGTGTACAAATATAAATCTGCCCTCGTTTAAAATCAACCATCCTCCTCACATCTGTCCGCTCATCTTCGGTTTTTTCTTCGATAATTTCATTAGTACCCATTACTAATTCTCCTTTCTTATTATTCATTTTTATAATATATAACCATAAAAAATATAAGTAGAGTAGGGAATAACCTACTCTACTTATCTTATTCTATTACTTCAAAACGTGATACTTTCACATCTTCAAGCAATGCTTTCATATTATTATTTTCATAGAACTTAATCTGTTCAATTTCTTCTTTTACGTTATCAATAGTATATCTGATTAACGTACGTTTGCTTGGATCTAAAGTAGATTCGAATAATCTATCTCCACTCATTTCACCAAGACCTTTATATCGTTGGATAGAGCTTGGAGCAGATTTTTCAAACAGTGCCATCAACTCATAAACTGAAGATACTTTTCCGTTTACAAGATAAGCAAGATACTCATTCTGTGCCATAATATCCATGATATGTTTTGACTCTGCAATAAGAGTATCATTAACAAACATAGTCTGATATTTAGAGCCAACAAGCCCTTCAATTATAATCATTCCATTTTTTCTAGTAATAGAATCGATAAACTTAAACTGCTTCTTAATACTAGAATCAAATTTAGCTTTGCTTGCTTTGTTGTATACAAGAGTCAAAACACTCTCAAGAAGAATAGGATCTACTGCATGGTTATCTGCAACCCTATTAACTTCACGAACATAATCGATATTTGTATACAGGATCTTAGATAATTCCCTACTTTGAATCTGCTTTTTATTATCTACAAGAGCAACTGTATTGTTCTTTGCAAAGTCTTTCTGCACATACTTTACATACTCCATTCTATCTCTAAGATAGATATATTTACCTTTACCTATCTTAATACCATATAATGGAGGTAATGCTGCATATACTTTACCAGCTTCAATAAGCTGTGGCATATACAGAATAAAGAATCTCAATAACAAAGCTTTGATATGATTTCCATCAGGGTCGGCATCGGTACAGAATATAATCTTATCCCATTTAACTTTCGAAATGTCGAAGTTTCTTCCGTATCCGCCACCAATGATTTGAATAATACCTGCAACTTCTGCATTGTTTAAGAATTTCTCTCTAGAAGTTCTAAATGCATTTGGAAGTTTACCTCTGATAGGGAAATATCCCTGAGATTCATTTAACCTGTGATTCTTTATAAGACCTGCAGCTGAATCACCTTCTGTTATAAAGAATTCTCCATTCTTAATATTCTTAGGTGCTACAAATTTCGTAGGCAATCCACTAAGTTTAGATTTTTTATACTTATCAGTTAAACGAATTCTCTGTTTGTCTGCAGCTGAACGAGCTGTAGCAATATCCTTAAAATACCCACATAAAGTAGCAAGATCTTTAGGATTATTCTTAGCCCATTGATCCATCAATTCGATAGTAGTATCTTTCACAAATGGTCTCATCTCAGCATTACTGAGTTTCTCTTTAGACTGACCATCAAAGATTGGAACTAATGCCGCTACTGTAACAATAGCTTTAAGTCCTGATTTAATATCGTTCTTTACTACTGTTATCTTATTCTTCTTTTGAGATGCAAGATAGATCTTGTTCATATAGTTTGTAAAGAACGTAGTGATACCATCTTCAAATCCATCAATATGAGTACCAAATGTAGTTGGACATTTATTTGCAAATGCTACAATATGATCAGTAGCTGATTCTGACGTATCCCAAGTAAATGCAATGTCCATTTTCATTTGTCCTGTATCTCTTGAGAGATATAATGGAGCTACCAGTGGAGAATCTGTTTCTCTAATAAGATATGTGAAAATTCCATCCTCATTAACAATTTTTTCAGAATACTCTTTACCATTTCTGTCATATGCAGTGAAGAACACTGTATCCCCAACTGCATTCAACGGTGTAATATTGATAAGCCATTTATACACATCTTTCCAAGATATGGATATTTCACCTAAACCTTCTACCGATGGTATAAATGAAATGATAGTACCTTGTTTATGCTGAGGGTTAGGAATATCAACTTCTCCCTTATCCCAAGGATAACCCTCTGTAAATTCTACTCTCTTAGCAGATCCATCAAATCTATAAGATTCAATAATAAATCTACTAGACATTGCATTAGTAACTTTAGCACCAACACCATGAAGACCTGAAGAATATTCTCCCGGTTTCTTTACATAGTTTGATGAAGTGTTTGGATCCATAAAAATTCTTAAGATATCTCCTAACGGAATACCTCTACCATTATCCTCTGTAGTGAAACAACAAGTTCTTTCATCAAAAGTAATCCTAACCCAAGTACATGGAGAATCTGCTTTATCCATTTCATCAAAAGAGTTTTGCCAGATTTCTCTAGCCATATTTCGTACACCTTTATTCCCAATACTACCAAGATGATATCCTGGATTTTGACGTACTACTTTAACGAAGTTCTCAAGTGTTTTAATTTGAGAACCATACTGTTGTATATTTTTGATCATTTCATCAGACAACGATGATTGTTGTTTGACTGCTTTTGCCATAACTATACTTCCTCCTGTCATTGTTATAGTCTTATTCAGTAGTTAGACAGTAAAGTAAAAAAGAAAATAGAGTGAGGTTTTATCCTCACTCTATATCTTTGCTATTACAGCTTAACCTGTTCTTTGATATTAACCTGTTCACCAGCTGCTGGCTGTGCCTGCTGTACATTCTGCTGAGGTGCTGCCTGCTGCTGATTCATCATAGGCTGATTCATCGGTTGTCCGAATCCATTCATTGGCTGCTGCTGTCCGAACGGTGCCTGCATTGGCTGCTGATATAACGGATTACCTCCATTTACCATCTGTGCCTGCATGTTCATCATAGGTGTCTGCTGCATCTGTGGCTGACCAAATCCCATTCCGTAACCATATCCAGGCATTCCCATTGGAACTGCAGGGTTAACCATAGCATTGTACATACCCATCATATTCGGGCCATTCTGCGGAGCAAGTGCCTGAGGATCATTGTATTTCTTGAATGAATTGTTTACAAGTTTGTATAACTTCGGAATTCTTTCAATCAGTGGAATGATTGTGAAATACTGACGAATAACTTCGTCGTTAAGATCTACACCGATAAGTTTACATGTCTGCAGCACATTTAATACCATATCTGTTGCCTGGTGAACATACTGCTCATTTACAAGATCTGGGTTAAATGTAGCGTGACAAATTTTACATGTAACCAATCCAGGCTGTTCCGGATTGTTATTTGGAACGATTTCAAATACACCTTTCTGTGTATTCTTGTGTGTACAAACAGCCTTAGCAATCTCTTCCGGTTTAATCTTAAGATCAAAACTGTCCTCCGCTGTTGCTAATAATTTAAGCTGTTCATCTGTAAGTGGGTTTGACATTGCCGGTCTATTAAGCATGTTCGGCTGAGGAGTGTATCCCATCGGCTGTACTCCCCCCATAGGTCCCATGTAATATCCCTGGTTCATCTGATTTGTGAATGCATTCATAATTGCTTCCTCCTTGAAATAAAATTATAATATTGATATCAATATATATCTTGAATCGCTATAATAATATATAATTATATTCACGATTAGATATCTGAAATTTACTATACTGTTACGCCTGTTTATTTCTGTACATTTGCCATTGGAAGGGTACCAGTATATCCTATTTGAGATATAGTTTTAGAAACCATATCAAGTGCCAATTGATAAGAATCTCCCATCTGATCTTTATTCTGTTTTAAGAATTCCACTGCATCTTTAGGTGTAACTAAAGCTTCCATATACTGAATATGATCATATTCAGTTCTGAGAATTTCAAATGGATATCCTTGCTGAATATCCTCAGTGTTAACTCTAAAAGCTGTAAGTACCTGGTTATCATCATCCCAGATTACGTTGGGATAATTTTGAGAATTATCCCATATAATGATCATATTGTCACATGTTATCTTTATAGGGCTTTTGGAAAAAGCCTCTCTCATCTTCATTACCGTATCCTTGGTCATTTTGAATTTGCCTCCTTCTCTGTCTTACTAACTTATCATCTTCCTGAGATAATGTTACAAATAGCCCATTGAATGCATTTCGTTTCCATCTAATCTCAGCAATAAGTTGTTGTAAATAAAATCTAATATATACTCCATTAGACATCGTAATGTCTTGAAGTATATTATTTAGATGTATCACTATAGTATTATAAGTGTTCATCTGATCATAAACTTCAGCTGCAACTCTTTGCATTTCTGCATCATATTGATACTGAGGATTGTTTGTAAGCCCAACCCAAATATAATATCTATATTTTGCATTATCGTTTGCAGCTATAGCTAAATTGTAAGTAAAATCATACTGTGCAAAATACTCACAATCTGTATCAGGATTAATAGCACCACATGCCAAATCTTTAAAAATTTTCAATGCGTTCTTTCTAACAAATTCTGTATTAATCCTGTTCATAAAACCAGTGCCAAGTTTCTGTTGCTGTTGAACAAAGAACGATGGCTGTGGCGGTCTTTGTTTATTTCCCCCACCTTTATTCTTGCCCATTGTTATTCTCCTTTCTAAATTTCTTCCATTTCTGGAAATAGTTTCTTAACTCGTTCGTATGCCTCGTTGAAATTATTCTCTGTAGTATCTGATATATCTTTATATTCAGAACTACCATCAGCATATATAATAGTCCAACCCTCATGGCCTGCTTGAATCTGTAATACTAATCCAGACTCCGTTTTAAATCTCTTTTCTTTTTCAATGCAATCACTTGGCATCATTCCAAAAAATCTTTTCATCATTATTCTCCTTTTTCTTCAGTTTCAAACGAATAGAAGTAGTCTTCGATATCAAAACTTGTATTGTCTAACACTACTCCTCTATTTCTCAAATCCTTCATAAACATGTAGGCTGAACATTTATGGGATATTGAAATCTTTGGACTGTCTACCAAAATTCTAGATCTCATTACATCTAACTGAGTATCAGAATCAGCTTCAATCTCTGCTTTAAGATAATCATAAAGATCTTGAGATGTTCCTTCAAAGAACTCAAAATCTCTAATCTCCTCTCCATCTAAATCTTTTTCATCATAATACTTCAATACTAAGTACAGTTTAGTAGATGGAGTTTCTACCCTAGTAAAAGGTTTAATTAATTTAGGCTGTTCTTCTTTATGAACAGCATCTTTCTTTTCAATATTGACCTCTATATTCTCTTCTGGTCTTGTAAAAGGTTTAATCATTTCCATTTTAAAAATCCTCCTTAAAATATTAATATTCTTTATCAATAGTATAATATACGATTATCGAGAATATTAATAATATCGTCTACGTTTCTTTACAACGTAAATCATATGATTAATGAATCTTGTAGCAGCTGTAAAGTCTAATTGTCTCTGAATATCCTTGTGCAGATATTCAGATATATAAATTCCGTTATAATACTGACTACCTTGACAAAGATGAGTTGTTTTAGCGTATGCATATTCAAACTTCTCACCTATAGCATATCTAGAGTTTTTTATAAACTCCTTCTCTTGTCTTGTTTTTGCTGTAAAATATTGATAATTACAAGTAATATCGTTAAAATATAGACCTAATAGATCAGATCTAAAATCTATATTAAAAGTCTTACCATCAAAATTATATACATCAGCAGGTCTAGCTACAGTTCCTGTTAATCCATTAGTGAGATTAATTCCGTCAACTTCTATGTTCCAGTTATTTTTTCTACACATTACTCGTTCTCCAACTCCAGGTAATGTTGTAGTTTTATGAAGTATTTCGTGACGTATGTAATCGTTATAAAAATCTCTAGTCTTATTTGTACCACAAATAATAACCTGAGAATTTTTAATCATTTCTGGAGTAAGATCATCTTGTTCTATAACAAGAACGTTTCCGTGTAATCCTAAATCAGGCTCAATACCCTGTAATACTAAATTAGCTAAATGAACGATATATGACCACTCGTTTTGTCTCATTACTTGAGTAAGCATCATTACATCATCATTCACTAAATATGCAGGTTCATCTTCTACAGGAGGTAATTGATTTCTATCTCCACATACGATAATTTTTTTGCCTCTAGATTCTATATCTTTCTTCATCCATCTAGGTACAGTATACCCCTCATCGATAATGAATAAATCAATATCATTTAAATCTCTAGGTATAAATGTATATCGTTTCATAGGTTTATTAAACACTGGATCCATAACAGGAAACCCGTGTTCATCTAAAACATCTTCCTCGATACACTCATATAACCATGAATGTATCGTCCTAGCATTTAGAAGACCTCTTAATCTCATAACTATAGCAGCCTGACCAATAAATGCCATAGGTGCTATTCTGTTTAAAGGTATACCAGATCTTCTAACAATTTCATGTATACATTCAGTCTTTCCAGTTCCAGGTCCACCGGTAAATTCAAACACTTGTTTGCTCGAATGTCTTATATGATGAACTCCGGCTTGAATGACTGCTTCTTGACCAGGATTAAATAAAATCATAATTTTATTTTCCTTTCTTAGTAGTAGTTAACATCTCCGGTGTATAATCAAAAGCAGATAAATTTGGTACAAACATATCTGCTAGAATATACATAGCATGAATACAAGCTAAGCAATAATTATAAAAATACCCTGTAGTTATATTCATCTTATTAGTTATAATACTTAGAGAAATAGTTCTAAGACCACATCTCTGCCCTTCATTAGAGCCAAATAATTTAACGTATAGACCATTATCCTGTTTCTCTTTTTCAAACAGGACGTTTAGTAAATACTCTGCAAGTTTATTATTGTATAACGGATTAAATCTAGTGTCTTTCTTATGTATAATAACAGAATCATTCGTATATAAAAAACCGCCATTATATATAAGAAAAGAACCAGCGTCACTATCATATATTCTACCTTGGATTATCTCTAACCCAAGCATATTTAAAATCTCATAATAAAGTTGTTCTTCTGTCATAATAGACTCCTTTCGGTTTAATCGCAAAACTATATATTAATGTGTTTCAGGAGGTGTAAATATTGACCAGTGATTTTTATAAAGAAGCAAATACCGATTTTAAGTATCCAGAAATAGGCATTTGCATAGAAAAAACAAATGGACCAAAAGTTAAAATAGCTATACCTATAGCTACTCCTACATTACCATTAGACCAAGCTTATGATAATAAAGAATTAGCTATAAGTACTAGCAATATAATATCAGATAAAACAGCAATGTATATATCTCCTTGTACTATATCAAATTATATAACTATGACTTTACCTAGTGATATCAAATCATTAGATAAAGGAGATAAAGTTATATTAATATTCATAGGTGGGGATATAAATAAACCATCAATATTAAGGAGGTATGAAGATTAATGTCAGTATTCAATCAAATATCAGAACCTCAAGAGACTTATACGTTAGATCAATTTATCTCTTTAAAAGATTCAGATAAAGTTACATATCCAAAATACTCAATAATGGAAAGGTCTTTAACTCATCCTGAATTAGTATATGCAATAGATAATGTAATCTATGGATACATGGACGAGTTAAAACAATATAGAAAAATAGTTACAGTTGGCATGGATGATAAAATTAAGTATCAATATAAACCTAAATTATTATCATACGACATATATGGATCAACTGAAGCTTATTTTATCATATTAGCAATGAACGGAATGTGTAATTTGAAAGAATTTACTTTAGATGAAAATAGATTCTTTGCTCTTACTCCTTCCCATCTTGCTATGTTTATGAATGATATATATAATGCCGAGAGAAGACATATTGTATTAAATAGAACCAATCTCGAAATATATGAATCTTAACAATGCAGTAAGGGTATAAGTTGTATTTTGAAATTGGTGTATTTTTAATCCTCTGTGTTATGTTTGGTGTCCAGTAGTGCTGTTACGCACTACTGGAACTTTCTTTTCATTTTAAGACGCAACGACAAACGTAAAAGGTCTCACCAAATTCTTCGGTTCTTCTTTTATAGAAGAATAACGTGTACTAAATTCATAGATATTCTGATCTTCATCATCTACTGGAATATTATTCACATATCTACTATTATTTGCAGATACATTCGGAATATTAGGTGTTCCAGCATTCAATACAGGAGCAGAATATAAAGTATCTTTAAATACAGGTATAGGAGAATAATAATCTTCAACTAACTTGATCTCATTATTGATATCAAATGGTTGACATACATAATCTCTAAATGTCTTGACACGAGTTTTGATTTCTTTAAATACCATATATTTCTGATTTTCATTATCATACTCGTAGTTAATAATACATGCATAATCTACATTATCAAGCATCAACAATGATTCTCCAATATTACTTTTTCCGAGCATTCTTGTTAAATCGGCTTTAGATTTTCCTGAATTTGCATCTATAACTCTGGCACCCTCTCTGTTAAGATGAGAGTTACTTATAACAGGAATATCTTTAAGCATTGCAAATGTTTTAAATTCATTGATTACATCACCCAACTCTAAACGTACATCTGGATTTTTTAATGTAGATCTAATACGTTTAGCATGGTCTTGTAACAACGCTACTACTTCATATCCTTCGTCCTCTAAATCTTCTACAAGTGTATACAGATAACTTGTATCTACTGATTTATTAGGAACGAATTTAATAATAATATCTACAGGAGATTCATCTGTTAAATATAATTCTCCCTCAGCTCTTAATTTGTTAATCGCTTCTTGAGGAGAAGATTGTTTTGCAAATTCCTCACCTGTACAAATTTGAAATAATCTCTGTATAGTCTCAACTACAGTATTCTGTAAATTTCAATATAGACGCAACTCTATATTGCTAGGTCTATTCCTAGTCACTTCCATTACAGAGCGTGCATAGATCATTTGTTCATCCTATATACTTATATAGGAGCTGTATTTTTCTTCCTCCATTAGCTTGAGGTTCTACATTAAGGCTTTCGCCGCCCTCGTCAAGGGCTGATCGTTGAACGTATATCGTAAACAAAAGGTCTTTCTAATCTTTTTATAACATAACCAGCATACGGTCCCTTTGATAATTCGGTTCCGTTTTTTACCATGCCAGTCACATAACTTCTACTTGTGGTATTATATTCAATTTTTTCTAATACACTATCTATACCATGGCACTTGATGATATCACTCTCTCCATCAAATAGTATATAATCTTTTCTTCTGTCGCAACACAATCCATCAAGATGAGCCTGAATCGTATTTTCTTGGGCCGTACCCCACATTAAATTTTCAGCTCTACAGTCAAGTTTATTGTTATTTTTATGCATAACCATAGGTTTATTTTCTGGATTAGGAACAAAATGTTCTGCTACCAATCTATGAATATTAAATTTTTGATGATCTGTTGGACTTTTACATAATACTACAAATTTATATCCACTCCTAATACCAGGAGATAATATTTTTCCGGTTATTTTACTTATTACATACCCATCACTACTGATAGAATATAAATCTTCATAACCACATATATCTTTAATCATATTCATTATCCTTTCATAATACACTTTTAATGTAAGTGTATATTATTTTTATTTACGATATTTCGCTGCTAAACTAAGGCTTGTTATCGATAACTTAGGACCTTCTGAATAAGGCTTTTATTTCACCATATTATCATCCAGACAACTTTTTTCTGCTTTCGCAACCATCACGCTCATCCTTACGGATCACGTTGTGGTGTGTCTGGCTCTTAACCTTTATATCTTAGCAATTAACACAGGGAAACTCACCTATTACTAGATAAGCTGAGAATGACTAAAAAGTCCCTCCATAGTTACATACAAAACACATGGACGTTTTGTAGGATCCTTTGGTTTGAATCCTTTATTATATTTCTTTAATTGATATGCTAAATTAACAAGAGTCATACTTTTTCCAACACCAGTAATACCTAATAATAAATATACACGAGTATTTTCAAATCCTCCACCAATAAGTTGATTAAAACCTTGCATACCAGTGATAAGTTTTCGATAACTAGACGTAACCTCTTGCCATGCATCTGTCATAACAGATTCCATAACTTCCGGAGTTAAACTAAAAGCTCTTTCTGTACTTGATTCTACTTTAGCTTTTCTAAATAAAGTATTTAACTCAGAAGTCGCTGCTTCTATTTCTGATGATATTTCTGACACACTACGATAATCTGCATTTTTAAATCTCTGCCATAATTCTATCATAGGATCAACACGTTCATAAATAAATGCATATTTGATAGCAGATGAAACAGTTTCATTTATCCAATCTATCTCTGCATTTGACATATCTTTAAAATCTGAGATATCTATAATATCATTATCCAAGATACCACCATTTATGTATTTTAATATCATAATACGATCTTGAAGATTTCTTTCTAATCTTGCTTCTAATCCTTTCTTGATAAAAAGAATTCTTTTATATCTCTCTTGATCAGAAATATATTTTTCCATATCAAGCATTTCAATTAAATTTCTAAGATTTATATACTGAAGTCTTCTTACATTTCTATTCTCTGAAATAACAAAGTTACACAATAAGTCTAAAGAAGACAAATCAAAATTCAATGGTATTTTTCTTTTATTTTTTACATATGTTTTTCCTTGCCCATATGCTCTCTGTCTGTTAGTTATAATCATAATCACTATACCTTCTTTCAATTCTATTACTAAAAAGTTGACTAGATTATAAAATCATATTTAAACGAAAATGCGTAATTAGCCCAGAATAGGTGCAATTAGAAACATATAATATAGTTATATATTATTATGATGAAATAAAATAATACACTTTAAGAGGAGGAAATTATTATGAAAAATGTAACTGTAAGATTTTTAAAGAATAATGAGAAAGGAGATTCTATATACTGCAAATCAGTAATAATACATTCAGATAATGATAGCTCTATTTGTTATGCACATGCCCCATTTGATAATAGTTTTATAAAAACAATTACAGAAACTTATTTTTCTAACTATTACGATGAAGAGGGTAAACTTGTTAAAATTGAAGTGACTGGCGAAGATAAATCAGACATACGATGCACAGATTATTACCGTTATGATGGAAATAATCTAATAGAAAAAAGTAATTCTTTAGATAGCTGTATTGAAATATTTGAAGATTTTAAAAACGAAAAACCACATACGCATATACTCAAGATAGAAGATGAAGATGATAAGCCTGATATAGAAGTTATATATACGTATGATAATAATGGTAGAATAAAAACAGCATATGTAGAGTACTATCATAGATTATACGAATACGAATATTTAGATGGTATTACAAAAATATCATGCAACCAATGTGACGAACATGTCTATGAAATAGATATAGATAAACATCCGGGATTATTTGCATTAATATAGTAAAAATAATAGATATAGGAGGAAAAATAATAATGAAAGGTGTAAAGATAAAACTTATACGAAAAGATGATAAAGGAAGGGTAATAGAAGAAAAAACCGTATTAACAAATACTGATACTAATGAGCGAACTTATACTCAAATCCATACGGAATACAATAAAAAAGATCAAAAAATAAAAGTAACCAAAATTAAAAACGGGAAACTAAGCAGAGCGATGCGGTATAATTATGATGATAACGGCAATTTGTCTGAAAAATTTACTGAAACTAAGCATCATTATATTCATAAAAAATATGAATATGATGAATCTGGAAATATGATAGAAACTAATGCAATTAGTGGAACTATAACCAAATACTTGTACGATGATCATAAAAATATAATACAAATTATCCACTCCAATGGAAGTATATCAATATTGAATAGGGATGATAATGGAAATCTTTTATCTCATGTCAGAGATGGAAAAGAAATAGACCGATATAAATATGATGATAAAGGAAGAGTAATAAAAATAACAAGTCCAGATGTTACCGGTGATATGAAGTTTAGTTATTTTCCAGGCATATGCATTATCAAAGATTGTAGAGATGGAGATGATGTAACTACTTACGAAATTTGTTTAAACATATTTCCAGAATCTGATATTATATTATAAAAAATAATAATAGAAGGTGTTCATATGAACACCTTCTTTATTTTTTTGATTATTTCTACGTTACTGGTAAAAATAAACCTGTATACAAACTATTTAGTAATCTTTAGTATAATCTATAAAAAATAAACACAATCTATACCGTATTTCTAATCACTAAATCCCCTAAGAGACTTAGATCTCTTAGGGGAACATTTTTCTTAAGAAAAATGTTTAGATTTTTCTATGTTTATAAACCCAAACTTATCAAATCTAAAATCAAGATAATATCCATTACCTAATGAAAATGTTATCCAACCAGAACCGTCCACTGTGAATTTATTCTTTATCCCAATATTGCTATTTATATAATGTCTCTTTTTTCTACCTATTAATTTTCTAGAATGAACTGTTACATGATGATTATGGTTTTTGTTAACAGTGTATCTTATACTATCATATATTTCATTATCCGCAATCATCGGAATAAAAATATGAACTCTGGCAACGTATGGATTTTTATCAATTTCATCATAAAGATTATCAAAATCTCTATAAACTTGATGAGTGGCAAAAATCTCATCTACCACAATTATTCTAGTATTTTGTATTTTATAAAGTTTCATCTAAACCATTCCCTCCCATCTTGCTTCACATATTTCTATTTTACCTTTTCTTTTTAATACAGTTATAAAAGTATTAGAATCTATAGCAAACTCTTGAAACCATAGAATATCGGCTCCAGGAATAACCGTACCCTTGTAAAAACTATGAATCTTAAGTTTTTTACCATAAACTCTAAATTTATCTACTAGCTTAAATTTACGATTATTAGCATTTATAACCGCAGGTTCTTCATCTACAAATAAATGTATTTTGTACGTTGTGCTTAATGTGTCTGATTGTATCAACTGTTCTACTTTATCAAATATCTCTTCTCTTTTTTGAAACGATAGTTGATATAAGTCATCATGTTCTAATACAATAATAGCAATATTTTTAGCAAACCTAATTTTCATTTTGTATCCTCCACTATATTTCTTTTAAAGCATCTATAATATCGTCTGCAGTAACAATGATATCAGATTGATTGTCATTGATAAATCGAGCAAATATTTCATAAGTGCTCATAGACTTATCGAATAGATAGCTATACTTATCATACATTTCAACAGTCTGTTGATCAAAAGATTTCTCATCAGGAGACATTTCTTTATCAAACTTAAATTTCACTGTTTTATCGGTACGATAATATTCTTTAATTATATTTAAAGCATCTTGTGTATCGTAATTCGATACACATTTTAATCTTATATAATCAATACCTTCCTTTTCACGAAGATCGTTTATATAAGATATAACCTTCTGAGGATCTGTCATAATAATATCATCTATAGATATAGTATCATATCTAAAAGAATGAACCGGTTCTTTATGGATATAATAGTATCTAGTATCCATATCATATAAAACTAATTGAAATCCTTTGGTTTCTTCTTCTCCGAAATTCCAGCGAATAGGTGACCCATTATAGTAACAAAATCCATGAACAGCTGGGCCAGTGTGAACATGACCTGCCACGACAGGACCCATACAGCAGCTAAAATCAGAAGGACTGAATATTTTACTCTCTCCCATTTTGTTATCATATATTGCTCCTTCTATCGAACCGTGCATAAATACCATATCATATGCACCTGATTCGTATAATACTTTAGAGTATTCATCATCAGTTACATTGTATAATTCTGGAATACATAACACTCTGCATCCATTTATATATTGAAATTGTATTGTTTCTACAATACGAAGATCAACTTCTTTATCTTCTAGATATGGATAAAATAATCTGAGCTGATCAGCATCATGATTCTTAGTTCCTAAGATTAAAATAAGGACAGTATGAATCCCACGTTTAGCGTTGTTTTTACATACATTATACAACTCTTTAAAAAAAAGATTAGCATATAATGTAGTATCAGTGTTTGACATAAATAACCTATCAAAGAAATCTCCATCTATAGATATGCAATCTAATGGTAAATCTTTGATTCTATCTATAAATTGCTCTTTAAGAATATTAAATTCCACTTTGGGATCTATCTTCCCAAAGTGTAAATCTGATATGTGAGCCTGCATAGAGATACCACGTTTAGTGGTATACTCTAAGTTAATATTACTCAGCGAAGTAGTGTAGTGGAACGGTCTCATGAATATCCTCCTTTAATTCTAAACACCACATAGATCTCATCTTAATACAATACCACATAAAATCCTTAATAGTATTGAATAATTCTGGTGTAGATCTTGGTGTTAATAATTTATAACGAAATAATTTAGCAGTATACTCCCTCTTAAAATTTGTACACGTATCATATCTATACACTTTTATAGCATTTTCATTCAATATGATTACATACTTAATTCTTCTGTCTGAATTAGCATCATCCATAACCATAAAAGAGAGTTCATATTCACCATCCATTAACGGAGCTGTTTCGATATGACTCATTAAACGATGTCTATTTACAATGACACCTTCTGTTTGTTCGTCAAAGAACATAAAGAATTTTCTTTCATTGGTATACCAGCCAAAGAAATTCTTAATCTGTTCTGGTGTCAGTTTATCAATACTATTAAGAAATTTCATAACTTCATAAATCTTGATATGGTTGTCTCTAAGTTCTAAAGTTTCTGCAATCTGTTTCTTCACAATTTCTAAAATTCTCATGTTTATCTTCCTCTCATGTAATCTATAATGACATCTATCATTATTCCGTAACAAAATTCACCATAACCTTGAGCGTTATTAATTTTTAATACATCGAATGAAATTTCCTTATTTTCTTCTCGCTTGTCAGTTATGTATATCAGTTCATCTAAAGGAGATCTGGTTTCTACTATAACCATCTCTTCACCTTTTTTAAATTTGATAGTATAAGTATCTATGATGCTTTTCACTTCTAATCTATCATCTTTTATATTCATTGCAAATGCTGCAAATGAATATATGTCTTTTTTTCGTATGAGTGTAACATATTTTTTTGATTTCTTAAGCATCTTACACATTGAATTACAATGAATGATATATGCAAGTTTGCTCAATATATCCCTCTTCTTGAGATCATCTTTTAATGATCGTACTTCAAGAATCTGTTGATATGGTAATTCCATCATACCAATCCTCCTTTCTTTTGTATTCATAATTATAATATATAATTATAAAATCCTCTAATAACGCAATCCAAAAATATCTTTAGATCTTGTTTCTATATAGAATCTATTATAATATGAATATACCAATGACATGAAAAATCGTTCACACTCATTGATATACTGAATATTTTGTATAAGAGTTAAATCGATAACTTGTTCTTCGAAACAAACTACTTCTTTATTTAATTTTAGAATAAGTATACCATCAACAGTAATTCCATATTCAGTATATAGACTTCTTCTATATGCAGCTGTTTGAAGATGATATTTGTAAGAGAAATGATTGCTTGTTTTGAAATCTATCAGAAATTTCCTTCCATCTATTTTTAATAGCATATCTAAAGTGCCACCATAGTATTTACATACTAAAGGCTGTTCTTGCATTAACACTTCTATATCGTGAGTAGATATTATATCCCACCATTCTTTAAAAGACATAAATGCATTTTTCATTTTATATTTATCTGAAATATTATCTATATCTGAAAAAGTTTCTACATATCCAGTAGAAACATATTTTTCAATAGCATCATGAACTCTGGTTCCAATATTTGCAGAATTTTCACTGAATTTATTGTGGTCCATATGTTTTACACGACCTATATAATTAGCCCAGTTCATCAGTCCATCTGAATGAATCATTTCTTTTAAAATAGAAGTCACTCTAGGAACTCTTGAACCAAAATAAGAATAAGGAGATTCAGTTATATCGGTATTATTGAGAAGAAGATTCATCTCTGTAATCAGAGATGAATCATTTATAGTATTATAAATAAATGGTTTCATTAATTATTTTCTCCCAAGTATTTTATTAAACAACCTAGAGAAGAACGATGGATTTTTGCTATTATTATAAGCTAAATCTGTATCAGTATATCCAAGCAGCTCTTCTTCAGTGTAATTGTTCGTATAATAATCTTCTCGATCATACCCATAAGGTCTAATTGTACTACCAAGGAAGTATGCAGCATAGAAATCTTCTTGAAGCTCTCCCAATACACCTACCTTTAACGTAAGAATTCCGAACGAAGATTCGTCCTCATCATCGTATACTCCAAACTGTAATCTTGACTGTTTCTCTACCAAGTTCTGCTCAATCATTTTATCTAACAGTTCGATTGCCATATTTGCTAACGGTAAATCATCAAATATGAAAATGTTGTATGCATTATTTTCATAATCGATAACAATTTCACCAATATGTAAATTGTCGCTCTTATAATCGGTAATATAGATATTATCTATCATATCGGTGACCAATGCAAAGTATAAAGGAATTTTTCCTTTTAATAACATTTTTGCTCCTTTCAATTCTTGGATATCTGTTTCATTCATCGGAATATTGTAATAAAACATAATTAAAATTTCCTCCTTATTTTTCTTTATTTAAAAGTTACAGACCTAATAAATTTACATAGTTTAACATCAATGTAAATATACGGAAATAGGAGGAATTAGATATGAAAGCATCTATTAAAACCTATGATAGTTCTTTCCTCTACGGTAAAGCTAACTATGGAAAAGGACTTTATGAGTATATCATAAAGTCAGAAAGAATCGATAAAAACGATCCAAGTTTTGATGACGTAAGATATATGGTTAAGAAAAACCAAGTCACATCTTGTTTAGGTCTATTATTAGATCGAAAATCTATTGTTCTTATGATGCCAAGCAAGCCTCAATCAAGAGCATTTAAAGTTTTGGCGGCTAAAGATGTAAAAGAAGACAAAAGTACAAAAGTATTCATTGATGTTTCTGATATCATCAGTTTCAGAGATGGAAAATATACAATCAAAAATGCAGATATCGATAAATTGATTTCATATCTCGCATGTGCATTAAATACTTTGATCTATCACACAGATCCTAGTATTATCATGAATAACAATTCTCTTATAGTATCATCTACAGAAGCATTTGCTAAAATGTGTACAAATATCATTGACTATATGAGAATAGGTGGAGTTGATAATATCAGAGCTAAAATGTTATATATTAGCTCAGTGTATTATCAAGTAGGAATCTTATTAAAAGATGATAATGATTCTGTTGAACAAAAAGCTCTTAAGATATCTAAATTATCTAAAAGGGAAGCAGAGATGATTAGAGTGCAAGCTCCAGCATCATCTTTTGAAAATATTAATTCATTTGTAGAATGTATAGCTAAAATTTTAAGGGTAGAAGATGCACTTAAGATAGATAACTTCATCGACAAATGGATCTTTTTATATGGAACTGGAACTCAATTCGCAACTGAGATCTATACAGCATTTGCTAATACTATTATTAACGCATATGTAGGTGCATATCTTAATAACCAAAAGCAAATCGAAAAGATAGCAGGAAGCAGCATGGTTGAGTTTTGTAATACTTTATTCAGAATTGGAGGAGACTTATTGTAATGGCGGTTTCAGTACAAGATATCGCTGGATTGAAAAATAAAAAGATATATGAAACCTCTAACGAAAAAGTAGTATTAAGTAAAGACTTTGACAAAATTATTCATAGCCCACAGTACACAGTACTGGGGTTTATGAATGGTTATATGTATGCTAGTACTGGATTATATCTGGTAAAAAATACTATAGACGGAGAGTCTATAGCAGAAATTAAGCTAGAAGTTGAACATGCAACTTTCCACGAAGGCAGCAAATACTTCTATGCTTATATCGAAAATACTGTGTATAAGATAACACAGAATATGGAGATTGAATGGTCTAAGAGTTTCGAAGATAATATTCAATCTATCATAATGGACGTTAAAGGTGCATTATACATTGTTTTTGAATCCAGTAGGGATATAAGAAAATTTTTAGATAATGGAGATGAAATCTCTATTATCGACGGATCTGACGATCCGACAAAATATGTTAAAATATACAACTGTTTTATATCTAAAGGAGCTGGATGGTTATATGTTATAGGAACAGAATATTGGGATTATAATGATAAAGCCAGAAGTTTCATTGATAAGTACAATGTACGTACTTGGGAAAAAATAGATAGACAGATAATAGCATATGGTGAAAATATAGATAGAGATGATCCTCAATATATGTATGATACATTTTCAGTTGTTGGTGATTATATTTATATCTATGCAATGCAGTTTATCTCGAAGATAAATATAAAAGCAGTAGAATATTGGAGATATATCGGAGGATATAATCCATCTACTGATACTTTTGATAAAGTAGCTCATATAGAATTTAGTGATAATCCAAAAAATGAATATCTCTATTTTGCTGAAGATTTATATAGTTCTAACGGACATAGTTTTGGTAAAATGGGATTAAACGGGAAGACCATATGGAAAATAACTATGACTGATAGTGTAGATGAAATTGATTTCAAAATATGCGTATATCGAAATAGAATCTATACTACTCATAGAGCTATGGTTCAAACTAAAAAAGGATATATATTATCTCTTAACGATGATCAGGTTTTATTCAAAACAAGAAATGGTCATTTGATAGAGATAGTAGATTTTAATGCCGATGAGATATACTCTCCAAATAATTATTATGGAATGTATCTTTTAGCAGATGAAATTAAAGAAGGTATACCTAAGATAGTATATCATCCTTTGAGGCACGATGACGGTGATGCGATTAATGAAAATGGAGAGGTATTATTATTACCAGAAGAAAACTTCCATTATACTGATCCGGAAAACTACAATTATAAATATTTGCTTTGTTCTGATTATAGAATAGATGCGAATGAATTTAGTATAATATTTGCTAAAAACTATAAACCGGTTATAACAAAATTAAAGAATGTAATTAAAACAAAACAGCCATATCTTCCAGATAGAATGCATGAGTTTATTTTATCTATGCCAGGTAATAGGATTGATACTATGCAAGACTATGACTTGATTAGAGCTAGATTTAAATATTCTTATGATAGATATCTTCTAGCTGATAGAAACATGTTCTTCACAGAAATTATCACAAAAGATTTAGGTCTTACTATCATAACCAAGAAAAAAGGATATGCTATTGTAAGAAAGCAAAGAGATATCTATACGTATCTCTTATCTAAATTCGATGATGTAAATCTTTTAGAAGAATGGTTAAAAGAGAATGGAGTTCTTGAAACTGCTCTTCCTAAATACGTAGGAGATCTTATACATCATACAATGGATATGATTCAATCTATCCAGATGGCAGGAACTCCAGTACAATATGATATACAGCCATTCAAACAGCACTCATACTGGTTTGATGGTTACGAGTTTCCTAATAATACTTGGGGAACACAGATATTTTCTTGCACAAATCTTCCTTATGATAAGAGAAGATGTGTTAAGACTGCATATATTGATAGCTTAGCTAATATGATTAAACGTCAAGAAATTCGACCATTACTGTTATTCTTAAACGGAAAAGCTATTAAATGGTCAGATGTAACTATAGTAAGAGATTGGTCATATAGTTATCTTCTTATAAATAATACAGATCCATATGAAACCGATTTGTCATGTATAGTATTCCCATGTGATATCAGATATGGAGAAGATAATAACTGTCTAAAAGAAGATGTATGTGATACTTATTTCTATTTCGACGAGAATGGATTGCTTACAAACGATAGGGATAGAGTATCTATTCGTATGGAAGTTATAGATAAAAATATTGTTGGTGGTACATTTAACTATGAAAATCGATACATAGAAGTAGAGAATAAATATAATCAAAGAGCAAGTGAAAGAAATATATTTACTTTTGAAAATAACACTCTATTTCCAGATAGTAGATTCTATATCCAAGAGCATGGTAAAGATATATTCACATATCTCAGAGATACAGAAGGAGTTATCTTCAAGACATTCTATTGGATAAAAGCAAATGATTATTGTGGAAATATATATAAGATTCCAGATGGAAGTTATACTAAAGATAAGATGATAGTCAATGCTAAAGGCGGAGACTCATCCGAAGTAGATAGCTTTAAAGCTCCATTCAACTATCATATGTATAGATATAAGACATATGCAGAGAATGTTGCTGAAGCTGTAACTTATATTATGGAATATGATATGAGTCTATTAATTCAATACTATAAAGATCAGGCTAAAATTCAATCATATACATTTACAGGGAAATATCTTATCGATAGAGTTCCTGCAGATGGCGGTTGGTTAATAATGCCTAGAAGCAGAAAAAGAACATACGATGACTATATCATCGTATTTAGAAACAATCATCTTTATGAATATTATAAAGAAATTCAATACGATATTCATAATTTTAAGATACCTATATTTAACCATGTAGGCAGAGATGACATAATTGAGATTGTTCATTTTAAAGAAGTAGACAACTCGTATTATAGTTTAACTATAGATCCTAAGAAACCAGATTATTTACCAGAAGGGTTAAGATATGATAACTTCTTGTTATTCGCAAATAGTCCGTCTGGAAAAGAATTCTATGATGAATTTTCTGTAGAAAACAGTGTTCAATATGACGTTGAATTTGCATATAAAAACAATTTCAATGGAAAGAAATATCTGAATACTGAATTCAAATTGGAAGATTCTTACTACGAAGGTAAAAAGTTAAACATGTGCTCTAAACGCCAATTTAGGCATATGTATTATAATATTTTCTACGATAGAGATTCAGTTAATTTGGATCCATCGTTTAGATTTTGTCATGATAAATCTAAATACATGATCTTTAAAAACTGGATAGCTCTCACTCAATCTGATTGGGATTTGAATATTATGACTACAGAATCTCCAAAGAAATATATATCAATTACTTTCAACGAAGAGTTACACGAAGGAGATAATATAGAAATATTCTACCTTCCAATGTCATATGATGAAATTGATATTACTGGAGATATTGATCAAGAATTATTCAAATCTCCTAACAATGATATTCAAATCAATAGCGAAAGATTAGGATATGCGTTCGATAAAGATCTATATATGATCTCTATAGATGGGTATAAGGTTAATTATGAATTTATCGAAAATATAAATAATCATAGATTCAGATTAACAAACCCGTATACTGAAATTATTAAACCAGATGCTCCGTATCCTAGAGTTATGCCAAGGGTTATATTATACAGATTCTTGCAACCAGACCAATTACTTAGCAAATTATATAGCTATAGTGATAAATGGTCAGATGCAGTTGACGGGTTATCCCCGAAATCATATGAAAATCTGTTGATAGAACACACAAAAGTATAAAAAATAAATCGGTATAGGGATTGTCCCTATACCGATATCTTTATTCTAATTTTCTTCTGGATAAGAAAAAACTTCATCATACTCTCTGCCATGCATTGGGTCGAATGTAACTGTTAACTTAACATGTTCTGGGGCATCTACTTTTACTTCAGAGATATAAATTTCGTCTCCTCCTACATCTACATTTACTCTATTTTCACTTGTAGTTGCACACATATTCAAAGTGTCTTTTACAGTAACAAATCCTAATACAGGACAAGTTAATACTGATGTAAATGTTTCTTTACCTGAATTTAAAAACATCCACTTTACTTCCCCATATATGGATGCAAAAGCAAGTACTATAAGTTCTTCACTCTCCTTTTTTGAAAATGAGAGTTCGTCTTTCAAGTTTCTAGATAAATAAATTTTCTTCATAATTATTCTCCTAATATTTATTTTATAGTAATATTATAAGTGTTTATAGCACTTCCCTTTTCTATCTTTACTAACTGAATTAAGTCAGTATTGATAACAACACTATTAGATTTTCCATATATCTCAATCTGTTTAGCTCTAGAATCTATTCTAATTCCAGTAGCACTACAATATGGAACATCGTTGATATTTAAAGTTCTTGGATTGGAAAAAGTAAAAGAACCTATACCATTCTTTATAAATTTTCTCTTAAGAACCGGACTATTATAGATATGATCATCTATATTAAATACTCCCTCTTTCATTCTTTTTTACCCTCACTTTCTCTTAATCTATCAGAAGTAAGATTATCAATATTAGCTAAAGTTCTATTGATATATAATAGATCTGCATATATAGCTATATCTGAAACCTTATCTTCTACATCTCTATTTACTCTGATAACAAAATTCTCCCAATCAATATAGATAGGAAGATCCTGTTGACCATTGTAAATCTTAAGATCCATAAACAATGATGGAGATAATCCCAATGCAACCGTATGTTCAATAACTCTTTGCAAATCGCTATTACCTAATAATTCTTTGAAATGGATTTCATCGATATGCTTAGAATCATCATTCCATTGAGTAGTGAGATATTGATCCCAACCTTTCTCATTAGTTTCCGGAGGCTTAACACTGATGATTTGATACATAGCTTTAATATCACCAACTTCTTTATTCATAATTCTATGCTCAGCCATAGAATAATATGAATATATGGCAGGTACAGAAAATCTTAATACAGGATTAAACTCTAAATGGAAATTAGAATCTAATGATCCTTGTCTTTCTCCATCATCGATCTGCACTCCTTCTAAACAAGATATATGAACATGGCAGTGTTTTATACGAATAAAGAACTCGCATCTTCCATTGATAGTTCTCATCTTATATAAAAACGGTAATTTAGAATACCTATTTAAATAATTAAGAAAAGATACTACATCTTTAATATGATACTGGGAGTTCTTGTCTTTAATCGTCTCAAATCCCATATCTATAGCCAAAGATAAAATAATATCATACGGAACATGACAATCCATATCAATAAAATGAGTTTGTGTAGAACCTATTCTACAATTTATCTTTGTATATTCTAAAAGATCTAATTGCTGGGCTCTACTCTTTACTCTCATTTTAATATTAAATGGCATTTCTATTTCTTTAAACATAATCCCTATAGCAAGATTGCTTCCTTTATCATGAAAGAATCTATCATCATAATACGGAGATCTTCTAGTATAAATATCTAATCCACCCTGGATTAGATCTACATTCTCTCTATTGTAATCAGTATTGAGAGAAGGATTAATAGCAATAGCAGGTTTCTCTATCTGTTGCTGAATCTTTTTAAATTCTCTGTAATCATCATATACATGCTTTCCTCCAACATGTACAGTTTTAAAAAAGTTTTTAGGATACGTATTTATTAACCAACTCTTCATATATTCTATAGCTAAAGAATAACCATGAACTGAAGATGGTATTGAAATGTACTTATTTAATTTAATATCTGGAACTGCAAATATATCTTTAATTCCAACTATAGCTTTACCCATTATAAGCACCTCCTATTAATTAAATGTACCTATACAATCAAAAAAGAAGATAGAGTGGGTTAAACCCACTCTATCATTTTTATTCATACATATCATAGATTTTAGTTCTCTTTTTAAGCTTATCTAAATAGATAATAGCAATGTCATCTTGATATGTAAGTCCTCCGATATCATATATAGACATAGAATTCTCTACAAATATTTTACAATTGTCTGGAGGTATTCTCATAGCACTATCAGAAACAAGTTTTAACATTTGCTCTGCAGTAACTAAGAAGTTTGATGAAAATATATCTTTAACTTTATTATTTGGATCTCTTCTAGAATCACAAATAATACTATAATCTGAAGTATCGTTACAAAAATCTACCTTAAAAGGATATAATAATTTCTGTTCTGACACATCTTTAAAAACAACATATTTCTTTCCAAATGATTGCAATATTTCTTTAAAAACTTTTAAATCCATTTTAATTTTCTCCTTCGTATTTAATTATAATTTTCATATCTTCTTCATCTATTCTTAAATTTTTAACTTTATACATTTTTAAAACTGTACCAAGAGGACCGTTTTTAAATTTAACTTTAGATTCAGAATTAATAGACCCATTATCATCGTATTGTATATGTATATCGGTGCACATGATAGTTGTTTCTATAGATAAAGATCGATTGTTGTATATTTTGAGAGCAAATATCATTATTTTATCATAATGATAATGAAGCTCTTGACTCTTATCTATAGTTGTGTTATCGAATAATTCTCTTTTCATATACCATTCTCCTATGTATATAGTGTTATTGTATTTTCTGTAGTATCAATATCCATATGCAAACAATGATAAATTTCAAAAACTTTTTTACCTGTTAAATCTGGAATAAATGATACAAAGATAAATTCACTATGAGGTTCTCTTTGAATTATAATTGTAGTGTCGGTAATATAACACTGCATCAAAGTCACACCAACATGATTCAATCTGACTTTATATGTTTTTGATTTTTCATAGAATAACTCTTCATCAAAATTTGAATAGTTAATAATTTCTATCATACTTATTATCTCCTTAAAAATACTGGGTAGAATTATTCTACCCAGTATAATATTTTAATTAATATGATTCCACTTTGCTTTGATCCTGGCAATATTAGCTTTATCGTTTTCATCATACACTCTTCTTCCAAGCATAACTAAAGAGTTAGCATTTATAAGTGTATCTTTCTGATGATTAACAAGATTGCTAAATAAGCCATCATTTCTACTAATATAGAAAGCATTACGTGGATTAAATACCTCATATGCACGTTCATAAAATGCTCTGTTTATGATATACAAGAGGTTAAGCACGTCGCCCGAGTTGTTAAATGTAGGTGACTAATCTACATCCGATCAATTAAGATCCTGTCAGTGTTACTAACACGTCCAGACCATATCTTTATCTCTTATATAAGAGATACCTTCCATTTCGATTTAAAGGGACTTAACGCCGACCTGCCCTACCTTGTTTATAGTCTCAAGGCTCTACTCTACTCGCTTCGTCTACTGTAATATACAGTACCTTATTTTCAACCCTGCTACCCTTACAAGATATTATAAGAGTAGCTCTTATGAATATATAGCTTTCGATGGTCGTTGAAGTTCTATCTCATTAAATTCTTTATTATAATCAATTATAAAATCATGATAGTCAGATCTTTGTACTAATTCCAGTTTAATAGTTCTTATATATAGTAGGTTATTTATCATATATAATTCCTCCTTTCGTTCAGTATATTTAATGAGATATTTACTTGCTGATTATACATTATTACAGAACTTAGGATCTCTCCATATTCCAGCGTTATAATTTTTTCTGTCTTTCGACTGCATTCACACTTATCCTTACGAATTACGTTGTAGCTTATAACGTATTAGCATTTCCCAGCAGTTAAAAAGGATACCCACACACGTCACCGTGAGAGGGGACTGCAGCAATAAGTCATGTTCATAATTCGACCTATTACCTTCAATCAAAATCGGCTGCCAACAATGGTAATATCTGTAATGGTAATTGCATTACATATTCAAATTTTTGCCCTGGATCGGAAAGTCCGATCACAAACATTTGCAAGATAGCAATTTAGACTATATCATTATCCATTAACCACTATAGATAATTATCTATAATAGTCATTGGGATACTATGCGCTTCGGGTGTCCCCTACTCTACTCACTTCGTCTACTGTAAAATACAGTACCTTATTTTCAACCCATCTGCCTTATTCTACATCAGCATTTACATTTTTACATGAATACGGGTGTCTAGTTTTCGATAGTCGTTGAACGTTAAAGTTTATATTCTATAATTTATTATATTATCTTTTTATGTCGTAGTTACATGCTACTGATTTATATCCTCTTCCATTATATATATCTAGAACAGTTCTATATCTATTGTCACTGTATTCAATACCTAATACAGCAAACATTTGTTTTATAAATTGCTTCTTAGATTGAACTGTAGACATATCATTATCTTGAAGATATTGACATATCTGATTAACTTGCTCAGTAGTAAATAACCATTTATCATGATATGGGATGGAACCATAATTACTAAAATCGTAATTCTGAGATATCTGTATTCCTGTTTGCTTGTGATATACTGCTGCAACATAACTCTTTTTTACCTTCAAAGTATTAGCTATATATGCTGCAGTATAACCTTGCTGCAACATAGAACAGATTTGTTCTATTTGTTCATCAGAATGAGTTTCTCTTCCAGAATTTTTTGTACTATTAGACTGACAATTAAACTGTATTTTCATATCATTGAAATTTTTCTGAGTATAATCTTTTACAATATTATCCTCTTGCTGTTTTCTAATAGAACTTTCTATCGCTAACTTATTTTTTATATCATTTAAAATTAGCATATCTCTTTGAATATAATCTGGAATTATTTGAGGCGGCAATGATCCACCATTAGCATTAGACATTGCAACAGCACGTCTAGCATTTTCTTGATAATCTACCCATTCAAGATTTATCAATCTCATATTCATACGATTTCCATCTACATGATCTATAAGATATTCTTCGCATCCAGGAAAATAGTTGAAAGTCATAGCTTCTACTCTATGCAATCTACATATTTTTCCTCCATCTGCGGTTGCAAATTTTCCATACCAATATCCTTTACTGTCTAACACGTAAGACATAAACGGAGTTTTTCCGTATTTTAAAAATACTCTACCATAATTAGATATCATATAATATGGATATACTCCAGGTATAGCCTGTTCTGTTACAGGTAAAAATATTTCATCTGGAGCAATAATATATGGAATTATCACAAACGGTTTTACTTGTGTAAATTGTTGTTGACCTTTTATCATAATTTTCTCCTTTCTTAATTATTATAGAATATAAACTTTCTTCGCTGCTGATTACTCATTGTAACACTGGTTAGACTTACTATCGTCATACAGTATCTCGAATATTCTTTCTGTCTTTCGACCGCATTCACGCCCACCTTCACAGGTCACGTTGTAGCCATTCGAGCGTTAGAGTGTCCCAGTTGCAATTCACATAGTGTTTTACCTAGAGAATCCCTTCCCTAGTGGCCCTATCCTGCTCATCGACTATTATTTTTCTGTTATACATTTTTTAAAACTTAATAGTCGGGATTAAGCCATATCCTATCGTTGGATTACGGTTGATTATAACAGGTAACCCTCTTCCAGTTTCAGTAGAATTTTTAATGATAGAATTGATAATGTGTACTATTGCTGGATCCTTTTGAAGATTAGCTTGATACCATTTCTTATAGGCATCCGCATAAGACAAGTTATACGTCTTGGTGAGAATATTTATAATACTCTGCTGTAATAATTCGAGCATAGCAGAATACGGTAATCTTACCTCGTCAATTCGTAATCCAGGATCAGCAGTAATAACATTTCGTGATGTAAAGTTACATCTTCCGCCGAATAATGTTCTGATATTACCTTTCTTTCCTTTAATAATATTTATAACTTCTGCATACAGAACAGCCATTTTCATTTGAAGTTTCCATAATAACTCCAATGTTTGTTTTCTTTCTGCTTCTGCATATGCACTTGGATCTTTAGATTGAGTTTCCATTGCTGAGCATTTATTTAATTCAGAAACAAATCTATTGATAATAGTATAATCTTTATTTGTAGTCTCATGAGAGAATGTGTATTTATCTGCATCAAATGGTCTTAATAATACAGTAAATACTGGTATACTTTGTGTAAATACCTTATCTTTCTCTCCCATAATATCATCATAGTTAGCCTGTTTCTTATTTTTGCCCAGATAATATTCCATAATCTCATCGAATTTATTTTTAAATTCGATTAATCCAATTCCATAAAATGGCTGATCTTTAGGTTTTGGTGCTGGTTTCTGATGACCATCTTCATCAGTAATACAATCATACTTGATAATATTATCAAAGTTCTTACCGATAAAGAATCTCAATGCATTGTAAAACGCTGGCGAGATAACCCAGTGATCTTTTAAAACCAACCAACCGAAATATTCATAATCATCATCAATATATCGTACTTTAGTACCACATACTTTACAAGTACAACCATTATTTACTTTATTCTGTGTAAATCCGCATTCACAACGATATCTATTACCGAACGGATTTACATCTTTGATTGTCTGCCCGAATTTGTTACTAAAGATAGAATATTGATTCTTGATGTCTTTCTTAACTCCCTGTGTTGGAGCTACGATGAATCCTTTGTCTCTTCGAATATCATTTTCTCTTTCTTTATCAAGATTAAGTCTAGTTAATCTAGTATGATATTCATAGTTAGGATCAAATGGATAAGATATATTCAATCCTAAAGATTCTCCTTCTTTTATAGGTTCATCATCTACTACTCCGTAAGTTTCCATACTGTATTTCCTCCTATAAACACTTCTCTGCCAAATCATTATATATCTTCTGTATATCTACTCTTGTTGCTGGTTCTATATCTTTATTATAGAATGCAACAAAGGTAGGATCATCTTCTGATAATCCCATACAAGCAGCTACAGATGATTTGCATGATCCTTCTGCGGTATTTACAATTATAGCCGAAATACCTAAAAGCAAACGTTTTTTATCTTCCAATTCGATTGGAAGATTTTTGATAAATTCCATGACATCAAAATACTCTACTTTTTCAATGTCATTAGGTAAATCTTTAGTATCACCCATATTTAAACACTCCTTTCTAAATTATCTCAATAAGATAATATATGTTTATTAATAAGTTTTTGTGAATGTGAAATCCTATAAGCCTTATTATAGGCTTATAGGACTAATTAGGTTAGAATTTATATTTCTTAGAAATATCTTTATATATTTTTCTTCTTCTAATATTTGAAATTATAGATCCAAATTTAGATCTAGGTAAATCTAATACTTTACAAATAGAAGCATTATCATAATCTCTCTCCAATAATTTACAAATATACTCCGCATAATTAGGTTTACATGGATTATCATAATGTAATCTGGTTTTGATATTTAATTCTAAAGAATTTACCCATTCAAGATTATCAAGAGAAATATTATCTTTATCAAAATCTTTAAAATGAACATAATTCCTTCCACGAATAAAATCATCTTCAGTTCTAGGAATAAAATGTAGTGCAAGTAGTCTATGTATTGCTATATTTATACTTCTATTACCACCATTGAAGAATTTGATATATAGATACCCTTCTCCATTAACTGTGGCAGCTTTACGCTCTCCGCTATTAACGTATCGTACAATACCTGTATCTGATATTTCAAAAGTATTTTCTTTTACTCCTTCAATATCTATAATTTTCCAATTCATTGTAATTCACCTTCTTATCATAATTGAAATATCTTCTCTAAATCCATATCATATAATGATTGCGTAGAATCGTGGAATGATTTCATCGCAATGTTTTTCTGAACTGATGGTATCTGTGTCAAAGAAGTACCAACATTTGTTTTATCCAATCTATAATACAGATTCCCCATACATTTATTACATATTCCTGTTTTAGATTCACATAATGCGCTGAATCTAACTTTAACTTTCTTGCCAATATATTTCGATTTATTCTGGGAAGTTAATTCTACTAACTTAGAACCTTCTATAATGTAAGAATACATCCATTCGTTTATATTAGATTCCGTAAGAATAACTTCAATATATCTTTTAGTTCCACAATCAGATCCAGGAGGATCTAATGTGAGATGCTGGAATGCTCTTAAGAATAACTTTTCTCTATATCCACCATTCTCTGTTTTCTTAGCTCTAGCATAAGGACCGGCTGCAAGAGAGTTTGCAAATAACGCATATTCATCTGGGGATATACCATCAATATAATTTGACATGGCTACATTGTATTTTTGCTTGGCGTTAGGATCTGGGTCTTTAATAACACCTTTCATAACAAACATGTTCTTGAAGTTATTTCCAATAGATCCTCTTGCTCCTGAAATAAACATATCCATTGATGGGTCATCACCCATATATTCTATAGCGAAATCTAACAGCTCTTTCTCCATTCTACTAGCTGCAATTTCGTCACCTTTTTTAATTTGCTTTTCATATTTCTTATAGAGCTCTTTCTTTTTCTTATTTATAACCTCTGTACATGTAAGCATTTTATCAGTATAATTTGGAGCTAAAATACTAATATACGGCATACATTTTTGAGTCTTCATATTGAATCTCTTCATTGTTTCTAATGGAAGTCTATCTTCCAACACAGCAACAGATATTTCATTATTTAACTTTCCATACATTTTCTTATCTATTGTTTTATTGACATATTTGAACATATCAAATAGATCTTCTTCTATGAAATACTTGTTAAATATCCAAATACCTACAGTTGTAACAAAAGGTTTTTTATTCTTTTTACCCTCTGGACCATATGAATTTGCCGGTATCTCTATTATATCATATGGTCTAAATCTTTGCCCTGTTTCAAACTCTCCAAAGGTATCCATTATAAATGAAGTGGTTATATCTTTTTCTTTTATATTAACCAAATATTCGATATCCTTTGGAGATGTAATTTTTTTAGATTTACGTGAGCTCACGTTAACACCTCCTTTTTATTAAGATGGTTGAATTTACAAAAAATAAAGAGAGTGCCTATAATGGCACTCTCTTTTTATATTATTCGCATTTAGTCTTTTCTGGAATGAAAAATTCATGCATATTATCATCATCCCTAACTTTAATAGATACCTTTACATGATCATCGATCATATCCATAATAAGTCTAGGCATCTCCTTATAAGATATAGTATCCAAATTATTTCCTTTACATGCAGGACAAATCTCATTTCCTTCTTTTGGATAGATATATCCACACATAGGGCAGAATGTTTTTCCCTCTTCTAAAGTTCGATACGAATAAGATGTAGCATATGTCATTGTATCTTTCATTTTGGTATACACACATACTGCACTTTCATCTGATAATATAACAGATTCAATATCCTCTTCCCTTATAATTTCTTTCATAGTAAAATCTCCTTTTGTAAAATTATTGTGTTATGTATCATTATTATAATATGCAATTGTATTTTAAATCAAAAATAATCCCTCTAGGACTTAACCTAGAGGGAGCTTTATTCTAATAGAATAAATCGTATATGATATCAATACCTTTTGTCTGGTCAATCAGAGACTCATTAGAGAAGTTTAATCTCGTAAGAGGTCTTATACCCTGATAATAAGTATGACCATTGTAATCTTTTGGGTATGCAGTACATAAAGAAATTGTATTTACTTTAGCATCATTGATACCTGAATGAGCAATGAAGAAATCTCTACAATCTCTCTTAGTGATTGAAAGTTTCAATTCAACAAAAACTTCTACATCAATTACGTTATCAGATACATAGAGATGCTCATCAATAGGAGTACCGTCTACATACTGAGCTTTAAAGATAGGTTCTAACTCAAATGCTTTGAAATAATAAGCAATTCTGTTCATAGCAGGAATTTCTTTTCTTCCAAAGTATTTCTCTCTATCTTCATCACTAAGATCATTATCAGCCAACTGATATCTAAGTGGAACCATATCATCTGGGGCAATCCACTTAGTATAATCAACATCGAACACCTGAGATGCTTCTGGTCCGCAGCCTGAAATACCTAAACAGAATAAGCATACTAACGAATCTAATCTTTCTCTTGATGTGAGAGGTACAATATTTTCAAGATTTAATGCTTCATTGTATGTAGGTAAATCGATTGGTGGAACAATATCAAAATGCTTTGATGCTGTGAACATTGATCCATCGCAAATAACTTTGTTTTCTCTTTTTTCAAATAAAGGAATATCTGTTCCAGCTACATATGCTGATACAACTCCTCTAGGTCTGCAAGATCCGGTTCCGTTCATTATATTTAAATTCACTTTTCTTCCAAGGTTATCTTGAACTAATATACCGTCCTCAAGACGCATATTCATAGATGTAACCATCTTAATTCCTCCTTTTCACTTCAATTACTATCATGTTATGGGGTCAGAATCATACCTATGTTTGAGATATATAGACTCTTCTACCCCTATTGTATCTCTTGGATTTATAGTTACATTCGGAATCACACAATCAGAAATAGGTATTCTGTCAGCCCATTCATATGTATGATTAGTAGCGGCAATACAATCAAATACATGTATATGATCATGCCAATGAAAAGAGATTAACCATTCTTTTATCTTATCATCTATAATCACATAATCATAGAAATGGCGTTCTTTCCAATAAGTAATATCAAAATATATTCTTTCAACTAGAGATATATCTTCTGTCCAATTGAAAGTATTGTTTAATCTAAAGCAATCAGATACTGGTATATGATCATGTCTATTATAGATATAATTAAATACCATCTTATCTAATACTCTTATCTTATTATGCAATCTATCATCAAATTTATAGATGATATTTGAATGGATTACATCAACCTTATATGACTTGAAAAAGTCAAGTATAAGGAATATATATTTTCTAATATAATCAAGACTTACTGTAGGTATACTATTGAAGACATATTTGAAGATATCTTTATCGAGATATACATATATATCTTCAACAATAAAGTTTATTACTCTAGTAATCTCCTGACGTCTTTCTGTTTCTTTTTGAATTGCGTCACAATTCATAAGCACATTATACAATCCCACATTAGAGTTTCTAATATATTCAGTATAAGTCTTAGGAGCTTGTCCATTAATACTGAATTCTCTAAACATCTCGAAACTTAATTTAGTTATATATAATGCTTCATATACTCTATGATAAACATCATATTCATTTTTATCATTAGCATTATTCATAAGCCATACGAGTTTATCATATACTTCTTTATTCTGAAGATATACTTTCTCTAACTCTTCCCATGTTCTAATTCCAACAGGATTAGGATTAATAAATTTATCTAATCCTACTTCTTCCAAAGTAAATCCATGATCTATAACATATTGGGATAATTCAGCTAAATCGGTTTTAAAATTAAACCCTAATATAGCAATTGACTGTATTGGATCGTATATGATATTATCTTTCGTATCAAGATACATATATCCCAATGCAAATAGCATAATAATCAAATCTACCAATTTGAATCTACTATTAGAACTAATCTCTGGAACCTCTACAAGAAGTTGATCTGTATCTACCTCGCTGTATAAAAGCATATTCATAAAATATACCATTTGGAACTGCATCTCTGATAAAGAATACACGGTGTCTACTGAAATATATTTAGAAATATGCAAATCAAACTCATGTTTCAATATCTCATGTTTTACAAAATCATGAGTATACACACCATTCCAATAGATATCATTTTTAGCAGTTTCATCATAATCCACATATTGAAATGGATCTTGAATATAATCATCAGCTATTTCTTCTATCGGAACTTTTAAGAATTGTAAAGTGTAATTAGCTTCTAAGTCTAACACTTCTTCTCCAGTTTCAGGATCAGTAATAGTATCTTTACGATACGTTCCATCTTCATTTAATACTGGAGTTTTCATAAGATAATATTTAAATAGCTTCATATTATCATACCCAAATAAAGATATAATATCAACCATGCATTTGCATGATGATTTATATTTGATTAGTCTATTTAAATTTTTTATTAATCGTTTTTGATATTTCATTGGTATTTCTGGGAAGAACTCCACACCACATGCTTCAAATAAATATTGAATAGTTCTAATATCAAAAAGATCTCGTGATATAATATACTCTGGGCTGAATACAATCATATCATCAAATGTCATTATGATAATGAGCATTATCATAAATCTATCATAGTATTTAGAGTTATAATGATAAGCTTCAGAGTATATAGTTTTCAATAAATATACCCTATTTATCTCAAATCTTTCTCTCCACTTATTTGATACTTCTGGAGAATCTACTGGAGGAATATACAATAAACCAAATTTAGGAGTTCTTCTTGCAATATACGGATCTATAGATCTATCTCCTAAATGATCTAAGTATTTAGCACTAGGCTCTCTTTCTTTCATATGATCAATAACCCCTGCTGAATATAATAATGCAGCTTCAGAATTATTACACATATGAACAGGTTTACTTATATCATATGATTCTATAGGAATCATTTCGTATTCTTCTTTAGTAAGGTATATATATTCATCACCAATATTAGGTTTTCCCCATAATTCTCTATAATAATTATTAGTATCTTCATACTCCGAAAGCCATTTATTTCTAGCAAGTCTCTGTAATTCAGGTTTTAAACCTTCAGGTATAGGTAATTGTTTTCTTGTATACATAATAGCTCTATCTGGAGTCATAGATGGTATTTTCATGAATATATCATAAGTATATTCATAGTTAGTAAATATATCAGTTCCCATCTGTATATCATGATATAAATCAGCTTCTCGTAAAGATTGTAATGTTTCTGCGTTATCGGCTCTTTCTTGATCTTTAACAACAATACCTCGCAGTATCTGTTTAGTTTCATAAATAATTTCATCTATTAAAGAAGCATCTGTAAGGACTTTTTCAATATCAGGATATTGATTCAATTTAAACACCTCCTTGATTATTAGTATGTGACAGCCTATCTTAATTTCATATGAGTAATAATATCACATATTTTCTCAGAAGTGTCTTTTATTTCATTTCTCATATAGATACATCTATCATTGTTTAGCATATCAGCTAATAAACTTATAGATTCTAATATAAAAGATGAACATGGACCTAGGTAATCTCTGCTATTATGCACTTCTCTAGATAATTTATATAATGAATTTGTTTGTGACGGAATATCTTCAAAATTGATACTATGTCTAATTCTATCTATAATATCATCAAATGTTATATAATTCATAACAGTTCCTCCTTTTCATAATAAATTACTATATTGTGTGATTTTGGACAAAAAATAAAAAGAAAGAAGTGAGAGGGGCTTTCGCCCCTCTTTATTCTAAAATAAATACCAACTATTTTTATAGTTTTAGATATTAAATATATCTTTAGTATAAGGTATAAACTCTTATGTATTTTAGAATTAATCTTTTGCTCATTATTATAATATATGACTGTATTTTATAGCTTTTACATAATATTAATATATTAAGGAGGTTGTGATTATGAATGATATTCCTGATATAGAGGTAGAGTATGATGACCAATATAATCCAATGGTATCGTCACCTAACGCCCCTTACTCTCTACCTTTTTATATGACAAGAGAAACAATGATAGATGTGGAAGTTTATAAAAACTTTTTAGATAATGCAATAGCACAATTTAGACATAGTAAGTTCTATAAAAACTATAAAGGGTATTTGATGGGTCTTGGTTTGGATCATTGTCAAATAATGCCTAATATAACAGAGGAAAATGTAGGTTCAAAAGGAATAGAAATGAACCACAATTTTTTAACTATATTTGATATAGCTCTTATGATAACAGAACATGTTCTAAATACAGTTGGATATATATGCACATTCGATTTAATATATCTATTAAAGCAAGAACATGCAGCTAATAGGATACCTATTGTAATGATAAGTGAAACAGTGCATGAAATGTATCATCAAAATGAAGAGATAGTTTTTCCAGCACAGATGTGTTTCGGGTACTGGGTAGAGTTATTACAAAGATATTCTAGAGGAATAACTCCAAGAATAGCACAAAAAGTTATCAATTATATAGATAGAAGTATAAATGATTCTGATAATTTAAATAGCGCAGCTATAAATGATTTGTTAGGATTAAGAGATTCAATGGAAGGATGGTCGAGATTTAATGAATATGGAGATAATCGCAGGATTGGTATTATTGACGTTACTAACTATAACTATCAATACAATAATAATTACCCATACTTGGAAGGTTAATATAAAACAAAAAGCAGCTCAAACGGAGGCACAGCAAAACTATTATTTAGCTAGCACTCCTATAAGCATGGATGAGATGAATATTCTAGATAAGATTATACAAGAAACGTTTGACAGGTATCAGATATTTAATCTAGCACATCTCAAAAATCCATATATCGGTGATGATCTTCAACAAAAAATAATAAAAGAAGTATTTACTGATGTATATGGGAGTGTATCTGATAATATAATAAATAAGCTGTCTTTGATATATAAAAAAGAACATATTGAAGATATAATAGTGCAAAAGATACAATTGATTGTGCTAAATTATACTATAGAGATAAATGGAAATTATAAAGAATAAGGGATAAGGCTATTATGCCTTATCCCTATAATCTAATTTAATTGTAAATGCAAATAAAAATCTTGACAATATCATAAGGACAGATAAAGATATCAATAGATATCTATAATCGTAAAATGTTCTAACTATGGAATCAAAAGATTCCATATTCTTAATTTTTTTAGTTATATTGCACACTATAACAAATATAGATATAGCCATCACAATAATCTCTGCAATAGTAACTATTACAGTAGAACAAATAACATAAATATTTTTACAATCCCCATAGAATCTAGATATAGTCCTAGTCATATCACAAAAAATATAATATAGTAATGGTAAATATAGTGTTCCTAAAACAACTGTCATTATAGTTATATCTGTATTAGCATAAATATCTTTAAATACCTCTGTAAAATAGTAAGTAACCAATACAAATAATGCTCCTATAATACTACTAATTAATATTAATTCCTTTACATATTTTCTCATAAATACTTTCCTCCAAAAAAAATAAAGATAGATAGAGTTAAAACTCTATCTATCTGTTCCTTTGAAAATACATCTCAGTCATATACCCATACAATTCTCTAATGATATTTAGATTAACTCCTATGTCAAGAGCCATCAGCATTTCTTGAGAATTGCAATACGGTATATGGTATTGAGATCCATTTACAATCATAGTATAATCTGAATCAGCATTGAAATTTCTATAATAACCATAATCTAATTGCCTAGATATATACTTATTATAAAACGATGATATATAAGTAAGCCCTGAATTTATATCACCAGTTTCAATATAATATAAACAGTCAGCTATGAAAGTAGCCATATATAAATGATGCAACTCTAAATTTATATCCGAAATACCTTTAATATCTAATGATATCGTACTGTTTACTGAATTAGATTCAAAGTACACCTCTATATTGTTAAGCTTGACGTAAGTTGTATATGAGTTCTTTAAAACAAACTCTACATTGTCAAACTTTGTTTTAGATAACTTCCTACCAATAACAAACACAGCATCATTTTTGATAGAAAGTATATCTTGTTCTTCTAAATTATTCTCTTCAAATAATCTTTTTCTGTAATAAGCAATACCTTCAGCTAATTTATCAGAAAGACTTTTATTATTCTTTAACAGATATCCTATCTGCACTTGGCGGTCCATCCGGTTCATCTGATATAATTTATTATAAAATATAAGATCAATTTCACCAATGGCATATAAGACATTGATATTTGCTTTCTTTATATCGTACTCATATATATGTCTAGATACAATATAAGGAAGAGACGTGAGATAAGTTTTTCTTTGCCATATAGGTCTATTATCCATATTATCACCTACTCAATAACAGGTTCATTTATGAACCTGTTTGGATCTAATCTCATAAGATATTCTTCATATCTAAGATAGTCCTGATCAAATTGAATGATACCTGGAGCTGTAAATGAAGATTGATCCCATTGATTAAAATCTTCAACATCGTTAAGAAATTGATAATTGTATCCGTATCTCTGTTGAATAAACTTAACCAGAGTTTCAGTTATAGCATTAAATACCGTATCTTCGTTATATATAAGAAGAACTACATCGCACCCATTCTTCAAATAATTCATAATATACATGAATTGCATAAAGTAATTTGGATCCGATAATAATAAATTTATATACTGAGTATCAAATTCCATAGATGATGTGTTCATTCCTAATGGCGGCATTAAATTTAGCCTAGTGTAACACTGAACGTTCGCATTTAAATTTAATACAACCAATCGATTATCTAGGGTATTATATACCCTAGATAAATTTTGTAATGTTTTTGGTTCCATTACCAGCAGCATATTATACACCTCTCACGAACGGTTTTTGAAGTTCTTTTCCATGTTTAAGCATATCTAATCTATATTCATTAAAATATGCATACACTTTGTTTGGATCTGTTGTATTGCTGATAGGTAACTTCATATCATAGATAAGTTTATCTATCATACCAAAGTTCTCTCCAGCCACCATTAAATACTGTGCAGGAGATATCATATTATACATATACAACATCGCTGCATTCTGTGGAGTATAACTTTCATTATACCCAAATGGAATTGTTTCTGTTCTTGTTTGAAGTCCATATGTGAACCACATATATTCCATTAATGCTACTGGATATTTTAACCCATTTGCTTCTGGTGGGATAAATAATAAGATATTCCTCCCCATACCAAGAGCTGCAATGATAGTAGCAAAGAACATTTTTGCAGGTTCGCTGCTAAGATAACAAGCATACTTATGTTTGAACTCGTTATCATCTCCATTAATATCAGCTTCCATTACAGAATAATCTGGAACTAATGGACTTGCTGGGATCATTCTATAATATTGAATTACCTGTTCATATCCAACTGTATCTCCTACAAAAATAATTTTAGCATTAGGCTCAGTTGCAATCATCTGAGCCACATTAATATTAGTAGTCATAGCTAATTCTGCATTGACAAGTTTCATATTTCTAATCCTCCTTTTTATAAGAATTCTGGACTTACTGTTTCCTCTTTGTTATCGATTGTATTATCTTCAACCTCAACATCACTTCTTGGAACAATCTCCACTAAATCTTCCGCTCGAACATCCTGATCTTCTGGTTCAGAATTACTACTATCTTCTTCATTATGATCATTAAACTGACCAGTCATCATTCTTCTGGCAAGATCATTCATATCGCCAGCATCTGAAACAATTTCAGAATCAGCATCATCTGTCTCTATCACTTCCGGTTCTTCTACAGTCTCAATATCTTCATCTGTATGAATATTTGCAGGATATTCAATAGGAGCAGAATATTCCACTATAGGCTTTTCTTCTTGAAGTTCTCTATTCTTCTCAGCTATCTCCTGAGCAATATCGCAACCGTAGAATGAAGATTGTGGTTGCTGTTTCTGTTCTTCTACAATAACATTTTCTCCATCTTTACCTACTACTGGTTTTCCTTTTCTTCCAACAATATCAATACTCATATCTCTATACATAGTATCAACTTCTGGAATATCAGCTAATGAGTAATTCTGGTTGAAATCGTTTTCAGTGATATTCTTATTGACTGTTTCAATGTTTTCTGTTACTGTTGCATCTTCTTTTTCTGAAGATTCTTCTGATGTAACAATCTCAACAGAGAAACCTTCATATTTCTTTCTCTGTCTGTACTCCAATGGAGTTTCTTTCTTTCTACCTCTACTATCACGTCTATACGTTTTTGATTCCTTTGTAGAATCATTACTTGCAATGAGATCTTCTCCCTTATAAATCTGAACGATCATATCAATGTCCTCCGTTTCAATAATAATATCTTTACTTTTCTTTTCTGCTGCAAGTTTTAACTCTGATGCCATAAATGTTTTTCCACACTTAGTGCAAACTAAGTGATTAAAACCTTCATCGTAATCAATCTCTCCACCACAAAATCCATATGGCGAAGTTGGATCTGGTCTATTACAAAATATTTTAGCTCCATCTAATTCATAGATATATGGGAAATCTAATATTACTGGATGCATGTCTCCTCTTAATCCCCAATTTGCAAAATACTTTGTTCCAAAATCTGCCAGTATATATTTACCGATAAATTTGCCTATCATAATATCATAGATATCTCCAGCAATACTAGCAAACTCTTCTCTATTTTTAATAGGTCTCACTCTCTCAAACATACCAACTGTCCCGCAAGGTGATACTTCAAATACCTTACAGCAGAACGGCTTAATATATTCCTGATTATATAATTCACACAAGTTGTCTCCAAGACCTACATTATCATATGCAACCTTTATTACAAAAGATTGATTTTCCATATACTTAAATACGATTCTATTTGTACCAGAAGCCATTCTTTTAAAACCTCTAGCACCCATAATATTCTTAATCATATTAAGTTTTTCTGCTGGTTTAGATGATAATTTCTTACTCTTTGCAATTCTATTTAATTCCATAATATCCTGTATAGATAATAAATCTAATATTCTACATGGAGGTAGAATGGAATCAAACACTTGCATCTTCTTATCTTTTGGTTCATGTGTATAAAGAACTTTAAGATCATCTAATCTACTCATAGTTACCACCTCTAATATTTAGTCTGCAAGTTACACCTTTGATCTTTGAATATAGTATCCATAAACTTCTGCCTACGCTCTACATATTCTTTCTGCGCTAAATGTGGCGGTAATGTAATTTCTATGTCATCAACTCCTAATCTTCGTACTCCTCGCCTATCATATCCTCCTTCTGGATCATAAAACGGGTTGATTTCATGAAGCATTTGTCTAAATGCTTTTTGATCATATAACCTATTTAATTGACGTTCTTTTCTCTTAGCATCATCTTCCATATCATCAATAATCATTCCTACCATGATACCTTTATTGAAAAATTCATCTATTCCATAATTTTCTGGATACTTATCATTCCTCTGATGATAGTAGTTATTCCATCGTGTTACAATATTTTCTTTTACTGGGCTCATATATCCTTTCTGTGTTGAATTTGGTAATGACTGGATAAAACTAGATAAGCAATCCATATTATATTCATCTACTGCTCTATCATAGTAATATTTCTGCCATTTATTATAATACAGCATCTTCTGCTGATATTCTTCATTTGTTTGATCTATGTCATCTTCCTTTCCGAAAAATCTATTATTTAATCTTCTCAGCATGTTCCATGTTTCCATCTGTTCATTATACATATTCATATAATTCTTTTGATATTCTTGCTGTCTCTGGAATGCTGATGTTGCAGCTCCATACCATTCTTCTGTTGCACTTCTACCACCAATAGTAACTTCATGTCCAGTGGTATCAGTGAATGTATATGATAATCCTCCGTTATCATAATATAAATAATCACTTAATCCCATCTGACCATTATTATACATATCATGATAATTAACAGTAGCTGGTTGCTGATAATACCCATAACCAGTATAATATGGATTTGTGTATCCATAAGTAGCTACAGGCTGCTGAAACTGTGTATTTGCTACGTTCAACTGTTGTGCAGCTTGCTGCCCCATCTGACAATAATATTCATATGGGTTTGCACTTGTATACATACCAGCAGAATATGGCGAACTGTACTGCGGCTGATATGGATTATTGAAATTCTGTTGTATAGTTTGTTGCGGTGAATCTCCATTATACTTAAATCCAGGAGGTGTAGGATAGCCTACACCTCCATTTTGTACAATAGGACTCATAATATTTACTCCATTACTATCAAACTGCGACGGTAAATGATATTCCATATTTCAAGTCTCCTATTCTTTATTTATATTCAATGATATAATATATCATCGAATTGCTGTTTCATCAAAATCATGAATACTTGGTGTTTTATCTGCTCTAGCTTCTTTAAAGTATTCTTTCATTTCTTTAAGTTCTTCTTCATAAGAGAAGCTTATTGATCCTCGGTGATTAACCGTTTCAACAATAACTCCTGAGATCATTTTTGACACCCCATTCTTAAAACCAATAATAATTTCAGACAAGGTATCACATGCAATGCGATATGTTTCTCCATCAGCAATAGCAAACAGAATGTTGTAGAGTGTGTGGAAAATAATATCAGCCACGACTGTAGTAATTGAAATTGATGTATATTCAATCATTGGAGCTGCCATGATAAGGATATTGTTCTCATAATTAGGATCATCTTCACCAAAATGATCACGATGCGCTCTATTAAGCAATTGCATAATACTTGTATTAATCAGTCTAAATGACCAATGATACATATCTTCTGATCTCTCTCTGAAACTTTCATAGATATAATTTTCATCGATCCAATCGAACTCATATGCAACTTGTTTAGCTACAATACCCATAAGATCAAGAAGAATATATCTAATTTTATCAGAAACGTATCCACCGAAAACATTTCTTTCAGCATCCTGACAAGCATACCCCAATTCATCGAAATAGTTAGCAGCTCCTTTACTGCCAGCATAGTACTCTATATCAGACATAATATGAAATGGTTTTGTCATGATATTAATTTTGGAAGTCCTCTTATTGATAAAATCAAATAACGGTCCTTCGGAATATAATTCATCCTTACCTGCTCCTTCTGATGCCTCTGTAAATGTATTATATAATGCAAGGGCCATACTTGAAGTATCATTCTGTTGCACTTCTTCTTTATTTTTATTTTGAACCTGTTCTTTAGTTAATAAGAAATCCATCATAATATTTTCCTCCTTAAATTTAAACTGCTACTGGAATATTTTTGATATTTGTAGCAAATTGATAGTTTTCCAATTTGAAATCATCTGTAGTATAATCATAGAAATCTTTATAATCAATACTTACAGAAGGAATCGGAAAATCTTTAGTTTCATCAAACAACTTAATCATTTCATCTGCATATTCAAGATGTCTATCATAGATATGAGCATCGGCGATAACATGAGTAAGCTGACCAACTTCCATACCAACTTGATGTGCAAAGATATTCTGTAAAATCCAATACTGGAATACATTCCAATTATTGGCAACGATCATATCCTGACTACGTTGATTGAGAAGTAGATTTAAATATAACTTATCATCTTTCTGAGTTACATTCCATGTACATGAATAACAGCATGGTTCTAGCGCCATTATTCCTGTTTGATCTACAGAAAATAAATCTGTTAATATTCTTCTGGAAAACGGATTGTATTTTAATTCATGCAACACATAATCTGTCTGATCTAGATATAATCGGCATGCATAATTTCCATCTTCCTTTTCTTCTGTATGAAAAACAGATCTTAATTTTGTCTTTACCTGATATCCATAAGCAGCTCCAATAGTGCCATTATCATCTGCCCATGAATCCCAAATATGACTATTTAAATCTTTTATATTGTTTGATTTCTTTTGCCAAATCCACAAAAGTTCATCAATACAATTCTTAATAGGAAACTTTCTGATCGTTCCTACCGGTGGTTCATTTTCATAGTTCTGATTATATACATTAACCAGACCAAATAACTTGATACAATTTGCCTGGGTTCCATCTTCCCAGCAAGCTCTAGATACATAAGTTGTACCTTTTTCTTTTATATCTTTTAAATTTTGTACAAATAATTTATCATATACTGTTGACATATTCACACCTCCATATTATTTTATTATATGGTTTTTGGTCTATTTAGAACTTACATTTACCAATGAATTAAGGTATTTGATAAGTTCATAGCAACTATGATAAATTCCACATGCAGTTAACTGGGAAGATAGAAAATTTCCCAAAATAGTAATAGAATCACTATCTCCTTTAATAGCTGCAAGAATAGCCTTATCAGGAATATTATTCACAATATAGCATAATCTCCAATCATAAGTCTCCTGGGCTACTTCCATAATATGATTAATCACATTAGTTTTATAAACACAAATATCAAGTGTATTATATCCAGTATATGATAATTTACCTCCCCCTGATTTTGTGTCATAGCCATTGATAACCACTATCGGTTCATCGTATCTTTGCATAATTAATTCCTCCTAAATCTTATTAAAGTTCGATGTTAGTTTATAGTATCTAGCCATATCTAACGATCGTATGAAATTATGATAATTAAATACCTGCTGCTGAGGATGATATATTCTAGTATTAGGATCTAATCTGTATTTAGATAATATATCTCCTGTAGTTCTATCAACATAGTCATTTGCAGATATGAAAAAATCAACTAACTGCTCATCTAATATATTAGATATTTTATTTTCTTTTCTGAAAGATTCAGAAAAGACTTTTCTGTCTTTATAGTTAGCTATATTTCTATGACCTCTTATATGATATAAATTTATAGGTCTATTCATTTGCAATATTGTATACACTGCAAGTAAGAAATGCTGTTGGTTAATAACTGGCCCTCCTGTACCATAAATAATACCATCTCGTTCATTTCTTACCCAATTATAAATCCATTCTCTTACTCCATATACGCTCAATTTAGAGTCTGAGAATATATTTATTTTCATATTAGGTCTTAAATCGGCAGCTATAGTTAATCCCATTCGTATAGCTACTATTTCTGATTCGTTATTAGTGCATAATGGAATTATATTTCTTAGAGAGTATACACACTCTCCCATATAATAAGCATCTGCACCTGGCGATCCTATATAAGTATCTTCACCTCCTATATTTATTTTCTTTATAGATGCATCAGTGAATATATTTACAGTATCTTCATTCACAAAGCATCCGTATGGTATAACCATATAATCACTCCTTTCAGTATAATAATATATCACCATACTATATTTTTATAAAAAATAAAGAGGATATTTAAATATCCTCTTCAAGCACAGCATGTATGATATCTTTGCATGTCTTATCCGATATAGGTAAATGTGTTGTATCGTTTTTATAATACCAATTATACGTCTCTTCAAAAAGGCGTACTGCCATTCTTTCCATATGATCTCTCATTTTCAATTTAGATGTAGAGCATATCATACTAATCCACTTATAAAAAACTCTTCTGGCACTAATATAAATATTAATATTAGGAAATACTATATTATTTAAAAATTGATCATTGCTATCACTATAAATTTCAAGCAAAACGTTTTCTTCCGTATAATGTTTATATTTGGCAAGGGTTTCTGTAACTCTAATATATTCCGACATAAAATCGATCAATTCTTTTCCATTCATTGTAAAAACACTCTTCATAATATCAACTCCTATTATTCTCTTTTTCATATGAGCAATAGACATAGAGGATTGCTCCTCTATGTCTAATCTTATTTCTTTGCAAGGTCAAAATCAGGATCAAGTCTAATAACTGCCTCAATATCAATCTTTTCAATACAAGATTCATCAAATACAACAGTACATTCATCTACACAGATATTATTTATTGCAGCAACAACTTCCATTGCTTCTACGATACCCATATCTTGATCAAGCATAAGTCTTTCAAGATTATTTGCGTATTCCACTACGTACTTATCACCATCTCTTAGAACCATTACTTTCTGAGGAACATACTGAGTGGTCATCATTTCAGATTCTGTAACAGGTCTAAGAATATTGTATGCAGCTGTGTTTTTTGAAACAAAATCAAATTCAGGTTTAGCTGCAAACTCAAGTAAAGATCTAACTGTATCTTTCATTGGTATTACCTCCTATTTTATAATATTATTCTAATGTTTCTCAACATAGAGTATATAAAAATACCAATGATTAACATATACAGTAATTGTGTTAAGCGGTAAGCGCAATTATCTTTTTGACTGGATTCATTTTATCAAGGTCGAATTTACCTTGAAATGTCCCGTCACCGTTATCCTTAGTAACAACTACAGGATAAACAGTACCCATATAGAATGGGTCTAACACTTGAGCAAATGTATGCTCGTTGGTTAATTTACTCATATTTATCATCTCCTTTCTTTAGGGGATATAAGGAGCAAGAGGGTGTCGTCCTCTTGCTCCTTATTCATTTCTATAATATATAATCATAAAAATATTAGTGCTATAGGAGCCTCCTATAGCACAATTTTCTGTAGTAATTTATTACTATATATACACTATAATAAATATCAGGCAAGGGACCAGAAACCCCTCAGTTATAAGTATAATAATATATATACTATATAAGAAACAGGAAACCTAAAAAAAAATAAAATTTAAAGAGCTATAGGAAAATCCTATAGCTCTTTCTCTTTGTTATTTAATAAATTTACAAAATGGTCAATTCTATACTTTGGTTCCCAATACTGACTTTTATATCTTTCACTTCCATAATTGTTATATAATAACCACATAATACGAATATAATATCCTTTGCATTTATAAGATTGCAATCTAACAAATGCATCATATAAATTGTATATTAACTCTTGGTGTGATAGTATTAAATCTTTTATAAAAGTATCACTACATGCAGAATATAGCTCTAATAACGCATATGTGATGTAATGATAATCATTTTTAGCCGAGAACACTTGACAATTCGTATTTTTAAATTTTCTAAAAACTGTATCTAAATCTACAAAGAAGTTATATAACTCTTCTCCATTCATCATAAATATACTCTTATCATATTTTTTCATAATAATTTTACCTCCCAATTGTAAACGGTTTAATCATTTTTTGATTGTTATCATATTTATTATCTTCCAAATTATATACATGAGAATGTTTCTGAGTTAATTGAGATAAAGTATTTTGAGTGACACTCATAACTTGCTGTAATTGCGGTAAACTATAAGCTCCTAATGAGTCGGACCCAGGCATCTGTAGATATGTAGGATTTATTTCCAATACTTGAGTATTCATTGCTTGATTATAATTAGCAGTAAGTTCTTTATATGTATTATACCTACTCATTGCATCTTCTGGAATATCTTGCTTATACATTTCGATAAATTCATCATATTTCCCTAACACTAAATTTATAGGTATAAATAAAGCTTGGTTATGTACAAGTTTATGCTCTGTCTTAGATAACGGTATTAATCCCACGTATAAGAAGTAATGTATATATGCAACTTCCTTAGCAACCATAGTTACATCTAAAGATTCTCCTGTTCTAGATCGTTTATTAAACACAGTAAGCACTATATCATATAATGTAAAAGGGGTATGATGTAATTCTATTTTAATCTTTGCAGTTTCAATATTATTTACATTCTTTAAGAATACACTAGAGTTCATATCCATATATTTTCTTAGATACTGTACAAATTCTCTATACTCTCTAGATGATCGTACTAATCTTTCTATATCATCTATATATTTCTTAAAATCTTTTTCATTAAATAAATCATAATCATCTACATCATAATCCGGAATATTATCCATAACCATTACCTGAGCATTTTCAAATCCAGGACTATGATATTCTTGTAATTGATAATCTGACATATAAATCACCTCATTTTTCTTATTATTTTACTGTACGAATTTTTAAACTTGACCATTTCTGGTCAAATTAGGATTAAATCATTTTTTACAAGTAATATAATATCTAAGTAATTTAATTAAATTACTAATAATAAAATTAAAAATATACTCTAATTAGTATCAGTATATAAATATAATTTATATTAGTATTATCTCAATAATAGATTAAATTAATTATCTATTATAAAATATCACGGGAGGAATAGACTCTTTTTCAGACCCTTGAAAATTTAATTAAATTCTGTTTGGATTTGCAAATCCAAACAGATTATTTTTTATTGATTTTAAGACTTTATAATAATATAAATATAAGGAGATGAAGAATATGTTTAAAGGACCTAATAACGAAACTAAGCATACATTATTACCAATGTCAATGTTATTATTGAAAAAAGAAATAGAAAAATTAGAATCAAAAGATAATATTGATAATACTGATGGAATGTCATTAAGACTTATGAAAACAGAATATGAAATATTAAAAAGATTAAATCTAGATACCAATATAAAATGGATTGGTAAAACTATTGAAGAAGAAAACTTTGAAATTCAGCATAGTATACTTATACTAGATTCACCTGAAACTGTAGAAGTATACAATAATTTTGTATCACATGCAACTGATCTTATTGCAATAAGAAATATTATAGATTCTATAATACAACCAATTATGAAAAAGGAGAATACTAATGAGTGATTTAAATAGACCTTATGACTTTGTACCTGAAAAAATCATACCAATGACAAGACATATAAACTGTCCAGTATCAGAAGAGATAAAAGTGAACAAATATAAAGTCTTAACAGATGGAGATTTTATAAATGATACTATATATTTAGAACTTGGATACGACGACAAATCTGAATACGATAGTTCATTCTTCTTAAAAAGTTCAGACTTAAGAACTTTAGCAACTAATTTACTTACTCTTGCAGATGCTGTTGAAGCCAGACATAAATTATATTCCATTTCAAGAGAATGGTTAGATGGCATTAAAAAACAATTACAAGATGGATATATCAAATCATTACATATCTATCCTAAATATATTTATTGTACGGATATTCATGATGATTTATTCAGCACAATAGTATTTGAAGTAGGATACACAAAAACAGATGATAATGACTATAAATCTGCATTGGTATTATCAGACTCAATGATAATGAATACAGAGGATCATTTATTATTACAAACAAGAAATCTGCAAGAAAAATACCCACAATTATCAGTATTAGAAATTGATAATAATAAATTTAAAAAACTCATGAAAAAAATTCATGATTACAAAATAGACCAATTACAACCTACGGTGGAACCAATGAAGCCTAAAGCTTCAGTACAGGATCTTATTAACGGATACCTTACAAGTAAAGGAGAGAACAAAGATGCTGAGTAGATTAAAAGGATATTTTAAAAGATTTCTAACACCAAAACCAGATAAAAATTATCAACCAAAAGAAACCACATACGGTGATTATGATGTAATATTTATATCATCTTCAGTATTTGATCATTTTAATAATACTAATATTATCATGGCTTATACTTATGATAAAAATCCAGAAAGAGATGATATTTTAAAAGAAGTAGAAGAATTTGAGTATATGCTTAAAACAAATAGATTCGGAATGAAGACAGTTAATTATGAAGAACGTCCATTTGTTTTCTTTGCTGGAGATAGAGTTCAATATGCTACATTGATCAATTACTATTACCACAATCCAAACTATAGATATAATAAACTATTATGTCTATTACAAAAGATTGTAGCTAACCTCGACATTACATCCACTCTTATAAGAAATGATCCTTCATTATACTATCAATATGAAAGCGAAGTGCTAGAATTGGAATCATCTAACCCAGTTGCAATTCAATCTATTGATATATCTAATATTCCATTTGAATTACAAAATAATAAATATAGCCGGGAATATTTATTTGATATCATCGTACCATTATTTAAAATTGGATATATGCTATATAATAAAGACCAAGAAGAATATGTATATCGATATGATTATATATTTGATTTTTTAACTAAATATTGGTATGCGAATGATGTAAGATATCAAAATTTAGAATGTAATTTTAGATCTAATTTTAACATTACAGGATTTAAAAATATATTTGATATTAACTTTAAAGTAACTACAGATAACAATGAATCGTATTATAATGATATTGACGAAGTTATCTAGAGAATATTTTATATTAAAGGAGAATCACTATGAAACCATCTACAAAAAAACGCTTCGAAGAAAACAAAAAGAAAATGGATTTCTACAATCAGGATGGAACAAAACCGCAGCAGCATAAACGCAACAACAACGGCAAAGGAAAAAGACCTTTTGTAAAGAAAGAAAAAATTAAACCTGTAAGCTATACGATAACATCAGATGTTCCGGACACAGCATTCTTTGATGTACTTACAATTATGACCGATAGCTGCAAAATTCTTGACGACTTTATTACAGAACATACATCTCCAGAAGAAAAAGAAAGAATGTTCAATGATTATGACTTTGCAATGCTCGCATTATCAAATGCAGCTATTGAAACATTCCCGCAGCTTATTGCAAAGAAAAATATCCATTCAGTTTTAAGTGTATCTGCAAACAGAATTCATGTGAGACTTGAAGCAGGTATTGCATTTACAATTGAGACAAAATACCAAATCGTTGATAAAACAGCTCAAATCGTAAGTTGTACAGGTACAATTACGTTATATGACAAAAATGACGATCTTATTAACAATCTTCTTGATAACGGATTTACACTTGTTGAAAGAAATTAAGCAGCAGATGCCCCTATACGGAATTCCGTATAGGGGTTCTTTTTGCTATTATATCAAATTATCATCGTATGGTATTCCTGCCATATCTTTTACTTTTCTTGACAATTCAATCAATCCTTTATTTATAGCAGTAGTTATCAATACAGATGTAACCATACGTGCATTTATAGATCCAATACTGAGCAGTGCATGTATTTTTTCATCTTTTCTATATTCACTATATGGTTCTAATCCTTCTGGAAATACATCTTTATCTACACCTTTTACCGCTGTACCATAAATCAATTTATCTCCAACTTTAAATTTATCATGATACATAAGATATATTCTTATCACTACACTATCATAAGCATTTTTTAATTTACCTGTCGCTGGCATAGCTTTTGTATCTGGAAGAGTTTTATTCTCATCTTCAATACCATACTGAGCCATAGCTTTTTTCTTTCTTTTAATATCATTTTCATATGAATTTACTACTTTTTTCAAAGTAGGAGAAAGTTCATCTATTTCTACAGTACGTTCAATAATAATATCTTGAACTACACCTGTTACTTTAGATTTGATAGGGATTCTACCTAAATCTGTTATCTCATCTTCACTTCCAGCTAAATTCTTTAAAAGCATATTTACATCTTCTTCATCATATGCATTTTGAAGAATCATCAAAGTATCCCCTTCATGTATCTCTTGACCTTTCTTTACAAGATTATATACATTAGCCGCTTTAGGTATTGTGATTTCTTTTTCCAGAACTACATCTGATGCCATCGCTTCTGATAAAGAATTAGATATAATAGCGGAATCTTCAAATCCTTCATCTGTATTTAAGATAGCAAATTTAGCAAGAGTTCCGATGTTATATGCAATATTATCATCGGCGCCCATTTCATCACTGAATGATTGCTTATCATATGCTACAATATCTCCTGCTTTAAATCTCTTACCTTCTTTTAATTCAGTATCAAGTTTAAGAGTTACATAGAAGCCTGAACTTGAGTTCTTTTGAACTGATTCAGATAAATCAATATATTCATGGCTCTTACCGTCCACCGGTTTATCATATTCTATGATCATATATTCATCTGGAACTATTTCCACCACTTTACCATTTTCTTTTGCTTTATATGCAAATGTATTGGAAATAAGATAAGGTAAAGCTTCATCTGCTCCACTTGTAATAAGAGCTGGATCTGAATGATTACATCTCATACCATGTTTAGATGTCTGAATAAATCCCATAGCAAGACGCATAGGGTCATCTCTTGTAGTAGTAAATGGAGTTAATGATTCGGTCATACATAAAGTTTTAACTGAATTAATCTCTCCATTTTCCATATCAGGATCATTATAGATATATCCTCTTGATCCTTCTATATTTGCATCTATAGTAGCTTGCCTAGATATGCCTACATTACCTGCGAAACCTGTTGATGCGCTCAGTACATTAACCATAGAGTCATCGAATGAACGTTTGTCTAAGCTGTATGCTCTATCACTATTCATGCCAGATGGGCCTTTTGGAGTTACGGCATAATATGCTTCGTATTCTCCAAGAGCATTTAATATAGATTGATCATCTGTAGTATTTCCTACAAGTAATCTATCTATAACCGCAGATTGTTTTACAGAGAACCCTACATTTCTACCATGTTTAAGTCCTGTGCTATAAGCACCGTATGCTTTACTAAGAACTTCATACATATAACTTGCAACTTGTTCCATTCTTCTCATACGTCTTGTTGATCTAATATCTCCATGCTTAGTAAACTTATTATCAGATAATAAGAAATTTGCATATAATAATATACTTACATAATCTGTAGGTAATTTATAATGCTGTAATACTTCTCTTGTAATTGGATCTACCATACAATCTTGGAAGTTATCAAGACCATCTGCTTTAATTCTACCACCAAACATATCAAGGAAATCAAGATACATTAATCTTGAGTTGATCTCAGTCAAAGAATGTTCTTCTGTTGCACATTGTTTTAATCCATTCATCAATAAGCAAGAAGAATAATCGAGATTATATAACAAATAACCATCATTAAATTTAATGATATCTTGAGTTGCTTTGTCATATTTAGGTCTAGATTCAGATAAAGAATATTTAATCTTAGCTTTTTGCATAGTTTTTTCTAATCCTTCAGCTAATCCACAAATCACCACAAGAGGTATATTAGTTCCAAGTATACTTGCTCTGCTGTAACAATATCTTACAGCTGTAGCAGCAGAATTGAAATTATCAATAAACACATCCCTTTCATTAGTATTAGATAATGAAGTTTCAATCATCATTTGAAGGTAATACGAGAAGAATATAGGTTGATCCGGATTAGGTTTGAAATATATAGGTTCTTTTGTTTTCTTATCTATACCGAAACACAATCCGTTCTTATCATCGATCTTATATTTGCTTCTTATATAATCCTGATTGAATAAGAATGTATATCTCGGAGTTTCGATTTTAGAGTAATTAGAAGCTAAATCTATATAGTCGATAGGAAGTTCGTATTTAGAACATACCTTACTATTATCTCCAGTTTCAGTTTTAATATGTTTATATTCTTTATCAAGAGCTTTCATAAGTTTATCTGTTACTGGATTGGATTTACCGGAGTTAGTTCCAAATCTCCTTACAAATATCTTATTATAGCAAGATACTATTTGCACAGCATTCTCTTCTGTTTTCAATATAGGCATCAAGAATAACTGAATAGGAATATTTTTTCTATTTCCTCTTAATATCATATATTGATTATCTACAAACTTAGGAATGTCAAGTTTTAGTGTAAATCTCTCGCCTTTTGCAGATTCATATTTACAAGTATATGTCTCTATAAGATCGTCACTTGTTGATGTATCTTCTTTATTTAATTCTCTTACTACCAAAGGATTACTTTTATTATAGAAAGATCCAAATATTCGAACGATATCGTCATCAAGTTTATAGCTTCCCATAGTAGCAGCAAACTTCATATCTTTCCATTCAGGATTAACTGAATCAATATCAAGTTTAACTGTTTTTACAACTTCTGCTTCAGACTCAGTTTCGTTTGATTTGATAATCTCTCTCATAGACTTGCCTTCAAATTCAGAGTCAAGAAAATCGTTTTGAAGTTTAAGCATTCTTGATGCTCTTGCTCCACTTATATTAGATCCACGATCATCGGGATTAGTAGCTAAATCAGACATTAATTTCTTAATTCTTTCAGCATCTTCCTTGTTTTGATCTATACTATCAATAGCATCATCTTCGTTATTCTGATTAGCTGTAGCTGCTTTTACAGTTTGAACGATAGCTGTTTTCTTATCCTCTTCTTCTGTAGTATTTTTTCCTACTGGTTCTTCTCCAGAAATATCATCTATCTTTATTTTAGCAGACTTTTCGATATTATCTACAATAGACATTTTAATTGCTCTTGCGGACGAAGTAGCTTTAGTTCCGATTTTTGCTTCTGGGTCAAGTACCATACTGTTATTAATTATCATTCTGATATTTCTTAAAAATAATGTCTTATTCAATTTATCGAGTTTAGAGAAGTTTATCTTCATAAATGAAGAATCTCCTAAAAATAATACTTCTCTATCTCCGAATATATCTTTAAGATTAATTCCAGTATTAGAAGATAAACACCAAAAGATACATGATATAGGATTAATATGTTTACCTATAAGATGCATATTTTCATCATCATTTGTAATCTTTGCCCAGCTATTTACTGGAATAATTACAGTTTGTTTTGTATAAGATTCTTCAAATCTCTTATCATTAAGCAGACGTTTTACAAGTTCAAGATATGCTTTAGCGCCTTTTATTTTAGTAGTAGTGGTATTTAATAAGAACGAGTTACTGTAATAAGAGAGATCTACAAAAAGATTTAATCTATTATATAGATTAATATCATTATAAGTATACTTAATATCAGAGAACTCGTCTTTAATTTTATCATAAAACTCTTTAAGTTCTTTAGCTGTCTTTATTCTGTTTTTCATAAGAGTCTTTTTGAATAAAGGATTATATGAGCTATCTTCGAAAATGATATCTGTAGTATCAGATATTGGCATTGAATTTTCATAAAATGATTTCTTTAAACTAGAACCTAGTTCTTTTCCAAGTAAAGAAAACATATCATCTATTATAATTTCAAGTTTAGCCAATCCGTTATATCCTTTAATAAGTTCTGATATATATGCAGCTCTACTATTATTTTCCTCGAAAAGATCAAGAGATCTACAAATAATACCTAAATTATAATGGAACGGCCATTCTCTTTTAGCATATAATGATGATACTCCTGATTCTTTTAATGCTAATGCATAACATAACCAATCGTTAATTTCTGGATTATCTTGTTTAAATAACCATACAAGTGCATTAAAATAACAGAAGTTTTCATAAGATTTAAATTCTTTCGGATAACGATATTTAGGAACTACGTATATCATATTTCCAGTTGAATCTTTTCTAGATTCTAATATAGTGATAGGTATTTCCTTTATTTTCTTTGGGTTGATTTTAAATTCATCTATTTTAGATTTAAACCATTTCTTAGTCAATACAGATTTTACGTCTGAAATATTATGATCATATCCGTTAAATTGTATCTGTATATCACTATCATCATATAATGAAATAGTGTCAGATACAAAATCCCCAACAATTTCTTCGATCACATTTTCTTGATTTACATAATACAATACTGCTCTTTCTGTATAAAAAGCATTATAGTATCTATTTACTAATAATGAATTTCGAAAGATATCTTTCGTTCCTTCTATATTAGGAGATAATAAGAATGCTGCGCAATTATGCTTTTTATTCTTTTCATCTATTGGAAGTAATACAGATCTTCGATACAATCTATAATTATCCAATTCGTCTAAAAAATACATAGCACTTCCTCCTTTTATTTTAATTATTATACTGTTTCGATTTTCAATTATACCAATTAGGTTGAATTATACACTCTATGTAACTTAAAAGTAATCATAAATTATTAGAGGTGAAGTATTATAATGAAAAAAGACTCTAACTATGATACAAAGAAATCTAATTTTATTACAATGCTTTTATCTATGGATAAAGATCAAATTTCTGATTTTATAAAAGATAAAGGTAGAGAACCAAAAAAAATAAGACCTTTCGTGTACTTACGATAATCAATAATTATAAGAATAACACAAAGGTAAAAATTCTATAATGAAGAATTAGGAGGAAAAATTATGGCAACAGCTAGAGTAGTGGATCTTATTAATGAAATCCAGGAAAATCACAAACAGGTATCTTCTTCTCAGAAAGATGAAGTAAGAGTAATGCAGGCAATGCTCAATGATACTTCTTACGAAGTCGGAATCTATGCTAAAGAAGGTAAAGTAGATACATACAACCCGGCAAAAGATTTCAGAAAAATGCAGAGTGGAATTGTTTCATCTGTAACAAAGATCGGTAAAGATGAAGCAGAAAAACTTGTTGATGCTTATGAAGTTACAAAGGCAGATGCTACTACTATGGTAGATGTATCTAAAGAATTTGTGAATACATATCTTAACTCAGGACGCAAACTTGCATTAGGTGGCAGAGAAACATCTAACTTTGCTTTATCTGCAAAAGATGTTCCAAGAACAGAAAAAACATATCAGAGACGTACAGTCGATGCAAACGGTAACGTTACTTGGGAACCAGGCCAGAAGACTATCCCAGCACATAAAGGACTTAAAGCACGCAGCTCTTGCCCATCTTGGGTAAAATAATAAAAAATAAAATTCCCAGTACTCGAAAGAGTACTGGGATCTTTTTTGTCAGTATGATATATTTAAATATAAGTTATGATAGAGAATTTGATACATATAATATTTTACTTGTAAGGAGAATACTATATATCATACTCATTTATATAATATACGATTATTAACTGTATTAACCGTAATTACCTTCTTTCTGGAACATATCTATAAATATATTAAGAAAGGAGAATACCAATGGCTAGTGCAGTTAAGTATCTTTCTAACGTAGCTAAATCTGTAAAATATGCTTCTATAGATGTATTAAAGGAATTAAATCCTGTAATTACTGATCATATAGAGACTAATGCGGATGTAGCTAAAACAACTTATTCGACTATTAAAAACTTTAAATCTATATCTGCAAAAGCAGTTAAATCTTTATCTAATTCGCAAGTTGGTGAATTAGCAAAAGAAGCCAAAAATAATATCTTAGAAGATATTAAAAAAGGTACTTTTTATAATAAAGCTAGAGAAGATAAAATGTTTGATGCAGCATCAGCTGATATGTTTGATGGAGAGGATTTTGATTTTAGTGTAGATATGTCAGAAGATCTTGATGATACCGCTATGCTTGCTGAAACTATTGATAATGTAGGTGAAAAAACATCTAGTGCAGTATCTCAAGTTTTAGCTAGAACAGCGGAATACCAAGTAGAAGCTACACGACAATCCACTGTAAGATTACTTGCTCAGCAATCTGCTATGACAGCTACATTACATAGCGATCTTAGTACAGTTAATGCAAATATTGCAGGCGTTCTTAAATTTAATACAGAAGTTGCTGCAACCCATTATGAGAATTCTAAATTATTTTATGAGACTCAACAGAAACAGATGGACGAACAGACTTCTATACTTAAAGAAATGCTTGATTTACAAAAATCTGTATTAACTCCAAAATCTAAAAGTTTAAATAATAAAATATCGGCATCTGATTTATTCACCTCAACAGGAGCGTTGAATATTGCCGAATATTTTAAATATGTAAAACAAAATGCTAAAGATAATAGTTCCGAATTAGGAGATATGGCTGAACTCATACAAGGCGTAGGTATCGGTAGGGCTATCGTATCTAATCCTATTGGGACTATTATGAAAATGGCTATGAAAAGCATGACACCTAAGATGCTTAAAGATGCTATGGCTGAATTTAATGAAACCATAGCAGGATCTATTTCGACAGCATTAATAAATCTTACAGATATGAAAGATAGTACAAATCCTATTTTTAGTGCTATCGGAAATATGTTTGGTATAGATGTAACTGCTAAGAAAAAAATTGGTGTTGGAAATTATCATAAAGATGCTACTGCTTGGACTGGAAAAGATCACAAAGCGTTAGTGGATGTAATTCCTACATTATTAGGAAAAATTTATTCATCTGTATCAGGAAAAGATGAGCTTAGATACGATTATGAATCTGGTACATATAAGAGTATGAATCAGATACAAAAAGATTTCAAAAGAATGAAAAGTTCATCGATATCAGATGCAAATGAAGATATACTTCCGTATCTACAGAAGTATATGAATAAACTTGATTTTAAGGGCGATGATAAAAGAAGACAGCAGTTAATTGATAATCTTGAAAAAATATTAGAGTATAACTTTGACAAAGCTAAATACTTTAATCCTAAAGATAGATCATTATCTGCAAAAACATATGGTCTTAAAGGAGATTTCGCTGATAAAGACCTTGATATCATACGAAAAATGTTTGAGGCTATTCCTAAGAATAAGCAATTAAAAAATCAAACTTCTATGATAGAAGGAATTCATAGATTTAATGAAAAGATGAAGAAAATGGAGGAGTCTGGTGATAGTATATTTAATGCATTATTTGACGAATCTGTTTTCGATTCTAAGAAAAATTCACCTTTATTTGCCGCTACTTCTAAAATAGATACCACTAATGAAATACTTGGGGAGATTCTTGATACTATTAGAAGTTGGAAAATCAAAGGTAATAATAATTATACTGGAAAAAATAAATCTCAACCAATTACAAAAACTGTAACTGCTGCAGAAAATAAAAAGAAAGATGAGACTGAAGAGACTATCAAATTTTCTTCTTTAGGATTTAATCTTGAGCAAAATAAAGACGCAAAAATATCTTTAACTGATGAGGATATTGATTTTCTTGATGATGAAACTGATACCGGTAGTGAATATATCAAAGGAATTAAGAAAGCTAAAACTGCAACTCAAAAGTTAAAAGCGTTCTTAAAAGGATTTAATACTTTAGCCAATCAGCCAGTTAAGTTTATGGCTAACACTCTTAAAAAAGTAGATAAGAGAATATACAATATACTTTTTGGTCAGGGTAATGGCGATGATACTGAAAGTATATTAGGAAAAATGAGAGATGGTTTAGATGATTGGTTTGATGATCTTAAAACTAGAACTCGTAATAAATTTGATGATATAAAAGATGCTACAGATCAATATGGCGTAAAAAATAAATTCCAGAGTTTGATGAAAACTATGTTTGGGTTTGATATGCAAACTTGGGAAAAAGATTTTAAAGAAGCTTTATTCGGCACTAAGGATAAATCTTTTGTAGAAGGTATGAAAGATTTATTTAAAGAAGGATTTAGCGATATGTGGAAAGGTGTCAAAGACATCTTTAAGCCCGTTAAAGAAGAAGCTAAGAAAACTGTTTTCGGAGAGAAAAACGAAAAAGGTAAAGCTAAAGAAGAAAAGAACAATGCATTTAAAGATATTCTTTATCAAGCTGGTAGAAAACCTAAAGATGATGGAACTGGAAATACCAAAGACATTCCAAATGCCGCTACAGGTGCAAGACAAGTATCTAAAACTGGAGTTATTGCTGTATCAGAAGGTGAGGTAATCTTGCCTCCAGATTTAAATGAGACTAATGTTAAGAAAAGATACCGTGTAGAAAATAATGCTATAAGTAAATTTAAGAAAGCTTATGGTGATATCGGAAATATCCAATCTTTCGCTGAAGGCGGAAAGTTTGATCCGAAAAAGAAATATTCTTCTGGATACACCCATGAAGAGTTAATAGAACTTGTGAGAATGGCAAGGGAAGAAGGAATGTCTTCTACAGAAATCTATGATATGTTAGTGGAATCTATGGGATTTGGTAAAGAAAGAATAGATAGATCTGACTATGTAGAAGGTAAAGAAAATATTTTCTATAAAATGAAAGATGCTGCTACTGACTTTGTGAATTCTGCTAGAGAAAATGAATTCATTGATTCAGTTATGGGCAAAATTGGTAAATCTATTTCTAAGAAAGCGCCCAAAGAAGGTCAAGAAGTAGTCGAAGATGTAGTTGGTAACTTTAGCCAATATTTACCGCGTATTGCTGCTGGCGGTGTTACAGGTATGGCTTTATCTGCATTATTAGGATTAGCAGGAGGTCCGTTATTAGGAGCAGCTGTAGGTTCTGGTTTAGGATTATTATCTAAGAGCAAAACTCTTCAAACTTTCTTATTTGGTAAAGAAATTACTAATGATGATGGTACTAAAGGAAGAGATGGCTCTGGTCTTATTTCTAAAAATATAGTAAATAATGTAAATAAATACTTCCCAAATATGGTTAAAGGTGCTATTGTTGGAGGTATTACATCTCTATTACCATTTATACCTGGCGGTCCTATTGCTGGTATTATGGTTGGATCTGCAGTAGGTTTTGCTAGAAGTAATGATAATTTAAAAACATCATTATTTGGAGAAGAAGGTAAGCTTACTAAGATAGGAAAAACTCTAAAAGAAAAACTTCCTAAGATGGGACTCGGCGCAGCTGCAATGGCATTAGGTGGACCATTTGGTTTAACAACTAATCTCATACTTGGTGCCGGATTAGGATTTGTTTCTGATACGGAGAAATTTAAAGATATTGTATTCGGTACTAAGGGATTTGATGGTAAACGTGCTGGCGGCCTTGTAGGGTTTATTAGAGACGCTGCCGAGATTCCTATTAATGGTATTCGAAATTTATTTAATAAAACTCTTGATTGGTTTAAAACTGATATATTAGATCCTGTTAAAAAAGGACTCGGTCCATTCTATCAACAACTCAAAAATATTGGAAATTGGGTAAAAGATGGAATTACTAATTCTTTTAAAGATCATATCACAAGACCGATTGGAGCTTTCCTTATTGATAAAATTATCAAACCGTTAGAGACAGGTGTAGGTAAATTAATAAACGGTATTCTCAAACCTGTGAAATTTGTATTATCAGCTCCATTCAAAGTATTTGGTGCTGCCGGTCAAGCGTTAGAGCGACGTCAGTTACGTAAAACAGGAGCTGCTTCCGGAACTGCTTCAGAAAGAATAAGAAAACGTGAAGCGTTAGATAAAAACAGAAAACGAAAGAAATATACTAATACTGCAGCTAATACTGTAGATACTATGGTATCTAAAGCTACTAACGAAGAGCTTGAAGAATATAAGATGCTTAACGAGATAGCTTTATCTACTGGAGGCCTTACTGGTAGAAAGAGAAAGCAAAAGAAGATAATAGATAAATATGCTAGAAGCCTTGTAGGAAAAAGCGGACTTGATGATTTATTGTATTCTCATGTACAAAGAAATCCTAGACAGCTTACGCTTGAAGATTATAAATCTATTATGAATGAAGTTGCAGAGGGAAATTATGAAGGATCTGTTGCACTTATAGCAGAATCTCCTATATTCCCAGAAGAACTTAAAGCAACTGCATGTAAAAAGATCAAAGATACAGCAAAACAAGTTAAAGACGCTAGAGAGAAAGCTGCTGATTTTAAAACAGCTGCAAGAAAAATTAAAGAAAAAACAGGAGTAGATGTTTCACAAAGATCTTTTGGTAGAGTTATAGACCAAGAGGCTAAAGGACGTGGACTTGGAAATAAAACTAAAAATGAAAAAGAGACAGAGAAACAAACTTCTGAGAATAAGATACCTAATCTTCTTCAAGATAATCATAATCAGGCGATGGATATACTTACAAAAATTTCAAATACTTTGGAAGATATAGCTCATCCAGAAAAACGAAGAAGAAAAAAGAGAAATAAAAAGAAACAGGATGAAGCTCCTGTAACAGCAGTAATGACATTATCCGATGCTATTCAAGCTCAAGAGAATGGAGATACTGCATTAGCTAATGATATTGCTACTGGAAATATTACGAGATTTTCTCAGTTTAAGAAAAAAGCTAAATCTTCATTAAATAGAATGAAGGCTAAAGCTGCTAATAAAGTAAAATCTGTTATGACAGAGCACGGTATTATCAAGACAAGAACTGATGCTCAAGGTAACGAGATTGAAGATATGAGAGACTCTGAAACCAGAGAAACTGTAGAGAAAAGAGAAGAATCTGCAAAGATTCAACATGGAATGTTTGCAAAGATTTCTAGTCTTACTTCTGGTGTATTAGGATTCTTTGGTAAAGGTAAAGATGAAGAAGAGGAAGAAGAAGGTGGATTCTTAAGCTTCTTAGGGAAAATACTTAAATTCGCAGGTCCTGCTTTATTAGGAGTAGGAGCTATAGGATTAGCCAAATCTGCTGCTGATAAGAAAATTCAAGTGCAGAAACGAGACGCTAATGGAAATAAAATGTATGATGAAAATGGTAATCCTATTATGACTGAAACTACAATTGCAGATGCAGTAAAAGATGGAGCATCTAGAATGTGGTTAGGTGATGATTTAACAGGAAATACCAGCGGTGCATGGTATCATATTAAAGATTTTACTAGAAATACACTTATACCTACATTAGGTGCAGGGTTTGATGTAATTCTTGAAAATATTCCTAAAGTGATATCAGCATTAACTAAAACTCTTGTTGAGAGTGCACCAGAAGTATTGTTTGCTATAGGTAAAGGTTTAGGCAGCGGAATATGGTCAGTTGCTAAAAAATATTTATCTAAAATACCTGGCGTAGGAAAATTATTTGGAGACGATGAAGAAAAAGATTCAGATAAAAAATCTTCCGAAGATATTGAAAGCGCTGGCGGAAATGTAACTATAACTAAAAATTTAGCTAATAAAGGTTCATCTGCTGCGCCAGTATCAAATTCAAAAGGGTCATCTGATATAAAATTAACTGAATCTTCGTCTGAAATAGTATCATCGATGCAAAAATCATTTGATGCTACATTTGGAGGGTCGAAAACTCAACAGCCTAAAGATACAAAAACAACTAGCTCGGCAATACAAGAAGCTGTGACTAATATAAGTGTTTCTAGAAATGTAGCTACTGGAATACAAACCCCTATGGTTGCAGCTACATCCACAGTTCAAGCTGCATCTAATGATGATGTAAAATCATCTATAGCTTACTCTAGAGCGTGTAAATCTGTTCAGAAAAAATCGTTATCGCAATTGTCTAATATATGGAATCATCCAATATTTGATGATGGAACTACTACTGCTCAATTATGTAATGATAGTGAGACGGTAATTGCTCAGTATACTACCGATGATGGTGAAACTGTATCTGTAACTGGTGCTGATATTTTATTATATCCAGAAATAGCATCACAAGTGTTAGGAATAGATATATCTCTTACTGATAAAGAAAGAGATGAAAATTCAGAGCATATTAGAAATGCTACAGGTAGAGATCCTGGAGCGTATACTGCCGCTAAAGTAATATTAACTGGCGGTGGATATGGAGCTATGACAGCTAAACGAGGAATAAAAGCTATACACGGCCTCGGAAACGCTGCAGAAAAACTAGGAAACGGAATGTATAGGGCAAGTCAAGTTACTAAACACATTCCTGGATTTAGAAAAGTTTCAAAATTTGTAGGAGGTCTTGGTAAATTTTCAGGAAAAGCTGCAAAACTTCATTCAAGATTAGCAGCAGTTCCATTACAAGCTACTGAAGGTGCCCGCAAGTTATATAGAGGATATTCCGCTTCACGAAAAGCTGGTAAAAGTGTTACTGAAAGTATCAAGACAACAGCAGGACATTTTAAAAATAGAATGTCTAAATCTGTAGGAAAAGCTCAAGAAGCTGCATCTGCTGCATTAGATGCTAGGAAAGCTAAACGTGCAGAGAAATTAGCTAATTCTAAAGGTTTAATGTCAAAAATAACAAAGCCTATAAAATCAGTAAAAAATAAAGTTTTGGATAAAGCAGATGATGCTATAAATAAAGTTGTCAATATAGATGCAAATGATGTTAATAAAGCTAAAAAAGGTTTAACAGGTGCATTTAGTTCATTAAGGAGTAAATCCGAAAAAATTAATAAAGCGGCTAGCGTTGTTGGAAATGCTGCTGATAAAGTCAAAGATAAAGCTGGTAAATTGACAGGAAAAGCTGCCGAGTTAGCTGATAATCTTAAAACTGTTTTAGGAAATTTCTTTAATAGTAGTGACGTGTTAAAGAAATTTGAAAAAGTTCACAAACAATGTAGAAAGAAATTTTCTTCTGAAGCTGTATCTAAAGCTTTGAAAGAGTTTTCTGAAAAAATATTAGAAAAATTTACTAAAGGCTTAGGCAAAGTAGCTGCCAAAACCATCTCAAAAGTTTCCGCTAAATTAGCATCATATATCGGAACAGCTGGTATAGCAGCAGCCGCATTCTTATGTATAGATTTTATATCAGGATGGTCAAAAGCTGATGTTATAATGCAAGTAGAGAAGCCTACTACTTTAGAGAAACTTGTATCTGCTCTTGTGAATGCATTTGCAGAAACATTTTTCATAACTCTCATTATAGATACAAAAGATTTAGTACAAATGAGTATAAATATGCTTGAAGGGCTAAGTTTCAATTTTGATGATTTAAGAAAACGTCAAAAAGAAGCAGAAGAAGCTTGCGATGCATATAATAGAGAGCATGGTACTAATTATACTGTCGATGAGTATCTTGAAAAAGATAAGATTAGTACTAAAATTAAAAAAGGACTTAAAGCTGCAGGAAAATGGGTAAAAGATAAAGCTAGCGATGCTTGGGATTGGACTAAAAAGAAAGCTAGTAACTTATGGAATGGAGCTAAAAGTTTTCTTGGATTCGGTGATAAGGATGAAGATAATGAGAAAGAAACTAAAGAAAAAGAAGACAAAAAAGAATCATCTAATTCTGAAGGACCTTTCTTTATCAATGTAAAAGGAACAGCTCAAACAGTAACAGAACAATCATCGGCTATTAATCAAGTAGCCGAATCAACTGAAAATATGGCTGATCCTGAAAAATTATTCTATGATGATAAAGGTAATGTTGTCGGTAAAGGTATGGACGAAAATGGAGTCATGATGACTTCATATATACCTCAAGGTGATGCTGAAACATCTGCCGAAGATGCTTATGTTCAGTATAACATGGAACATGGCACAAACTATACTATGGATGAGTATAATACTATAACTCAACAACAGCAAGTTGGGGGAGATGTAACTGGAACTTCACCTGTAAATGGGCTAGTAGGTTCTAAAATTGCTCCAATATCTAAGAATAATTCTGGTATTATTAGTTCTCAGAACACTAGCATGATCATGAAAGCAGCTGTTCAAGTAAATGGAATGATACCTGGAATGATCAAACAATGTAAATCTATGATAGCTAGATTATTTGGTTTACCTGATTCAGAAATGAATAAACAGAATGCTAAAAATGCTGCTATCTATAAGACTAAAGGACCGCAAACATTATTCGGTCAATTGACTTCTATGTGGAAAAATATTGCTGCTAAAGTTAATCCTTTTGCAAATATGCTTCCTAGAACAATGTCTACTGCTATGGAAGGTTTATCTAAATTCTTAGCAGTAAGTATGGGTTATGCTGACCCTACAGACGAAAATGTAGACTTAAGTAGAGTTACTACTGAATCTTATATGGATAAACGTGCTGATATTATAGCTGCTAACTCAGCATTCTATAATATGACCGCAGGTGTATCTGGCTCAAATAGTAATAATGAATCTACTCAGGTTAAAGCTGTAAAATCATCTAAATCTAAAAAGAAATCATCTAAGAAAAAAGGAATTCTTGGAACTGTAGCTGATGGTGCCAAGAGTTTCATTAAAGGTGTAGGAAAACTATTCGGTATTGGTGGTTCAGGTTCAGGTATTAATGATACTGATGCAATTCAAGAACCAAATCCATCAGAAGAATATTTTGTATCTCAAAGATACGGAAACTACGCTAGCAAGTCATTTACTGTTCAGGGAGATAAATCTCGTCAGACTATATCTGATGCTGGTTGTGCTCCTGCAGCTGCGGTAATGGCTGTAAATAAAGCTACTTATAATTCATTACCGTTAAGTATGAATGATGCTATTAAAAATGCTCTTCCTTATAAATTACCTAATGGTGGTGTAACTGCAGATTACTTTGTAGATGAGTTCCAGAGACATAACTTGGGAACTTCATTTATTGCAAGTGAAGACGAAAATAGAAAATCTAACTCTATTAGAGATAGCTTACTTTCTGGAAAGAGAGTTATCTTAATGGGTAAAGATGAAAATAATACTTCTAAAAATAGATCTCCTTTTGGACCTAAAGAGCACTATGTTGTAGCTACAGGTTTGAGTAAGGATAAAAATACGATATATATTAACGACCCTGAAAGACGTAAGCCTAATATCGCTTATAACTTTAAGGACATTATTAAACATACTTCTTTAGGTATAGTTCCTATATCTAGAGGTAAAAAGAAAGCTCCTTCTGCTAATATGAATAAGCTTAAGAAGATTCTTAAGAAATTTAGTGCTAGTGGAAAATATGGTCCTGATACGATTGAATATAAAGTATGGACTGGTTTGAGAGCTGCTGGTTATAGTGAAATAACTGTAGCTGGCACTATGGGTAATATCTATGGAGAATCTGGATTCGATCCTTCTGTTGTAGAAAAAGGAAATGGAATTGGATTCGGATTGATTCAGTGGAGTTTTGGAAGACGAACTGCTATTGAACAATATGCTGCTTCTAAAGGAGCAGACCCTAATACGGCAGAACTTCAAATCGAATGGCTGCTTAAGGAATGCGATCCTAATGATAGCTCATATGCTTGGATGAATAGTAGCACTTCATACGATGGCAAATCTTGGTCATATGATGATTGGAAAAATGCTACTGATATTGAATCTGCTACAAGAGCATTTATGTTCTGTTTCGAAAGACCTGCAAATGCATCTTCTCTCCAGAAGAGAGTTGACGCAGCTAAAGGCTATTATGAAGAATTCACTGGAACTGCTGTACCTGATGGTACTACTAAACCAGGAGAAGGTAAAGAAGATAGCGGAAAGAAATCTGTTATCACTGCATTATTAGAGGCTTTTGATAAACTTGGAGCTGCATTTGGATTGACTGATGGAGGTGATGAAGGAAGTACTGGAGAAGAAGGTAGTTCTTCAGGATCAACTACAGTTGATATAAATGGTATAACAGGTAACGTGTCATCAAATCCTCAACATGCACAAAAACAAAAAGAATTAGTTGCTAAAATGAAGAGTGTGGAAGGAAAACTTGCATATTCTCAAAGTCAAAGAGACCCTGAAACAGGTTCTGGAGACTGTTCTTCAACTGTTCAATGGGCATATAAAAACGTACTTGGTGTAGATGTAGGTAGCTGGACAGGAGCACAAGAAGACAGTCCAAACACTTATGTTGTAGCTAACAACGTTAATGACCCTAGCAAATTACAGTTAGGTGATATCATCTTATATAGAAAAAATGGAAATTCATCTCATGTTGAAATGGATTATTCTACTGATCAGATGATAGGCCATGGTGGTGGTTCTGATGGAACTAAACCTGGACCGACAATCAAACCGCTCATGCAGAATATGGGATCTCAGAGTGTAGCAATGGTTAAGAGATGGACTGGTTTCCAAGGATCTGGTTCAGGACTTACATTTGTATCTCAGAATGATTCTAATTATGCTAATAAATCTATAGGAAATGAAAAAGTTTCCGCAGCAGGATGTGCTCCTGCAGTTGCTACAATGGCTGTAAATTCAGTGTCAGGAAATACTCTTGATATGAATAAAGCTATAAGATTAGCATCACAATATAAATCTCCTACTGGAGGTGTAACTGCAGATTACTTTGTAGATGAGTTTGATAGACATGGTTTAATGCCGGCTTTTATGGATGGTAAAGATAATGATGTTATTATGAATCATCTTGCTAATGGTAATCCTGTTATATTGATGGGTCAAGATCCAACAAACAGATCAAAAACTAGATCTCCATTTGGTCCTACTAATCACTATGTACTTGCTACTGGTATTAGTAAAGATCGAAGGACTATCTATGTCAATGACCCAGAATCTAAGAAATCTAAATTAAGATACTCTAAAGACATACTGAAACATACAACCTTTGGTATCACTCCTGTTAAAGGAAAGATGAAAGGTTCTTCTTCGACTATGTCTAAATTAAGATCTAGATTAAAACTTATGGCCGGTAAAGCTAATGAAACTATATTATATTCAGGAGATTCTCGTACAGAAGGAATGAAACTTGCTCTTGGTGAGTCTAGTACACTTAAGTTTGTATGTAAACCTGGAACTGGATATAAATGGTTGAAAGATACAGCTGTAGGTAAAATAAAGAGTATTGTAAAAGAAAATCCAAATACGATAGTAATATTTGCATTTGGTGTAAACGATTTACCTAATATCGATTACTATACAAAACTTTATAAAAAGTTTGCTGATGAAATTAAAGCTAATATATGGTATATGTCTGTAAACCCTGTAGATAGCAGTGTTCAAGGTCCATATGATTCAGTAGATAATACTAAGATTGAGACTTTCAATGCCAAATTAAAATCATTTGCTGGAAGTAGATATATCGATACTTACAGTTATCTTCTTACAGATGGATTTACTGCTCCGGATAGTTTACACTACGACAATGATACTTATAAAAAGATTCATGAATATTGCTTAAGTGCAGTTAATGGAACTGCTCCAGAATCAGCCAATGGTTCTACATCTTCAGCAAGTCAAAGTCCTATAACTGCAATATTAGATGCATTTGAACAGTTATCGAATGCATATATGGGTATAGATCCATCAACAACAGGATCTTCTTCTGGAAGTACATCAGGATCTGCATATCCTAAATACGATCTAGATAATAGCCAGAAAGATTTAGCTGCTGGAATTATCGCTGGTGAAACTGGCGGATCAGATCCAGTCGCTGCAGCTCAAGAAGCATCTCAGATGGCTAACTTAAATGAAGTTCAATACGGACGGCAAGCTACTGGTGCCGATTTACGACGCACTCTTACAGGTGGATGGTATGCATCTACAAGTATGGATAACGCTCCTACTGATGTAACTAGAAAAGCTGTAGAAGATGTATTGGTTAATGGTAAACGTACTTTGCCTAGATATGTAACAGAACACGATATGTTCCCATTAGATGCTGCTATTGATGGTCATTGGGGTAACGGAAAAAGCGAAGACAGATCTCAATATAAACAGCACACTACAAAGATTAAACAAAATCCTGGTAGATTTTCTGGCGGAGGAGCAACCTATACATTCTGGGATTTCTTTGGTCAGAATAAAGATGGTGACGTTTCTGGTTACTATGATAAATACTATCAACAATATAAAGATGACATTGCTTGGAGTGCTGGTTCTGGATCAGGAATATCTGATAAAGCTCCTACCTATAACTATGGAAATAAATCTCCTCAGTCAGGTAGCAGTTCTAGAATAGTTTCTGCAAATCAGACAAAACAAGTACAACAATCATCTAACGTAGATAAACTTATAGATGTAGTAATTACATTATTATCTCAAGTAGTAGACAACACAAGTTCTATCAAAGATATTGCTAAATTATTAGTGAATATTATCGATATAAAAGGAACAAGTGGATCTTCTGCAGATAATACAGTTGCATCTGACTTATTAGCTACAAAAACTCTTGCACTTAAAGCTTTAAAAGATTCTGCAAAGAATACTAAAGATCAAGCTTTAGAGAATTTGATTAGAAACGTTGAAGCGATAGCAAGACAATAATAAAATAATTGGTTGAAGAGGTGGTAAAAGACCTCTTCAACCATATATTAATTTAATAGAAAGGAGAGACGTAATTATGCCTAATGAATCTTCTGTTCAGATAGTAATAAATAAAGAAGTTCAGACAACCTCTCAAACAATATTACGTGAAAATGCAGGAACAAGTAGTAGAAATATAGGATATGTAGATCCTAATGTTAAACTTAGAGCTACTTTAGATAGAAATAGTTTTTATTTTATTCCAGAAAAAAAAGGATGGATTATGAAATCTAGGGTTAAACTTATAGAAGATCTAAGTGCAAATTCAACTCAAGAAACTACTGAGGAAAGTCAAGATAAGGTTAGAACTCTTGATCAAGAAACGTTAGATAAAATATCTCAAATGACTCCCGAAGAAAAGAAAGATATTTATATGCAGTATGTGAATAGTGAATATGGAGATACTCAAGATGCGGGTAATGTTGCTGATTCTTTATTAGTAGATAACTTGAGTGGTATTTATGGTATACCATACCAGTTTCCAGAATCAGTGGATCCTAGACCAGATTCCAAATCATTATTTGGTTCTATTTATGCAGAAAGAATTATAACTAGAATGCCGCTTCTAATGATGTCTCCTGGTAAAGTAGATTTTATGTCTAGCTATAAGACAGGAGAAAAGAAAGCGGTATTAGATGTATTATTAAATGACGGTGACGGTGCATCTGATATAAATGACTTTCTTGAAAAACCCGGTAAGTATTATACCTTTGCGTATGATACTGAAAATTATTGGAAGTATGTGAATGCTGCCAATCAGGCTAGTGCTATATATTTAGGTATAGGTGATGTAGAAATAGACGTAAATGGAGTTAAAGCTAAAGCAGCAGATTTTAAGTGGGAGAAAGCATCTAATAATAAATTCGACTCATTATTAGTGTCTAATAAAAGTTATGTATGTTTTTATACTGATGCCGATTCGTCTAAGAGTGAGTCTTTTGGTAACGATACCACTTCATCGCAGTTAGCAGATAAAGTTAACGATTTCTCAAGTATAGCTAAAGAGATTCAGTTCTTAGTTGGAGCTAATACTGGTATAGATATAATGCAAAATCAAAGTGCTATCGATGATGCGTTAACAAATCTTGGTAACGTAGTAGATAAATTTATTGGAGGGTCACAAACAATAAAAGATCTAGGTGAGGATTTTGTTACTATTGCTTCTGGCGGTAAATTGATATTTCCAGAGATATGGTCAGACAGTACATTTTCACAATCATTTGATGTAAAGATTAAATTAAGATGCCCTTGCCCAAATAAAGTAAGTTGGTTTTTAGATATTATAGTTCCTATAAATCATCTAATTGCATTAACAATGCCAAGATCTCCATACGGTAAATCTATTATCAATAAAGACTTTGACCAAGAACCTTCAGTAAATGGATACATGAGTCCATTTTTAGTTAGAGCTTTTTATAAAGGATTATTTAATTGCGATATGGGTATTATAACAGATCTTAGTATAGAAAAAGGTAAGGAAGGTTCGTGGACATTGGATGGACTTCCTAGTGAAGTTGATATATCCATGACAATTAAAGATCTTTATAATGTAATGGCTATGTCTGAATATACTACTGGTAATCAGAGAAAGTCGTTTCTTAATAATACTACATATTTAAATTATCTTGCAAATAGTTGTGGTATATCTATAAATAAGCCAGATTTAGATAGATCTCTGGATTTATGGGCAATGATTCAGAAAAATTATTGGAAAGATAAACTTACAGGTTATACCTGGTGGCAAAAAGCGTCTCAAGGTGGAATGAATAAGCTGTATAATATGTATACTGGAGTTTTTAAAGGTTAATATGTACAAAACACACAAGTATAGGATATACCTATACTTGTGAAGTTTTTGTATTAGGAGGGTTAATATGACAAGAGCACAAAAACAAAAACAGTATGAAATGAAGTATGGAAATATTCCTATAGATTATACAGAAAGATTGAATTGGATGGTAGATTATTATAATCTGTCTCCAGCTAAAATGGACGAAATTTTACTAAAGAGACAAAATGTATTAAATAATTTATTCTATTATGATTATAATGTGATAGAATTATTAGAGGAACCAGAAGGAGCCTCAAGACCAAGAGTTAGAATATTAAAATCTAACTATAACAAATTAGCTATAACTGATCCTATGATACACGTATATGTGCCAGGTGCAGGTGAAGATCATAGGTATATGAGACAATTAGTTAATACTGAACTTATTCAATTAGATGGATTGATATCAACTCCATGTAATATTGAATATAATGTATATCTAAAAACCCCATCAAGTGCAAATGTAGTTGATACTTTCTTATGCGAAATAGGATTGATTAGACCTCCATTTTCTAAACCTGATTGGGACAATATCGCAAAAAAATATTGCGATATGTTTAATTATAATATATGGATGGATGATACTCTAGTAATAGATGGTGCAGTTCATAAATACTACTCTATATTACCAAGAGTTGAAATAAAATTACGGTACTTAAATTGTGTTTATACTAAAAACTTCTATAATGCTATGCTAGCTAGAAAAGGATTTAATAATCCTAATTTACATTATTTAGACAGAAAAGGAGAATTAGTATAATGAATAACAATTTTTTATTAGATTTCTATAAAACCGCTATTGACTTCAGACTCTACTTAAGACATAAGTTCTATCCAAATAATCTATCTCATTTACAAGATAGTATTATGAATTTTATTCCTGGTGTGGTAGATATGGATTATTCTGATTCATATGAATATAAAATAAAGTGTAGAAAAACAAAAAATGATAATGCTGAAGAATATTGTTTTGAGATAGAAGATGCATTGTTACATATGCTTATGCAAACTAATTTTATAAATTATATAATTAGAGATTGCAGTTTGGCAGCTAATCAAAAAGAATCATATAAAAGAGTATATGATGATATTTATATAAATCTTCATATGTCTCCTTATATAAAGACATTATATAATATAAGTATAATGCCAATCAATACATTATCTAGGCTTGTTCTAGTTAATTTTTAAAAAAGAAATTCCCTAAGGCTTCACTGCCTTAGGGAGATTTTTATTTTATGCTTGATAATATTTCATTAAGGTAAGATGTATTCACATCTTTTATTCTCATGGTATTTACCATTTCCATGAAAGTATACATTACCTCTGATGTATCAATGATTTTCTGCATATCAAGTTTTCCATTTTCTTGTGTAAATGATGGTAACAATGTATCTTCTGTAACAATGTTACGGCTCATTCTAAGAACAATACTTTCAAGAATGCCTTTTTTTCTGATCATCAAATTATCCACTTTTCTTCTGTACATAGCAGTGCATTCTTGTTTGATAAGCTTTTCTTTTTCCTCGTCTTTATTTTTAATACCTTCAAGTTTTTTGTTTGTAGCATCGCTTAATTCTTCTAATGTTTCTTTGTCTTTTACATTAGCTTTTACGAATTCTTCTTCAGCTTTAGCTACTCTTGATACGATTTCTTTAGTGACCTGATCACAATCTAAACTTTCAAGTTTGCTGTGGAATGCTTTCATGTCAGAATTAGAAATCTTGAAAGGTGCATCTTTACCTTCAGCTCCATGAAGAACTTTCTGATGTGTAGTCTCAACTACATTAGCTAATTCTGATAATAGCAATGTTTTTGTTTTAAATCTGTTGAGAAGAGAAAATGAAGTTTCCTCTTTTACAAAAGATTCTACTACAGCTCTAGCATTCATAGCTAAAGATTCTGTAATGTTTTCTGGAAGGCATTTTCTGAGTAAATAATTTAAAGACTCAGTAAGCAGAAAATCTTTTGATTCAGAAGTAAATGCATTGAAATCTTTACGTCTCTTATCTGAGGCGTACTGTTGTTCTAATACACGAGTTCTACGCATATTATCTCTTTCCATATTTTCTCTTGCAGCTACAGCACTAGAATTGTTTGGTTGCAGAGTGTAATTACAAGAATTCATAAAACTGTCCATGAATGCATTTCCTCCTTTTTAATGATACCATAATCTTACTTTTATGTTATTGTGCCAGTTTAGGCTAGTTTGATATTTATATCAGGAGTCATATCTAAATCTGTATGTATAGTGAGGAACTCAGGTACCATATTAACGTCTTTAGTTCCAGTTACTACATTATATTCTTGTCTGTAGATATGCTGAACTACAGGTCCATATCCATTGAATCCTAAGAACTCGATATATTCTATAGATTCTCTATATTTATTAGTGATAGTAGTAATCAAGTTAGGAATGTGTAAACTTGAAATATCGTTAAGATCTTCTACAATTTCTTTTATGTCTCTAAGGATATAGTCTTTAGTATTCTTATCTGAGGTCTGAAGTAATTTAACTTCAAAATCCATAGTAAGATTAACTCTATCGATAAGTTTCTTTTCATATCCCCATCTATCCATTGTATATATTCTAGACGGTCCATATGTATTAAAGAATTTAAAATCGATAACAAAATTATCTTCAAGGATATATAAAGCTTTATCAATATAAGCTTTCTTATAATTTATATTTTCAATAAATTCTCTCATATTCTCTTCCGAGTTTACATAAGATCTCCTGATACATGGAACTCTCATAATATGGAATCCATCATGATCAGTATATTCTCCTTCTACTTTAATATCATATACCTGAGATGATATTATCTCGGAATAATTCTCATAGAATTTAAGACCGTCATTTACTGTATACATATTACATACAGTATATTTGTCAAGACCTGGCACTATACCATCCAAATCATGTCTTCCAAATACACCAAATTCATCATCTAATTGTGCGCACACATAAATCTTTACACCTACATGAGGAGTGAGTAACATAGTTTCTGTTTCTTCTGTACTATTAGCTCTTGTGAGCCCGTGCATGTAAATTTTATTATCATCGCTAAGAATATCCTCAGTAGTTAACTCGGCTTTAAATTTATATGAACTATTTCCAGATCCATATAAACCATTGAACTCTGCTTCACAGTAAGCATATGGAGCGTTATCTTTACCATCGTTAAAGAAAACAATAAATACTTTTAATTTATTTTCTTTTACCTGATTATTTTCATCTAATATAATCAATTGCTCTCCGTTTTCAATATTTGGAGATATAGCAAATTCTAAGAAATATGAATTTGGATTTGTAAGATATTGTCTATACCAATGAACGTTAGTACAAATAAACTGTATTGTAGCATTGGTATTTACATAAGTAAAATCCAATTGATTCATAGTATTTACTAATGTAAGATAATACGATACATATAACGGATCCCCTGTAACTACAAGCATAAATGGGCACGTATACAGGAAATTTGTTTTATCCTCAGCTTCAAGTTTATCTAATTCTTCAGCATTGGAATCTGTTCTTTTTATAACTCTAGCTTTATTCTTATCAAAATCATCATATAAAATATAACAACCTGGTTTAAGAACATGCTTTCTATTATCATGAGTATCAAAATCTTCAACCCTGCAATCAATATCAAATGTATTTGTAGGGATGACATTATTATACCCATCTTTTAATACCATATACGCAAAATATGATCTTTCAAATTGATTATCTACTCTTTTTTGGATAATCAATCTATTTTCATCAGTATTAAGCATATTAAAATAATTTTCAAGATCTTGCCAGCAAGTAATACTTCCTCTTGATAATGCTTCTTTAGGAAGCATTTTTCTCAACTCATCTACCGATTTTCTATCTAATCCTCCATGAGAATCAGATGCAAACTGAAGAGTAGTTAATAATCGTTTGTAATTATAATTATTGGATCCTATTACCGGGAACACGTCTTTAGTATATTCAAAGTTTCCTTCAGACCCTCTTGTAGTTTTAATTCTAATCTCTATCTTTGCATTGATTTTTGGCACATACGATAACGAATCAAAACGTACTCTTATATGAGTTGCATCGATGTATGAATAGTAACAGAAATCTTTTAAATTATCTTCTAATCCCATTCCTTCAAATACTGGAGTAAGATATACAACTTCATCTCCTTCTGTTATTCTAACTACAAAGTCTGCTAACTGATCATTGAATTGGAATATAACAGTCTTGTTTTCCACAAGATTATTTGTAATGAGAGTTTTTGTAAATGTATCGTGAGATACTTGCATTAATTCTATATAAAAGAATACCATCCATTTACCGTTATATCTTTGTCTAAATGGAGCTTGAAGATATGGATTTGTAATCTTACTAAGATTATTTTTCCTTTCCATATCATAAAGTGCTGAATATCCATACTCATTGTTTGGGAGGACTGTTCTATTTACTATAACATCATATTCGAGATGATATGGAAAATCCTGAATAGCAAATGGTATTTCTTTGTCAATGATAAATTTATCATTGATCATATATTTATCAAAATCTTCTTCGAATATTCCCAATATAGCACTTATTGTTGCAGGAACTGCATTAATATTTTCTATATTTTGAATAATAGCATGGTTGATTACGTTACGTTCAAACTTAGCTCTTGCTGGAAAAAGCTCATTACCTAATTCTCCTGTTGTTATAGCTGAGTTCTGAAGTATAGTAGCATGGATATCTGCTAGATATCCATATATCCCTAACGCTAACGTGTCAGGACTTTCTTCATCTATATATCGTTCTTCTAGTTCTTGGACAGAATCTACAAGATCGTATATATCTGTATTTAATATATTTTTCATAATTTACCTCCTTTATTGGAACCATTGTAGCTGATAATGATATTTCATACTCTTACTTCCAAACCATGAAGCTCCTCCTGCAGGAACTCTTGCTACAAGTGGATACTTAGCCCAATCTCCATTTACCCTAGCATTAGTTTCCTCTGCAAGTGTTTTATTTGCTTGGCCATATATATGAAGTCTAGTTCGTTGCATTGCATTTTCCCCATATGCATCATATATAATTTTATTAAAATTGACTAATATTCTTGGATCCATATCAAGAACGCAGAATGCTTTAAAATCTACAGAGAAAGTTAATCCTTCTCCATTCTTCAGATCATTAAATGCATCTCTAGGGACACTATTGAAGAATGCACCGCATATATAAGAATAATGTATTATGGTTTGATAATCTTCTCCTACTATAAATCTATATATTCCAAATGCATCATGAAGCTCTTTATTTGCAATATAAGAATTGCAATTATGTTTTGCTTCTCCATATTCTTTAGCTTTATTTAAATTAGGAGGATATATCATTCCTACTGTTTTATATCGTTCGTATTCTTCATATATTTTTAAAAGCATATACACTTCAAGAAATCTTGAATCTTCAAACTCAAGAGAAAAATCAACATTTTCATCTCCTAGCCATGCATCTTTTCTGTATGGAATACTTGTACCGTACATATTTACAGCATTGTCCATTTCAGTTGCAGTAAGAGCTTGAAAATCTATAGTATTCTTAACAGAGTTTGATAAGAGAACCATAAATGGATTTTTAGTAATAGCGTCTTCTTTATCAGTTCCTAATGCTCCGGCACTACTCTGCAATTGTTGAATTACATGAGGATATCTGTTAGCAGCATCTATAAAGAATGGGTTATTAGCTAAAACTGGTTGTAATTTAGTTGTGTCTGGAGTAAATATATGACAATCAGGTTTTGTGAAAAATAAATATTCTTTAGATTGACTTAAATTGTTATATGGATCCATTGCTCCAAATCTATTAAATTTTTCATACCAACATAGATCTTGCCTATTGTAGATAAGATTAGACTTTAATAGATCATTCATATCTTTGGACTCCATATTTATAATGGAACTTGGCGGTTTATGTTTTTGTATATAAGCCACGATATTATCCCTCCTGTCTTATTTAACTTAATATGATGTTTCAGGTATAAATAGAATCGTATTTGTATATTATATAAGTGAAAAGACTTGCTGAGTTAATGAGTGCTATATTAAAATATTTTATGAATCTCCCCAATCCACCTAGATTGGTTCCACTAAATATTAATGCTTAACAATTGAAAGGAGATTGATAGAATATGTTTAATGAAATTTTTACTGCTATCGCACCTATTGCAAAAACTCTTATTGAAGGATATGTATGCTCAGCTATAAATGAAGATTATAGCCCTAAGAAAAATGATAATCCTTTTTCTGGACAATCAATTCAGAGAAGTATAATTAGAAACTATAATACTTTTTCCCAGATGGATCCTGATAGAGAAGAAAATAAAAGCAATCCATCTACGAATATCCAGTATAAAGGAAATATATCTATACCTACTATTCAGCAACAAACAGAAGAAACACCTTATACTCTAGCTATGAAGAAACAGTATAAATATAATTTTTAGCGAGTATAATTAGTAGGAAATAGGGCTTATTACGCAAGTCTTTTATTTTTTGTAAATTTAACATTGATATAATAAATTAAGAAAGGATGGTCAGCACATGCAAAACGCAATTCATGAAACAGTTGTTTCAGATGTATTTGAAATGATTAAAGACGGTATAAATGCTGGTAAAGATGTGATTGATCCTAGAGATAAAAGACTTCTCAGATCATCATCTTTAGCTAAAGCTACAGCTGGTCTTACAGCTGTATTTCCTGTTTGCTGTACAGATACATTACCTATAGAAACTGCTAGTATGGTGGCAAAGGCTATTGAACGAAAAAATGTATCTATGTTGCAAATGGCATTCAGTGCATTTAATATTACTAATGCTACTGATGCGGTTACGCATATGGCTAAATTTCATAAGAATTTAGATATGTCAAAAATGGATTTAGATAAATTCATGGATATGATGGAAAGCCTTGAAGAGTCTACTACTATGATTGAAAGGTCTAAAATTTCTGCAGTGGTAGAAGACTGTAAAAGAAATATTAACTTTGTTTTAGATAATGAAGTCAATCCAACTTCATTATTAGAGTATTCTGAAGTTAATAATTATGGCAGATCTGTAGTTATTCAGGAAGCTCCAAAATATAGAAAAAGCGATGGTAGCTATACATATGGACCGAATGGGTTTGCTGCTAATAAAAGAGATGCTACTGATGATGAACTAAATGATGACGTATACTCAGATAATCCAGATACTAAAGATAACGCTAGATGGGCATATCAGCAAGATAGACGAGAAAAAGATTCAGAAGAAGATAGAGAACTTCAACGCACAAAAAACAACAATGATGCCAGAAAAGCTCTTGGAACTGCATCTGATCAAAAACGTCAGTATTTATCTGCTCAATTATTGCAATCTGATGTAAAGAAAGCTAATGAAATGCAGCCTTCTATGATGATTGTAAATTTTTATGTAAACGATAAAGATAGAGATTTGAACGTAGCGCAACAGGCTGTAGTTGGAGTAAAATCTAAACTTTATGCAATTTCTTCATCTGATATTTTAAATAAGATCATTACAAAGCATATTGATAATGATATTATTCTTAAGCTTGTTAAAGTATCTACTAGAGAAATTTCTTTTATTAAAGATTTCTTATTAGGTATTGATGATGCTAAACTTGATTCTTTATCCAAATCAAGAAAGGGTTCTGGATCAAGAATCTTCAAGGCATTAGAAAGAAGAGCTATTAAAGGAAAAATAAGAAGATCGTTAAGATTAAACAATAGCGCTAAGGCTATTACATCTCTCGTAATTTCATCAGAAGAAGTTGATGAATTGAGAAAATATGAAAATATTGATGTGATGCAGCCTAGAGTTATTTGCCCTATTATGGAAAAACTTAATCTTCTCTATTTTGTAGTTGTAGATGAGACTGCAGAGAGTATTAGTATTATGACTGATGGTGATACTGAATATGAAACATATTCATTTACATCACTTGAAAGAGAAGCTGGCGACGGAGCATACAAAAAAGTCGTAAATCTTATAACAAAAATGTCATAATAAGGAGGTGAAAATAAAATGAACCGAGACTTATATAATCAGTATATTAAAGAATATTTTGATATTGCTGATAGACAAACAAGAAAATGCCTTGTTACGATTAACGAGGCTGATCAGAATCAAGTGTTGGGAAGCTTAGCTTCTAAATTATACGATAGTATAGTAAAGAAAGTTACGGATATTGATTTTGGCCAAATACCTATGTCTAAGGGAGATATTACCAAAATTCCAAATTATATGGATATCATGGAATGTCTTACTACTATTAGAGATATGATGGTAGCTAAAAGACAGAGCACTGCTTCTGCAGATACTATCTTTACTGCTGTCGAGAATCTCAAAAAGTATAAGAGAATATGGGAAAAGGGATACAATATTGAATGTGAAGTTGCAGTTGTATTTTATAACACAATTGCACTTTCTATTGTAAGTGCTACTTCTATTCTTATCTCAGCTACAGTTGAATTTGTAAAAGATCCAGCTAGTGAGATTATTGATTTAGAATTAGCCAAAATTTCCAATTCTAAAACAAAAGACGGATTGTTGTTTAAGAATCTCGAAAGATTCAATACATCTTGTAAGAAAGGCGAAATTGAAAAAACTTTCGATGCTTTATTAAAGGCTCAAAGAGCAGTAAAAGAAAACACAGAATCAGAAATTGTTAAAGAAGATGTATTTACTATTCTTATGACTGGAGCTACAGTAATTGCATTACTTTCAACAATTATTCCAATTCTTCATCAGTTAACCACAGCTTTATATAATTTACGACAATCTGTATCAGAATATCTTGCAGGTGAAGCAGATATTATCAGATTGAATGCAGAGAAAGTTCAATATAATAGAACTAAGACTCCGGAGCAGCGTAAGAAAATTATAAAGAAGCAACATAAAATTGCAGATCATTTTAAGAAATGGTCTAATATGCTTATGGTAAAATCAACCAAAGCTAATGCTGAATCTGAACGACAGATTGCAGAAGATAAAAAACAAAAAGCTAAATTATCTGATGTAACTGATACTATACCTGACTCAGCATCTATATTTTAACACTATTATAATCGCATGATTATAACAAATAAGTAAAATAATTAATAAAAAGGAGGACTAGACATGTCTATGTTTGATGATGTTATGGGATTCGGTCGTACATCTGTTATGGAAAGCATGATGGGTGAATTCGAACCAGAAGTAGAAGAAACAACTCTGGAATCTGTAGCAGCGCTTGATGAAAGTGTTGATCCTATGGATTTCATTTTACAGGTTGCATATGAAAATGAAATGAATATGAAGAACCTGGATATGGCTATTATGGCTGAAGAATATATGTTCCTTCGTGAAAGCAGCCAGGAAATGGTATATGAAGAAACAAAAATGCAAAGCATTATTGATAAATTTAAAGCAGGAGTTAAATGGCTTTGGGAAAATATCCAGAAGTTCTTTAAAACTGTTATGAAGAAAATCGATGATACTTTGAAATTAGATCAGAGATTCCTTGATAAGTATGAGAAAAAAGCTGCTGGTAAAACAGCTATGGTTAAAGGGATTGATGGTTTCGATGTAAATGCCGTTAGCAAAGCTGGCCAGACAATAATTGCAAACATCAGTGCTTTGAGTGGAATGGTTTTCGATGATCTTCAGAATGATAAAACCACAAAATACGACGATGTTCAGGCTCTTATGAAAGAGGTTCTTGGAGAGGCAACTGCAGGAGAAGCTGATACACCTAAAGCTGTTGCGAAAGCAATGCTTAAAGGTGCAAAAAGCGATAAAAAAGAACAACAATTTAAGGCTGATGAAGCTATTAAGTTGTTTAAAGAATCTAAAGTAGCAAAAGCTGAATTAAAATCTTTTTATAATGAAAATAAGAAGACTATTAATGCTCAGATTAAAGCTGCTAAAAAAATGGAAACAGCTGCAAAGAAATTTAAAGTTGTTCCTACAGAGACTTCAAAAGCTATTCACGGAACAGTTAAAGTTCTTAATAAATTAGGATCTTTGATGACGCTGACTAATAGAACTTTTGTTAAACTTATTAATATGGCAAGAGCACAGTACAAAGCAATTATTGTTGCTGCTGCTGCTAAAGAAGTAAAAACAGAATCTACAAGTATTATTGATTCTGTAGAGTTTGGTATGACATTTTAAGCTTATTTAGGCTTGACAAAGTGGATAGGTGCGAGCCACCTATCCACATTAAATATTTATTTTTATAAGGAGGATATCATGAGCAATTTGTTTAATTTTACTCGTATACTTGCAGAAAATTGTTCTCCTGAGATAGTGAATACGTATAGCAAACAAACTTTTCTTTCTTCTGGGTTAAATACGCTTAAAGAGTCAAATTCCGATATTATGGATATTACTAGGTGTTTATATTATTCTATATTGGAAGCAGAATCAAAACAAGATGAAAATGAAAAATTTGCAGAATTTTTCAAAGAATATAAAAATGCTATAAATAAATATATTCTCAAAGCTCAGGAATTAGCATCACAATTTACAATCAATATTGAAAATTTTGCTGATGCTAATAAGGACATCTTAGACAGTCAAGATAATGCAAATATTATGGACACTCAAACATATAAAGGTGTTCAGTATGATAATTTGTTGAACGATGAAGTGCCTGAAATGGAGCCATATAAAATATTTAAAAAAGAATTTGCTTTTATTGGAAAATTATTTCAGGATCTTGGTCCAATTGGAACCGAAGAAGAAAAAGCTCAAATTATCGCAACTGTATGTAATAATTTATCGTCAGAAATTTCTGATGGATGGTTGGATAAATGTATTGAAAAACTTACAGGATGTGAAAAATGCACGAAAGATTCTTTTGCAAAAACTATTTATAGTAGATTTGTAAAAAATCCATCTTGTGATATGGAAGTTGATATAGGATGTGTAAAACAAGCTAAGCTTGATATCATGAACTACATTAACTATATCAATGTGATCAATAAATCTGTAACAGAATTCTGTGACGGTCTAGAGAAAGTTGCAGATGAAGTTGGATCCATGTTTTTTAGAAATCAGGATAACAAACTCCCAATCAAGACCGATGAAGATGGAGTGGAAGATAAAACATACAGAATGAATTCGTATTCATTTAATCAGATGAATATATTCATCTCTACAAAGATATCTCAAATAAATGAGATCTGTAATCTTTATCTCATTGCTATTTCTATTAAAATGGATTGTATAGTTAAATATCTTCAACAGTGTAAGGATATTATCAATACAGCAGCGTCCGGAGTTGATAATACACCTAACACTGAAATTGATCCTGGTGATAATGATGACGATAATAATAATGTTGTGGATTCTGATGATATTGATGATCCAGAATTACAAGATTATTACATTAATAATGAACCAGATTCAGACAGTGAGGAAGATAAAACTGTTATTGAAAAAGATGAATCAGAACAAGAAATTGAACAAGAGTTTTATCTTTTTGAAGCAGAATTATTTCAAAAGACAAGATCTATTGAAGATATGATAATGAAACAATCTTTATTGGAATCTATCACTGAAGATGTTGCTGGAGGAAATACAGCCGCTAATATCAACGAGAAGAAAAAATCTGTTCAAGCTATTATCCAAAATATAGCTCAACAGATTACAAATATGGTACAGAAATTTGTTAGTTCTTTTACTAAGAATTACGAGTACCAGATAAACTTTATTCAGAAGAATAAAGAAAAAATAATGTCAGCTAAGATACCAGATAAATGGACTATTCAGAAAATTGATATTAAAGTCTTAGATCAATTTAATTTAGTTCCATTTTTAGAAGGGGATGCTGAATTATTAAAAGATAAAAGTAAATATCTTTCTCAGAAATATGGATCTATTTTAGCACCTTCAGATGGTAATGAATCTGCTAAAGATAGATTAATGAAGAAAATCTATCAGGAAAACGAATCAAAATATACAAATACTGATAGAAATGAAGGTTTTACTTTTGTTACCGCGGGATATAAGAAAGCTATAGCTAATCTTGAAAAAGCAAGAAATTCATTAGATAAAACAGTAACATCTACAAAAAATATTGTAGCAAAAGAAAACTCTCTAGAGGGTACTATGCTTACATATTTTTCAGAAGATACAAGCGATGTTAAAGATGTTGAGAAAGAAGATTCAAAATCTGATTCTGTTAAACAGTATTTCTCAATAAGCTCTGAAGTTATTGTCGCTGTAATGAATGCTTATAATATGGCAATGAAAAAACATATTGTATTCTTGCAGAAACTAGCGCAAATCAAAGGAGCTAAAATAGAGCCTAATCCAAATAAAGAAACAGATAATAATTCTTAATAAGGAGGAAATTAATATGTTTAACGATTTTGAAGATGACGTATTATTGGAAGCAATGTTAGATTATGAAGAGAGTTGTACAGCTAAAAAAGAAGAAAGTTGCAAAACGAAAAATGAAGACTGTAAATCTAAATCCGAAGGATGTAAAACTAAAACTGAAGAAGTAGAAGAAATTCTTGACGATGAGGATTATGATGAATTCTAAAAAGAAAAGAGGAGTAGGATTTAATCCTACTCCTCTGTTACTCGTCGCAACCCAAACATTACACTATCTATAAAGTTTTTATCTTGTTGATACATTATTTCTTTTTTATACGATAACACATATCTACCATCAAAATCCCGTGAACCGGAGTAATTTCTTACTTGATATTCTTTGTTTGGGGTAAGTAATGTACTATCTATTTCGTTTTTTGCTATCGTTAGAATCACTGATAAAGATTCTATAGTTGCTTTAGAATTATATATCTTTTCTAGATTATCATTTTGTACACGTTCTATAATAACCTTTTCCGATATATCTGGAGTATCCGGAATTTTTAATTCCTCTTTAATTGTATTTCCTAGTGTATCTACACCTAGAATGGAATTATATTGCTTATTTGTAGTTCTATCTATCTTTATAGAAGTATCCTTAGCATTTACATAAATAATGTATGCGTGGTTCTTTCTATCGATTTCCATAGAACTTACTTTACTTAATCTATCCATAGGATCTCTTATGGATATAATTATTGTATTGAAGTTATTATTAGCAGTATTAACAGGTTTACCTTTCATGCTTAATAGATAAGTAGCTGCAAAATCTCTAAAGAATCTATATCCGGATTTATATAAACAATAATTATTGTTTATATATTGTATAAGATTTGTTATACTTGTTATAGGTGGTATTATAAACTGATCTATATGAACAGTGCTATCTAAAGGTTCAATACACATTGGCATATGGCTAGTGTATTTATGTATTATAGATAAAGGATCAGTATCTTTTACCACATCGTTTATAAACTTTTTGTTATCGTTAATAAGTCTTAAACTTAATATGCTTATATAACCTTCAAGATAAGAATCGGCATTATCGTTATCAGCCATAGCTTTACCTGAGACTACCTGCTCTAATGTTTCATCGTAATTTGGATCAGAAGACATTACATATGTAAAATTATCTTCTATATATGGTTCATTAATAATACTATTTCCAAGTTCGTCGAATTTGTATAATCTAAAACTCAAAGTTGCAGTATCTGCATTGAGAACCATTTTATTATATATCGTACTACTGAGTCTTACGTTTAAATATAATACAGGCATATTATTTTTATCATAATCATAATTTATCATTATGGATTTTACAGAGCTAGATGGTATTGGATATGATTTGTTTTTAAGTAACAATTCCAATTGAACTGTAAACTTGTACGATGCTATCAAGGATGCCATAGATATTCCTCCTTACAAAAAAATAAATCCACTAAAGAGTTTAAACTCTTTAGTGGAATGTTTTGGTTATAGCGCATTAAGGTCCAATGGGCAATCTTTGAAATATTGCTCATTAATTCGTTTCATACCGTCCGCATCATATAAGTTAACTATACCTTTGTACAGTTTAGCTTCTGGCATATTTTCATACCCAGCATACTGCAAGAATACAGTATCGCAAGCTTTAAATCGAGATATTATTTCAAAAGGATCTTTTGAAAGCTTACCGTTTGCAGATACGAAGATATTCATAAAACTATCTATGTCCCAAGGATATGATGTAGTTGCATTTTTTATATATGCACTGTTTAGATATTTTATCGCAGTTGGTATGTTGAATATACTTTGTAATCCTCTTGATGGCACTCTTGTTAATGCCATTAGTAACGATAATTGGCACGCACTTATATTAACATGATCCGATTTATTGTTAGATATAGCGTTAATATAATCTGTGACTGCTGTTGCAATATTAGATAACGTAGATACATCACCTGTATTGTTCTTCTTAGGTCTTAGCACTAATGTATTAGGTGTAGCACACCCTTGTAATGTAAAAGGATCTTTTGAAATTAATATAGCAGGATTAACATATCCTTCTACAGTTCTTATACCAATAGACTTAGTGACAAAATCTACATCAGTATATTCAAACTGAGCGTTGTGAATATTATTACATAACGCTGCAATGAATTCTACGTTTTGAGTATACAATTTATACATCTCTGTAGATAATATAGGTACTTTAAATCCTGGATAATACATAGATGCTAAAGAGTTTCCTTTAGAACTTATTAGCCAGAATCTAGTCTCGCATCTATATCTAGTTCTAAAGAAATATCTATAGTGAGCTATCATATTAATTATTCCAGAAGTAACTACAAGCGGATTTGTTATAGTAAGGAAACTGTTTTTAGAAGACGCTTTATCTAATCTTCTAAAAATATCCATCACATCCACAAAAATATCTAATGTAGTTGCTGTGGATCCTACAAAGTTTTCATTTATGAGAGGTATCAATCTATCATACTTTGTATAATATCCATATATAACACTAGATACAAGAGTATCTAGATTTGCATAATTATAAGGTGTATTCATTTATATTACCCCTTCCAAATCATAATATTCTTCAGATTCATCATCTTCAATGAATCCTTCAGATATCATTTTATCTAAATCTTTCTTTAAAGACTGATCATTTTCTAAATGATCATACACTCTTGCACAGATATCCATTCTCTTTTCAACAATAGAGTCTGCTATTCTTTTAGCATCTCCATAATCATTGTTTATAAGAACGTTTACCATTTCATTTACACCTTCATCGCTCATAAACGAGCAACCTTTTGACATTCTCTCTCCTTCTTCAGTAGCGTAGTATTTTCTTACATCTACTTTAAAATCTTCTCGATCACCCCATCTAATTTTTCTTAGTGCAGTATAAGTGTTTCCTTTCTCCTCGAGAACATGATCAAAGTTTGGATCTACTTCATATGTGAATGGTTTAGTTGTTCCCATTTTATTTTTCCTCCTATTATTTAAAAAATAATTGAGGGTGAGATTAATCTCACCCTCAAAGTTCTTAATAAGAATCAGTACAGATATTGATTCCGTTTGTGGTATTGAAACCACCAAGCTCGTTACAGAGATCAGAGAATGTTCTCTGGTTAAGTCTGTTAACATTGAACAGCCATTTCTGTTCTGCAGTGTTTGGTACAACATATCCTGTTGGCATTGGGATGATAGGTTTGATTGGAGTTACCTGATAAATAAGCTGCTCTTCTTCCTCTTCATCTGTAAACAATGTATTCAGGATACTGTTGATATCCACATATCTTACAATGTTGTACACAATCTTCTGTGTATTCGGTGTCATGTAAGGTGTGTTTCCCTGAGTCGTAGAAGCTTCTACGACAATACCTTTGTTGTTAAATTCTTTAGCTGATGGTTTTGCTGATAATCCCATAGCTACATTGTACCACAGCATACTTCCAAGAATATCCATGGCTTCTTGTGTAATTTCAGAAGACTTATTCTGAGTAACTGCAACATTATGTCCGATACATGCTGCAACATAGTTTGATTTTCCTGCACCTGCTGCTTCTTTAACCTGATCTGAAATCTGACGGAATGCATATACTGTTTTATCTGTAGGATTCTTCTGCTTACCAAGGGCAAAGTACAGATCAACATGTACTGGATGATTTGGATCCATCATCTGATATCCGTTAGCTGTCTGAGACTGATCAACATATACTCTACAACCTGCATAGTCTGTAAAGATTCTTGACATAAGAGCATTTACATGTTTTGACAGATCATAACTTGTCATTAATGCTGAATCATTTGTCTTCGGGAATTTCGGCTTCTGAGCCAATTTGAAAAATGTTTTCTTGTTTTCGTTTGCCATAATTATGGTCCTCCTTAAAAATAGATTTGTAATATATTACTCTATATAATGTATTGTTCTAGAAGCAATACATTTTTATAGCACTACAATAATATATAATTATATCTCAGATTACTTATATTTATCCTGTCTAAATTTAAGATGAGAATAAGCAAGCTGAGTTGACGGTGAAGCTAATAAGGTATTAAGCTTTTCTACATTCTGCTCTGATTCTGTATTTTCAATAGGTACATGGTACTTACCACATACTGTGTATCCTACTACATATACATTTGAATCTTTGTCAGATACAAGGCAGTATCTTCTTTTAATTTTTGATAGATCGATATCTTTATCGTATTTTAGTACGATAGATTTATCGATAGTCATTGTTAATAATCCAGATAACACTTCGGCTGCTACTGGGGATAAAGTTCCTTCGGAGAAGTTTTCTTTATCTAAATCTGTAGGGATAATATCAAATGCTCTAAGCAAATCATATTCGAAGTTATTCATTTCTAACAACTGATTTAACGATTTACAATACCCGTCTACATCTGATTTGATCTTATATGATTCGGCTATAAATTTATTATTATTAGCCAAATACATACAATGACTGTCAAATAAATCTACAAGAGCCTGATCATACTCTTTAGTATATTTTAATATTTTTAAAATATCGGGAAGCTTATCCCCAATGTAATAAGCTACAGTTTCGTTTACTTCGATTCCATCGCATGCCAAATAATTTTCAAACTGAACATCCGCTGGGCATGTTTCCTGGCTAATTGATATGCCCACATAATCAACACGGTCAGGTGTTAATTGTTTAGCAAACAAGTCTGATACGCATTGCCTACAAATTCCAAATGGAAGTTGCGCTCCTTGATTAATGTCCTTAGTTCTTGTAATTATAGCAGCTACATCTCTAAGACCTTTTCCTATAGAAGCTATATTGAAACTGATATATCCATCTGGAGATAATTTTTGATACTCTTCTGTAAGAGTACCAATTTTTATTTTAACTCTTTCTCCGATATTCTTTCCTTTTGTTGTAACTATAGTACAAATATTTTCATTTTGAACTCTTACGACACGAACTTCTTTGAGTTCATCTTTCCCATCTACTGATACCCATTTATAGTATCTAGTATTCTTAAATATATTCATTTAAGTACACCTCTCTCTTTATATTTTTAATTTTAGGTTATCGCTATAATAATGTATGATCGAATGATCATATACTTTCAATAAAATATAGTGCCGACACCAATCCAAATAGAATACCAACTATAACGTACGCTTTCTTAAAAATCTTACTCCCTTGATGAAATTTAAGACCTGCAAAAATAAATAATATAGTAGGTATAAGATATATAAACCCACAAATTAAATATTCGTTATTCATAAATTTCCCTCCTTATATAAAATTATGAGAGATAGGAGTAATTCCTATCTCTCAGTATTATAATATATTATCTAGTTACACATTGCTTATAAAATTCAGAGAATGTCATACATTCCAAAGATCCCTGATCGATATATTTCTGAATATGAGCAATAACTTTTTCAAATGATACTTTTGTTGCAGATAAATCATCACCATATTTAGTAACGTTATCTGTATATATACATAATACTTGTCCTGTTTCTACAATTTCATCTATTTTAACACATACCGCATCAGCACCTTTTCCTGGAGCATTACTTAATAGATGCATAGGGATGGCAAAATCATTTTCAGAGAAGAATGAGCAATATGCATCCGCTGTAACTTTAGCAATTTTAAATCCTAGTTCTCTAAGAATCGGTTCTGTAATAGGTCTAAGATTTCCAAATGGTGCTGCATATGATACTACATCAGATGTAAGATTGTCATAGAACCATTGACGTGTATCTTTTACAGCCATGTATTGCTCTCTTGGATTGTCATCTTCAATCATGATTTCCTTATTAGGGTTACATCCATAGTTACCCAGATCCCATTTATATTTATAATGAAGCATAGCCACTTTTTCCATATAAGACTTTGTTAAAGTCTGTTTGTTATTTGCAAATACTGTAGCAGGAATACCTCTTGTATATAAATATGGGAATTGATAATCAAATGCAGTATCATAGAAATTATCAAATGCAAATAATACCACTGGTTTCATTTTTTGATCTATAATTACAGAATTCATCCAGAAATATTTACCGTTAGTAAATTCGCTAGTATATACTCTGAAATTAATCTGAGTGATATTTCCAAGATTAGGATTTCCGTGAGGTAAGAAATCTGCAATCTTAATCTTTATAGTATTCCAACCTTGCACAAATGAATTCTTTCCTATATTGAAATAATAATAATTAGTTGCAGGATTAGCTACCATACTGTCACTAGACAGCATTACCTTCAATCCATCCTCCTCGCTAAATCTTTCGGAAAGATCTTTATCTATATATAATTGGAAACTTATTGTTCTAGCATCTTGAAGATTTAGTACATCTTCTAATATCATAGAAAATCTTGGTTGATCATCTTCATTATAATCCATGATATTTACTTTTATACTAGGTTTATGATTTCTCATCATATGCTTATCTACTGACAATTTGCACATTTCTGGGCTATTGTTATAATACGTATCTTCGGAATAAATATATTTTCCGGGATTCGTAATCAATCCGCAATAGTCTTCCGGGTCAGATACATATTTTTTAAGATTCTCTATTTCTTCTTTAATCTTAGTACCTGTGAATGAAGTGTCTACCGATACTACTTTGATAGTGCTTTCTGATCTACTAAGAATACACCTATTTAAAGTAAGTTCTTTAGCTATTACTTGATTCTTAGGTATCGAATAGGTAGTGTCACAATATTGATAAAATTTAGAAAGAGATCCGTCTTCTGAAATCATCATTTCATTTATAGTTACCCACATACCATCTACTATAGTAGAGACATTTGGTAATATTTGGAATGCTTTAATAGGTTTATTCACATTAATCCTAAATATATTAGAATATGAATAATTAACAGTAGTTACAGAATTATCGTTATGGATTAATTTAAGTACAGTTCCTTCTTTAACAAAGTTATCAGAGAACTCGGCTTTTCCGTATAGTACATATTCTCCTGCAGGAAGAACATTTCCTATAGGAATGCTGAAAGCATTTTGAGCTTTCGTGTATACAAATTTTAATCCATTTTTATTTACTTTAGTTACTTGAGAATAGCCAGTATCTCCATAAGTATACTTATTCTTTCCTTTCACATAAAGAGTAGTGTCTTTAGGATATGATGGGCAAGATATAGTAACTTTAGATTCTTCTATATCTGATAAATTTACAGTCATCCCTGAATGTTCTACTACAGGAAATTGAATATATTTCTTTTCTAAATCTTTTTGATCCCCTGCTAATCTATCTGATAAAGTTTCATATTTACCCCTTGCGGCTACAAGCTCAGAGTCTTTTCCTGATCCTGTAGATCCTACTATATTTTTTACTTGTTGTTCAAGATTATCAAATTCTTTTCTTGAAGGTAAAGTTGATATATGTATTTCCAAACCATTTACAATATCTTGAACTTGTAAAGATGAATAAAATTTATAAGAAGATGGTTCCATGCCATCTCCGTTAAAAGCTCTTTTTAATTCTTTAACGGTAGTTCGTTTTGTATCTATATCATCTTCTACAATCATTAAATCTGAATCAGCAATATCTGTTCTTTCTAACATTTCAGCTATTCTGATAGTTGTTCTTGAAGACATAAAAATATCTCTCCTTTCTTATACTAATTTAATATGATGTTTTGGTTAGCCAAAAATAGAAAAAAAATAAATAGAGAGAAGTTTAAACTTCTCTCTATGATAATACAGTGCATCTGCTTAAGCAGATGCACTAGCTGTTTTCTTAGTTGTCTTGGAAGTTGTCTGTTTCGGAGATGGCGCTACAGGTGTCTGTCCTGAATTAGGAGTAGCATTTTCCATAGTAAATGGTTTTGCACAAACCCTGTTTCTATATTCAGCCAATAACTTAATGACAGCACTAACAGAATCTTCTGTGCAATCAGCCAGAATTGCAATTTCTGAAATTGACTTATCGTCCTTGTTTGTGTCGTAAATATTTGCAATACTCATAATACACCCTGCATCTTTGGCCGAGTATTCTTTTTCTTTGAGGAAATTCATAACAGAATAAGCTTCTAAAACATCTTTGATGCGTTCAGGCGTATAAAGTGAAAGATTTAATTTTTCTGAAATTGTTTCCGGGTTGGAATGCTGCAGATTTTTATCAATGATTTTTTTCATCATTGTAGGATATACAGATCCATGTTTATATCCAATTGCTTTTAAATATTCTGCGTCATCTGAATCAAGATTGATTAATACCGGGCCATTTGAATCTGAGTCACCCTGACAAAATCCCATCAATGAAACCTCAGCTACAACCTCATCTCTTAAATTTCTTAAAAAATCGAACATAATAATTTCCTCCTTAAATTTGATATATTTGTTTGAATATGTTCTTGTATCACTGTTATAATATACTATTGAAAAGGTATACTTTTACACAGTAAAATCTAATACCTTTTCATTGTAATCAGGATCGCGATCAGACAACCAGCATGTTTTATTGATTCCTCTAAATCCCTCTATATTTGCGGAATTAATTTGCTTAATTAATTTTTCGATAACCGGTCTAATATTATCATCATAGGATTCGATATGATCTATATCTAACTCCATCATGAATTCTAATCCTACTCTTAACCTTACATTATTAGGGTTCCTTCTAATAATAGAAATATTAAGATTATCATCTATTTCGATATCATCTGTAGAATTATTCGAGATATATAGATTTACAATTCCTTTATCAAAATTTAAAACTATATAGGAATCTATATAATTTTGATTACCTACAAGCTTGTTATAGATATAATCAGCAACTATAAAGCCACTATATTTTCCGCATTCAATTCTGATATGTTTACTATCAGGATAATCATATTTATCAACACGTATATTAAGGTGTTCCCAGTCACCTACTATTCTTTCACCTGTGATAGTTCCTTCGATAATTAATTCCTCTCCATTGTTAATTTTATACATAATAAAATCCTCCTTATAATAATTAAATATATTTTTTATAAAGTGAAATCTAATTTAGATTTATCAAAATCTGGATCTTTATCACTTTGCCAGCATGTTCTATTAATTCCAGTTAAACCATCTATAGCTGCATAGGTTATTTCATTTGTAAGCTGTTCTATTACTGGTAAAATAGTCTCCTCGTAAGATTTTATCTTAGTCTCTGATAGTTCTAACATGAATTCCAATCCAATTTTAACTCTCACATTATTAGGATTCCTCCTTACAATATTAATATTAAAACTCTCATCGATTTCTATATCATCAGTAGATTGTTCATCTATAGATATTAGTATTCTATATCTATCTATATTAAGACAAATATATCCATCGATATAATTCTGATTGCCAGCTAATTGGAGATATATTTTCTCTCCAACCCTACCCATATTGCCGCATATAATCATAATCTCTTTACGGCCATCAACCCCTAAACTATAAGTTTCACATTGAGTTACGTTCTGTCCATTGTTGTCTGTGAATTTTTTAATACATAATCTTTCACCATCTCTAAATTTAAACATGTTAAGTTCCTCCTTAAAAATAAATTAATTATAACTCTTCAGTATCACTGTTATAATATATAATTAAAAACCGCATACTTACATAAGTATGCGGAATATATATTAAAATACTGGATCTGTTAATACTGATTTATCTTGATCTAAAACCTTAGTCATGCTATATAATGATTGTATAGCTTCATTAGATCCTGTTCTGATATTGCTTCCGGAGAAGTTTATATAATGGGATTTAGATTTGATAAAGTTTCGTAATTCTTTATTAGATTCTTGAATCCAAACCCCTTTAACCCCTACCGAATCACCATCGTAGTCTGCACCCATACCTCCAATAAGAAGATTACAGATATTTAAAGTATCTATAAATTTATTTGAGGTATTGGAGTCTATATCTTTTTCTCTAATTTTAGGATACCATCTATAAAACTTTCCATCTACATAAATAGGTTCAGTATCCTTTATTGTAGATATTCTCGGAATTTGAGGTATCTGATTATATGCTGAGTCAATCGGATATCTGGTAATAAGTACACATTTATCTTCAATAGCTTCATTAGTGGCCATAAATAAAATATCACACCAAGTAAGTCTTCTATTTATTAAAGAAGATTCTCCCGAAGTATCCCCATTTTCATATTGATCTGGGGTTATATTTCTTCCTTTAAATACAAGGCTACATCTATATTCTTTCCCGCCTTCATCTACTGCCTCTGTTGTTACTGGTTCGAATCTGTTAGAAAAACCATATACAAATTTTTTCAGTTCATGTTCTATTCTTTCATCAGAAAAAGTAATTTGCGGATCTTTTACTCTAGCATATACGAGTTTTCCTTTATTGTTTATAACAGGTACTGACGTACCACCACCAAACTCGTTTTCAAAAAAACGTTTAATAGCAAAAACAACAAATGGTTTAAAGTTTACTATTGCAGATGCTAATGGTAGTGCACAATGTTCTGTATCTACCATTAAGTCATCTAGAGTCTCTACTTTAAGTTCAGGTGCAGATAATATAAGTCTAGTACCATAGTCTACAGTTTTAGCTAATGCAGATCCTTGTATGATACCTAACTTACCACTTAAACCAACACCGTCTTCAGGAACATCTGATGTTCCTGTTAAACATTTGTATATACTAAGTAAAGTCTCTTGAACTCTTCCTTTAGTAGCATCTCCTAAAGAGAACCCTAAGTCTTGAGTTTCCTTTAAAGATCTAGCTGATATAAGAAGAGATGCATAGTATTTATTCAACTGACCTACTTCTACTTTACCTTTTCCTGATAATACGTCTCTATAGAATGGAGGTTGAACAAGCATCTTCTTAATAAACATTCTATCTTTATTAGCCATAATAAATGCTATATTATTCTTTCTCTCCATAGAGTCTGTTTGTTTTATTCTTATTTTTTCCATGTTCTTTACAAGGAAATCCAAACCAGTCTCCCCATTTTCAATATCTTCTACAATATATCCATTAGAGTCTAATTTATACCCTTTCAATCCATGTACTATATTCTTTATAGAAGAATCCATTCTTCCCCATAATTTATATACTAATGGATGCAAGTACGTTCCTTGTAAATCTATATATCCCCATATATTTGCACGTTCTTCTCTGGTAATACCGAAGATTTCATTTGACAGTAAACCATCTGATGTAGGAATACCATCACGCACAAAGAATACTGGGTTAGTTATCTCTTTAGCATCGTTCTTTTTTATAAAATCTTCTACATCTGGAAGTTTAACTTTTAGATGTTTTTCTCTAAAAGCTTTCGATGTTTCTGATTCTAGTAAAGTTTCTTTTCTATTAGCCATATATAGTGCACTTTCTATATAAGACATAATACTATCATCATGCATTATATAATCCTCCTTTCAACAATTTACTAGAATGTGGAAAAAATAAATACCTGACAGGAATCCTGTCAGGTATTGTTTATTGTTGTAATTGTATATGTAGTACATTCATATCCAATTCACATGATACGGTATAATTGATACCGTATATAGGAATACTGATATTATTATAAGCAATGCTTGATCTATATGCATCTTCAGGATTATCAAAAGTGATATCAAACGATGCAACTTTTGATATATCTGATATACTTATATTTCCATATCGTTTCATTCCGTTACATAGACAATACATAGCCATAAGATTATCAAAAGCTGATATAATATCTACATCTTGTATATTGTCGATATTGTGTACGAATTCTTCTCTATTCATGATATATAAACCTCCAAATTACATAACACCTTCATCGACCATTGCATCGTTTAATTCTTGAGCTTTTCTCTTTTCCATTTCTTCTTTAGATCTTGATTGTTCATAAGCTATCCTATTTAAAGTGGTCACGTATCCTATATCCATATCTAAGAGGTCAGGCAGCGTTACTGCCTTTCCTCTGAACCATGTAGATATGAATAATAGATTTCTTATTAGACTCCCAGTATTGCGAGCCGATGACGCATAAAAACCAGGTCAGCTGCTGCACTTCTTTCTTCTTCGATCTCCTGTTTACAATGATCACAACTTACAGCTGGTAAACAGTAGTATACTGAATCAGATTCGTTCATCGCATTGACATGACCCATGATAACACTATACTGGTCGGATTCTAATGTTCTGATAATCTTAGCATACTGAATAACTTTAGCTTTCTGAGTTTTTGTTTCATTGTTAATGAATTCTTTAACTGCAATAGGTCTAAGAACTGGAGAATCCCCCTCCATATCAATACAGTAGATATTAGAGATATATGCACATACTCCGATGATATCGCTGTATTTTCTTGAGAACTCTGCATCGAACATTGTAGGAACGATTACTGTATCATAGATAGAAGGTTCTTTAAATTCGAACACGAACTGATCAGAAACCTGAACTCTATAACCAGCAAATACATTCCCGAAATCAGGATCATCTGCAATATGTCTGAGTTTCTCAATTTCCTCTTTTGCTCCTGGCTTATCACTCTTACACATAGTTTCAAGAGGAATATCATTAGCTACAGTAACCTCATTACATTTAGGGCATGTATAAGGTAAGTAGTTAGCTCCGTTGAAACAAGCTCCATAGATTGCAAACCAAAGATGATCTACATCAAAATAGCTTGTGCATTTTGCCCAAGTATCAAAGGAATCTCCTTTGTTACCGATAATATGATCCCAGATAGTTTTGAATACATCTCTACTTCTAGATCTGTTTTCTACATAAGATTGAAGAACATTAAGTTCTGTTGCTGTAAATGCTTTGACAGATACAGGTCTCTTTGATCTTGGCAAAGCCCATGTAAAGATTTTCTTATCCATTCTTACAACTTTATTAGTTGCATTTGATACTGTGATAGGTTTGTTTGAAACTGCTACTGCCGAAAGATCGAATTTCTTAGTAACTGGTTTCATTTTCTTAGAAAGCTCAGCTTTAAGCTTAGCGTCAAAGTCTTCTGTAGGAGCTTCAACATCTCCTTCAAGAGCAGCAAGGTCTTTATCTTCATCTGATAATTCTGGAATGTTTCGCTCTTTTGTTTTGTCAGGAACCGGAATATATTTAGGTGGTTCTGGTTTTAATTCTTCCTGAATTGTTTGAGCAGCTATTGTAGGTTTAGCTGCTTCTGCAGTTTCAGGTTTATGTGCTGGTACCGCAATATGTTCATCTGCCATATCGTCATCTAACTCCCTTTCAAGTTCATCTAATTCTGATGATTGCTGAACAGGCACATTTTCTTTTGCTGGAGCTGCCATCTCAACAACCTTTGTATTCTTATCTTCAAATTTATCTCCAGATCCATCGTGGAGAATTTCTGTAATATGCTGCTGATTCAGTTCTTCTCTTAATTCTTCTTCAGAGATCTGTCCTCCGTATTGATCGATAAGTTCATTGAACTGCTCAACTTCTTCTCTACGAGATTCCATTTGTTTGTCAAATTCCATTAATGCTCTGTCTTTATCATTAGGTTTAAGCTGTTTTTCTTCTTTCTTAAACCCATTAGCTGCTGGATCAAATTCTTTCATACCATTACCAAAATCTCTTTGTTCATGGCCGTCGATATTCTTAGCAGGTGCATCGACATTCCCTGATTTTAATTGAGAAATATCAATAGTATTGTTTGCCATAAGTATTTCCTCCTTAATGAATTACATTGTATCTATAAGCTCTTTTAAAGTTATAGTATTATCTTCTTGTTCTACTGTTACATATTTATATGTGTCGTCATTGATGGTTATTTGCATATGTAGCTCTTTATCTTGCACATCCATCACAATTCCTATCTTTTGATATGGAAACAAAAATCTATTCAGCTGATCATAAATATCTTTCTTAAGATCAGCAAGTCTGTCAGGAAACATATATCTGTATTTTGATACTAACCCTACTCCCATATCAGGTCTCATTGGATCAGTTCCAGGTTCTAATAATAATAACCTCACCATAAGAATACCTATAGCTTTTTTACCGTACGATATTTCAGGTTGTTTAAAGTCATTAGTAGACATATTATATTCTCTAAATATACCAGACATTACTTATCACCTCCAAAATTAATAGAATGTGACAAAAAATAAACAAGATTGGCTAAATACCAATCTTGTTCTTTTTTCTACCATTCGATGGATATGCAATGCTTTCTTAATCTATTTTTTCTTCTTATCAATTCTATTTTACTTAATATAGGAAGCTTTACATTTATAAGAATCCATGATAATGATTCATATGACCATGAATAACCTATTGTATTAGCAGCATATTCGTCAGCTGCATTTTCTGCATCAACATATCGTAAAAAACCTAGTAATCGTTTTGTTCTATTGGATCTGTTCATCATATTTAAATTATCATTATTTTTAAAATGACCAATTTCATGCAGTAAAAAGAACTTTTGAACATAAGAAGGAGCTTCTTCGTATATAGTATCTACAATTATAGCATTAGATCCATTATCTAAATTAGCAAATCCTGCTACTATAGTATTGTATTTGTGTATATATTCACCACGATGTACTACATATATATCGATATCATCTACAGTTTGAATATCAGATTCTTTCAATTCTAAATAATCTGGTATTTTAACCTTTCTATCTCTTTTTATAATTTCTTTAGAATCATATAAATAATCTTGCATTGTATCAATCCTTTCTCTTTTGATATATCATTCAATATAATAATATACCAATATTTAGATAAACATTTACAAAAATATAAACTATAAAGTAATCATTAAAAATAATATAATGATCAGCGCTTAATTAGTTATTATTATATTAATTTCTATCTTAATAAAAGATTGTACATATATAGTATTGATTTTGAGTATAATATGACTGTTAAGTAAAAACAACCAATATCCCTCTAGGCTAAGCCTAGAGGGATATCTTTTGTTTATTTATAACAAAGAGATGTTATTGTGTTTTTTCCAGCTGTGCGATCAGGATTCAATCCGTGGTCTGATTGATAATTTCCTATAGCAGCATCACATCCATATCCTATATGTCCTGGATGTTCTACCCCTTTAGGGTCATATCCATGAATATATAATGCAACTTGGACAAATGTAGCTAACCATTGAGTCTCTCCGAACTTAACATAATGATTTCCAAGAGCTGCTTTTGTTTTCGGACCAAAACTTCCATCTACTGTTAGTTTTGCGCCGTAATCTTTATTAAGAGCTACCTGTAAACACATTACAGTTAGTTTTTTTGTGTTAGGTCCAACAATTCCATCTACTGAAAAAGAAGTTCCGCAGAAAGTATTACCTTCAGATTGTCCTTCTTTGATAAGTTTTACTTTATATGATTCTTGATTGGTTGATCCTGTAGGTTTTTTAATTATTAATACTTGTCCTGGATAAATTTTATTAGGATCGACTATTCCATTTTTCTGAGCAATATCATTTACCGTAGTATTGAATCTAGATGCGATTGCTGATAAAGTATCATTAGGTTTTACTGTATATTTTACAGTAGATTCTGTATTTTCAGACGGTTTTCCGCTAAGGATTCTATTTACCTCTTTCTGTACTTTATAGTAGTCATAACCCATGGACTCTATAGCATTTTTTCTAGTATCACCGTTTCCATATACTCCTTTAATTACATCTTCTGCAATTTCTGTTATAGTTTTACTAGGCTGCTGTGGAGGATTAGGTTTAGAACTAGAGTTATCATATTTAGGTTTAGCGTATCCTCTAATATATCCCCAGCCTACAGGAAGACTTCTTCTTTCTACTGCCTCATTTTTATTACCTTCTATGGCAGTAATAGTGTTTCCTGAAACATACTCTACATATCCAATATGATCTGCATATCCATCATTAGCTTGAGTGCTATCTCCCCAGTTATATACAATAACATCACCAGGTTCAGGTCTTATAGTTCCGTCTTCGATCCAAATTCCTTTTTGTTTAAAAATTTTAATATGCTGCTCACAACCACATTCTCTTCCAATAAGATCATGAGCCCCTGCTTTAATAGCTGCTGCAGATACAGTTGCATCGCACCATGCATCTGTGTACTTTACTGCATATCCTCTAGGTAAAGGTAAAATACTATTATACAAATCAATTATTTGCTTAAATTTTCCATTATATTCAGAAAATCCCAACCAGCTCCTCATAACGTTTAATACGTCTTGTGCTGTAGCACCCATATTAAATTCCTCCTTATAATAAGATTTAGATAACTATAAATATAGCCACTGCTATATTTTATTTATATGTCAGATAAAAATAGGTAAGAAACTTTTGTTTCTTACCTAACATTCATGAAATTCATGAATGTTAGGGAGGTATATAAGAGATGGGTGATATCGGATTTTTTAAAATATATA